AGCCTCGGGGTGGACAGCTCTAGGGCCAACGATATCAACGATGTAAGCGATATCCATATCGCCAGGCCGTCGAACTCCCCCGTGCAGCCCCTCCTCCTCCCCATCCGGGGGGAGAAGCGCTTCATCCCCGAGGACCCCCTGGCCCTGATAGGGCAGGCCGACCAGACGGCGGCGGCCTTCGGCTCGGCGCAGTACTCCGACTTCTTCCTGACGGCGGCGAAGCAGGCGTTCACCGACTGGGTCGTGGTACGCATCCCCCACCGTGGGGTGCTTCCCAGCACGGGCAGCCCCAACCCGGCATACACTGCCACCTACAGGTTCCTCGTCAACCCGCAGACCGCCCAGGTATCCAGGAACACCGAGGACTCCCAGGCGTTTGCCCGTGGGGGATGGCAGTTCGGCATCTGGGGCGAGGGCCTGGTCAACATAAGCATGACCGGGCATACCCCCGGCTACTACTGGGCGAAGGGGCTGACGGACGAGTACGCCTACTTCACCGAGTCGTGGAGGAACCTCCAGCAGCTAGTCATAGTCTTCGAGAACAACGGCTACTGGTTCGAGGGCGAGGAGGCCAACGAGGGCCCCCTGGCCCCAGGGTTCACCCGCAGGCGCATAAAGAAGCACCAGGACGTGCAGCTCGTGGTCGCCAACTACATCTGGTACGGGATGTTCGACAGCCTTACCCTTACCCTGGACGCCGAGCACCCCTACCGGGCGGAGTTCAGCCTGTCCTTCCTGGCATGGAAGGAGAGGACCAGGCAAAGCTCCCCCTACAGCCAGTGGGGGATACAGAACAACGTGGAGAGGGGGCACTCGTACGGGGCCAAGTCCTACCCTGCGGAGGAGCAGGCACCCCCGGACGACGCCGGGCAGTTGACGGTGCTGCCGGCCGCTGCCTCCCCCGGCGGCCTGTCCGTCCTCTCCTCCCTCGCCCCCTCGGTCCTGCCCGCAGGGGCGGTCCCCCCTGCGGTGGCCTCCGACCAGGGCGTGCAGTACCTAGTCTCGGGAGGGGGGAGCGCCACGCCCAACCTCGGGCTTCTCAACCCCGTCGAGGTCTTCGCATAGATGGCCAACCAGATAAGGAACATCGCACAGACCGTCCAGGAGAGGGAGATAGTCAAGACCTGCCCGGACGTGGTCGTCTACATAGAGGGCAGGCCGTACCTCGTCAACCCCTATATCAACTCCAAGAGTTCGCAGGACCAGTCCAACGACCTCTATACCATCGTCAACTTCAACGACTACGTGGAGTCGTTCTCCGTGGCCTACGACGTGGACAACCTCGTCCCCTCCGGCAGCTTCAGCCTCAACGTCCCTGCCGCCAAGAAGTACCTGTTCCAGGCACCGGGCGGTGCCAACATCATAGGGAGCATGATGCAGGTGCAGGTGTTCGCCAAGGGGTACTTCCCCGCCCAGAACGGCAACACCCTCTACTACCGTGTCTTCAAGGGCCTCGTCTCCAGCGTCTCCCACACCGACACCGGTACCGCCTTGCAGATAGCCGTCAACTGCGTCGGGGTGCTGCACTTCCTCGACCTGATGTACATAGACCTGGGCCCTGCCCTGCTGACCAACTCCCCCCTGCCCGCCGTCCCCATGAACACCAACCAGTTCATGATGAACCCCTACCAGGCGCTCGCCGACACCTTCCTGCGGGCGGTCACCCCGGCGGGCTTCCAGCTCAACGCCATCCAGCAGGCTGCGCTCGACAGGGGGTCGGACTGGACCGACGCCGTGACGGCAGGGTACATCAACAAGTGGCAGGCCATCCTTACCAACATCATGCGGGACGTCAGGATACTGGGCTACAGCCTCAAGGACTCCGTCTTCAACTACGACGCCGCCGCCCTGAACACCGTCTTCACCAAGCCCTCCGACGATGCGGTAGGGCAGATGGCGGCCTCCATACGCTCCTCCAGGAACAGCCAGGTCCCGAAGAAGTCCGTGGCCGAGCAGGTCGCCGACCAGGACTTCTACGTCACCATAATGAGGCGCTACCTGCCCGACATGCAGGTGGGGCAGATAAACCTGCTGAACGGCAAGATTATATCCCGCCTGGAGCGTATAAGGGCGCTGGTGAACCTCATCTCCTACGAGGGCTACCAGGACTTGGACGGGGCCATCATCTTCAAGCCCCCCTTCTACAACCTGGACGTCACCAACCTGGGGACCGGGGCCAACTCCCCGGGCACGGGAGGCTCGGGGACCCCCGGCGCAACCAGCGCAGCCAGCTACATACGGGAGGACGCCAACCCCTTCGTGGCCTACCTCAGCGAGATTGAGGACGAGAGCGAGACCGAGGACGAGGCCGGCGTCAGGGTGACCCGCATGACCATCCAGCCGGACTGGCTGCCCAACTACCACTTCGGGGCGGCCACCAACATCCTGCCGGTGGCAGAGCATATCGACATCGCCAAGCTGTCCAAGTTCGGCCTGCGTGAGCAGCCTGCCCGCCAGCTCCCGTTCCTGGGGTCCGGGGACGACTTCGCCATGTACACCTATGCCGTGAGCGAGCTTAACCGGGCCAACAGGGGGTACAGGACCTACTCGTTCACCATCCCCCTCCGCCCCGAGATACGCCTCGGCTTCCCGATGTACATCCCCCACAGGGACATGTACGGGTACATAAAGACCGTGAGCATCTCCTACCAGCAGGGCGGGGCGGCCAACATGCGTATCGTCCTGGACACCGTCCGTAAGCGCCCCCTGCTCCCCGGATACTCCAGCATAACAGGCTCGGACGGCACCCAGAGGCAGGTAATCACCTATACCAGCCAGGGCAACCTGGTGATGCAGTGGACCACCGGCTCCCAGAGCCGGGGCAGCACCTCCAACCCCCCCTCCCAGTCCTCCTCCCAGACCTCCCCTGGAACGGCCTCGGGGATGGGCGGCACGGGCACCGAGTCCACCGACCCGATGGTGGACCTCAAGGGCAACCCCACCACCATAAAGCAGCCCCCCGGCACGCCCTTCTACCCCCAGGAGTGGGAGTATATCATGCAGCAGAAGGAGAAGCTGGGGTCCCTCTATGCCACGAGGTTCGACACCACCACCAAGAGCTTCCGCATCCAGAACGATACCACCACCTCGGGCGACACCAAAGTCGGCGGCTCCTCCTCCCCGACCCTCGTCGTCGGGAAGCCCTTCTTCAGCGCAGACAACTGGATGCCCCACGGCATCGACACCTTCTACTTCAAGAAGATTCTGACCTGCCAGCCCTATACCGACGAGAAGGGGTACGAGCTTATCACGCCCTTCCCGTGGGGGAGGTGGATAGACGTCAACACCGCTGTCAGGGAGTCCCGCCTGGGCATACTCTCCGAGACCTCCAACCTCCAGGGGGCGGGCACCGTGCAGGCGATGAACGTCTTCCTCTTCGCAGGGCTGGCCACCCCCACCTCCAACGACATGAGCAGCAACCTCGACAGGGCGCTCAACCAGCAGTTCAAGAGCACCGTCAACGGCCAGCAGGCCTCGGGGTACGACTCCGTGGAGATGGACTCAGTCATAGAGCTTCTCACCCCCAAGCCGGGGGACGTCGGCAACGACACCTCCCTGACCAACATGAGCCAGCCGGACATGCAGAACCAGGTATCGGAACTCAACACCATAGAGAGCCGCCTGGGAGTATTCATCACAGGCGGGACCTCCCTGCCCAACCAGCAGACCTTGAAGGGGGCAGAGACCACGGCCTCCCCCAACCCGCTCCCCCCGCAGGAACAGGGGGAGGGGCAGCAGCAGGGGGCATTCAGCATACCCCTGGAGGAAGGCACGCCGCTAGCAGGATAGCGCCATGGAGCTGAACTACAGGGAACCCGTATCCGCCCACACCAGGGACATGGAGCAGTTCGCCGTCTTCCTGGGGACGGTGATGTCCGTAGACTGGGAGCGGCACGTATGCACCGTAGAGGACCTGCGCACCAGGGTGGTCTACCGTGAAGTAGGCATCCTCCCCGCCTCCCACAGCACCTACGAGTCCACCGACGTGCAGATGCCCGAGGAGGGGTCCACGTGCCTGTGCGTCCCCATCTTCTACGTGGGGGGGCACTCCCAGATAGCCGTCCTTACCTGGACGGTCTCCCATGCCAAGCAGGCCATGGACGCCATAGCCAGGAAGGACTATGACACAATCCCCGGCCTCAACGAGCGCAAGCGGGGCAACTTCAGGAAGGCTTACCCCGGCCAGCGGTCGTCCTCCAGCATGGACGGCTACACGGAGAGGTACAACCCCGGATGGGACAGGTCCTCCCGTGGCCTCGACCGGGAGGCAGTGGACCCCCACCGCCGTACCTGGAGCACCGTCACCTCCAGGCACGTGGACTACTCCGACGCCGGGCCGAGGTTCGAGGGCCCTGCCGTGCGCCCGGACGCTGACGGAGTCTCCCCAACGACCATGCCTGACGGCTCCAGGGAGTATGTCGTCTTCCTCCAGCCGGGGGCCAAGCTATCCGACAGGTACCTGGGCGGCAAGCAGGACGTCCTGCCCTTCACGGAGCGTGTGCTCCGTGTTCAGGAGTTCGCCCTCGACTACCCCCTCCCGCCCGAGGTCATGCAGACCGACCTCCTGGACCACGTCCTCGGTACCACCCAGGACCCGTGGAAGAGGACCACCCTCACCGCCCAGGGGAAGTTCCAGGTGGACAGCGCCACCTACCTGGCGGACCAGGACTTCGACCATCCCACCGACACCTCCAAGCACCCCGTGGGCCCTACCCTGGGCGAGGGGGCCACCCCGGCCCGCAAGGGCTTTGTCGTGGAGCATGCCGAGGGCACCCTCGTGGGCTGGAACAGGTTCGACAAGGGCACCTACGGCAAGGTCCTGAAGCCCGTGCTGTCGGCCCTTACCCATGACGGCAGGTTCGGGGCGGACTTCCAGAGCGGGTACAACCCTGCTGCCGACTCCACGGACCATGCCGAGGCCCGCTTGGCGGCGGCGTGCTACTCTACCCGCTTCCCGAGCGAGTACAACACCACCCGCTGGGAGGTCGCCAAGGAGGGGATGCTGACCTTCGAGGTGGGCAGCACCATCCCCAAGGAGAACGTCAAGTTCAGCCCCCCCTACGAGCACCCGCACGGGGCGGGCAGGAGCGTGGAGGGGCACCTGGTCGGGAGCCTGAAGCTCGTCGTCGGCAAGAACCGGGACGAGGAGGACTCCGTAGACCTCCAGGCGATGGGCCAGACCGTCCTGCGCCTGGGTAGCGACGACGCCAGCCTGCCGGACTCCGGGCGCAAGGTCCTTACCCAGAGCAGGCAGAACAGCGACGCCGTCCAGAAGAGGGCCCTCCAGTACTGGGCCAAGCCCAAGGCGGGGCCGGGGGACGCAGGCGACCTGGAGAACAAGACAGGCATGGAGAGCATCAGCCTGAGGCTGGCCACGGACGGGGCCATAGTAGCCAGGCTGGGGGCACGCAAGGACGGGGTGTCCGTGCAGAGGCGGCACCTGATGAACGGCTACTCGGACGGGCCGGGCAAGCAGTTCGACCCCACCGCCAAGAACTCCCACAGCCCGGGGCGGCCGGCCTATGCGCCGGGGGACCCTACCTACAGGTTCCACGACCTCTCCCGGTCCGGCTCCCCCCAGGGGAGGGGGTTCGTGCCCTACAACGACTGGCTCGGCAACCCCGTCCCCCCCAGCATGGACGCCCACGGGGAGTCGCTCGACCTGCACTTGGTCAGGGACGCCCTGGTGCGCATCGGCAAGAACCCGGCCTCCTGGCAGTCCCTCATGCTGGACCTGGACGGCGGCATAGTGGTGGCGGCCGGCAAGGACAAGCAGGGCAGGTCGCTGACGGGGGCGCTGGACGGCGGCGTCGAGATGACCATCGGCAAGAGCAACGCCAAGAAGGGGCTGCGGCTGGAGGTGAACGGGGACGTGGACCTGATGGTGTACGGTAACTTCCACCAGCACGTGACCGGGGACTACATCCTGGAATGCACCAACTACCGCAAGATAGCCAAGGTGGCCAGCGTCTCGACTGCCCAGACCATACACGAGGTGGCGCTGAGCCTGCATACCACCGAGGCACCCGACATCCAGAACAACGGGATAAGCTACCCGTACCAGGCATCGCCGGACCCGGGCCTGGACCCGCTGCTGGCATAGGAGAACATGGGCGGATTCACGCAAGCACTGAAGAACGCCGAGATTTGGCCCATCAAGGCCAAGAAGAAGGTCCAGAACTGGAACCCCCTGGGGGACAAGACCGTCGAGAGCCTCTACCACAAGAGCATGGAGGACGGGCGGGCGCTGGAGACCAGCATCACGGACGCCAACCACTGGCTCATCCAGAGGCGCAACGGCCTCAACCGGCATATCCAGCAGCTCTTCAACCACATCAAGACCTGCACGGACGGCAAGCTCGACAACCCCTGGCGTGCCATCAAGTACGGCTACGACATCATCAGCTACATGAACCAGATAGCCAAGCTCCAGCAGGAGATTACGGGCCTTATCCAGGCGATGGTCCAGAACGTCGGCATCATCCAGTCCATGGAGCGCAACATCCTCGCCAACATCCAGGCGAACCTGAACGCCATCGCCTCCCTGCTGCACGACATCTGCAACTGGGCGCTCCCCGACCTCCCCGCCATCCCCAACATGTTCGCTGACGGCATATGGCACTGGAACGGGTTCAACTTCTTCCCGCTCTCCTCCTTCGTGCCGCACCTGAGCTTCGACATGAACTTCGCCTTCGGGCAGTGCCAGCTCCATGTCCCCAACGTCAACGTGCTCAGGAACTTCCCCAGCCATGTCTCCGGCTACAACGGCCTGACGTGGGGCACCCCGATATTCGACCCGCCGCTCGGGGGCCTCATCCCCGACACGGGCACCAACCTGAGCGACCCGGCGTTCGTCCAGAGGATGCAGTCCACGACCAACAAGCCCTACTTCACCAGCGACCCGAGCTACCCCTACCCCTTCAACCCGCAGTCCACCTCCTCCGCCACGGGCAGCCCTTCCGGGGCAGGCGGCACGGGCACTGCCGGGATATCCAGCGGCACGGGCGGCACCACGGCCCCCACACCCTCCATGCTGGGCAGCCTGCCCAACCCCAACATGGTCATCTCGGCCTACCGGATGCCTGCCGACACCTACCAGGGCAACATCGTCAGCCTGGTGCCCAGCCTGGGCAGGGACGTGGTCGAGCCTGCGGACCCGGACTACCCTAGCCCCGACCTTGGCACCCGCCAGGCCAACCTGAGGGCCGACCTCCTCCGCTACGTGACGCTGGGGGCGGTCGTGGACAGCGGGTACGACCCCTACCTCACCTCCGCATGGCTGTTCTACGTAGGCGGGGCAAGGGGAGGGAGGCTCGGCCAGTGGATTGCCAACTTCCAGGCGGCCTACCAGCAGTATGTGCAGCCCTCCCTGGACTACCTGGCGGGCAGCCCCATACCCTGGAACAGGGCGCTCCCGGGCACCGTGCTCAATGCCGGGCCGCAGGCAATCCCCCTCGTTACGGCCCTGGCCGGGATGACCCCCCTTGCCCAGGGCACCACGCTATGGAAGCTGTCCTACGTCGAGGCCGCCATACTAGGCTACCCACGCAACACCCGCTGGGACGCCCATGCCGACCTGAACTACACCGGGGGCTTCACGGGCACGGACCTCGACTATGCCTCCGTGGCCATAGACTATACCTCTACCACCACCATAACGCTGGGGGAGGGGGAAGCGGCCTACCCCGTGCAGTGTACCTTCCCCTCGGCGATAGGGAAGGTCCTCCAGCAGGTCATCCCCGTGGCCGACAGGAGGATACAGCTAGACACCTCCTTCCAGAGCGTCCATCCCCAGTGGCGCTATACCTACGACCAGTTCGCCATCGCCGCCCCGGTGGACAGGTTCACCCAGTTCTGGCGGGAGTTCAACGGCAACCTCCAGAGCCTCCTCCTGCTGGACCCCTATGTCGTACAGTTCGTGTGCGCCTACGAGGCGTCCCTGGACTCTGCCATAGACCCGCTCGGCGACCCCTCCGCCTACAACACCGTCAAGACGGACGCCAACAGCCGCAGCCGTGCCTGGACCCCAGGCTCCCCCCTCCTCAAGATTCCGGTCGCCCCAGTGGTCGTGTACTCCAACGCCTCCGCCTCGGTCGACCCGGACAGCAACGGCTGGCCGGGAGGGGTCCTCGACCCGGTCGCCTACCTCGGCAGGCCGGACATCCAGGGGCAGAGCATCCCCGTGCAGATGGCGATGCTGGGGTGCAATGAGGCAGCCTCCAACCTGATGCGGCTCAAGAACACCGTGCAGCAGCAGGCAGCACTTGCCATCAGCACCGTCCAGACCCAGATACAGGGGCTTTCCAACTTCGGCTTCCAGGTGGAGTCCGCCAACGTGACCACCACGGTACCTCCTGGCACGGGGGGGGCGCTCGTCCAGTTCGACCAGGTGGACTTCGACCTGACGGGCTATGTCACCAGCGAGACGACCTACACCATCACAGCGGCAGGGGCATACGCCATCACCGGGCAGCTCATGTGGGGGGCCGGGGAGGCAGGGGTAAGGACGGTCACCGTGTACAATACCTCAGGCTCCCCCCCCGTCACCACGGTCGTGGCCGACGCCTCTACCGACCCCAGCGAGGCAGGGCCGGTATCCCTGCCGTTCAACGCCCAGGTGAACCTTGTCCTGGGGGACGTCCTCACGGTAGTGGCCACCCACAGCCTCCCAACGGCACAGGACATAGAGCCGGGGAGCATCCTGACCTGTGTCATGTACGCCTCCTCCGAGCCTACCCCTCCCGTCCCCCCGTCCCCCTCTACCGGCGGCACGCAGGTCTTCACCGCCGACGCCGACCTGGGGGCGCTCACGGCGGTATACGTGGACCCTGACGGCGGGGTCCTCCCCATAGACCCGACCTCCGTCTCCCAGGGAAGCCCCCCCTTCTCCTCCGACGCCTACCCCTTCGTGGACGGCATCACGCTCAACTCCGCCCCCATGGGAAGCCCCGTCACCGTGGCGGTAGGCTACGGCTCCGTCTTCCAGGTGCCGGGGGCAGGGTTCGTGCAGGGCGGCCTGCTCTATGCCGGGCCGGGGAGCGCCAGCCCCCCTACGGGCGTAGGCACGGTCACCCAGGACTACCAGGGCACCGTCCTCCAGTCCTGCCAGTGGGTAATCGTGGTCGGCCGTGCCCTCGACAGCCAGACTTTCGTCTACGAACCCCATATCCCGAACAGGGTTGTGATGTCATTCTAGGACAAAACTACCGAATCTTGGCGGTTTTCCTCAGGTTTCTGCCCCTAGCCTGGTATTGTAGGGCTAACCGGGCTACCTGGCAGGTATACTATTATAGGGGGAGAATGGACAAATTGGACAGGCTGAGGACTACCGTCGCTGCGCTGGTCTTGTCCGGCACAGCCCTGGTCTCTGCCCAGTCCCCTGTCCAGATAGTGTGGGAGTCCAGGGGGCAGGCGTCATCCTACGGCAAGGAGAGGGCAGGGCACAAGACCTCCAGCGGGGAGGTGTTCAACCCCCGCAAGCTTACCGCTGCCCACCGCACCCTCCCCTTCGGGAGCATTGTCCTGGTGACCAACCTGCGGAACGGCAGGCAGGTCAGGGTAAGGATAAACGACCGTGGGCCGGGGTATCCCGGCCGCATCATCGACGTCTCGACCGCCGCAGCCAGGAGGCTGGGGTTCGACGGGCTTGCGGACGTCGCAATCCAGGTATTATACTACGGGGAGGTAGCCCAGGGCTACAGCTACCTTGCCCTGCTCTGCCGTGCAGGCCAGGGCAGCAGGAGGCCGTGCTCCTCCTACTTTGCCATCCCCGGCCATGAGAGGGAAGCCTATGAGAGTCATAATCCTGCAAGAGGAGCTTTACAGCTATCTGTGCTACGTCGTGGAGCAGTACGCCAGGGGGGGCATAGACCCAAGGGAAGGGCTGTCGCTCTATCATCTGCACAGGTCGGTGAAGGGTACCCCCGAGGTGGACGAGAGCCAGGTAGCTAAGCTGGCCATCGGGGGGGACGGCAACGCCTCCCTGTCGGTAGAGGGAAGGCCCCCGATGGTATGCCCGAAGTGCGGCGGTCAGGAATGGCGGCCCGAGAAGGCACTATGCATCTCGAACCCCACGGGGCGTACTACGGTTGATACCTGCACGAAGTGCGGCTATGCCCTGGGGGGAAGGCAGGAAGACACCCCGCAGGAGCCGCCCTCCCATCCATGACCCCCAACGAAGAGTACATGGCAGAGATGGACCGCATAAAGGCAGAGCGCAAGCGCCTGGACGCCGAGGAGTCCGTGGCCCGCCAGCGCTGGAGGGATGCCAAGGCGAGATGCCAGCACGTATGGGTAGACCAGAGCTACGTAGGCCTGCTCAAGGTCTGCTCCCTGTGCGGGACCTACGGCTAGCCGTGCAGGAACTCGTCCTTCTCCGCCAGCCTCCTCCTTAGCAGCCCGGCGACCTCCTTGCCCCCCATCTTGTCCCACTTCTCGAACTCTGCCGCCGCCTCGGGAATCTTCCCCTGGTCCACCAGCTCAAGCAGGGTCGAGTGCTCGAACCTGTCCGACCCCAGGTTGAAGCAGAAGTCCACCATAGCGTCGTACTCCCCCTGGGTGACCGGCACGGTCACGTAGCGGTCTACCACGGACTCCGCCCAAGCTATGTCCTGCCCCAGCCATGCCTCGGCCTGCTCCCTCGTGCAGGTCATCCCCTGCACGACGCCGCTCCTGTGGCCGTAGCCTATGGCCCACCCGTTCCTGTCCCAGTAGGCCTCTAGCTTCAGCCCCTCGAAGCCCTCGGTGAGGGCTAGCCCCCTCTTGGAGTACCTCATGCCTACCTCACTACGCTCACGGTATGGTCGTCCGACTTCCACATCGCCTCCCTGACCGGGCGGGGCATGACGATGCACCCCTCGGACCCGTGCCCTGGGTCGGCGATGAGGTCCCCGTGGCAGTAGAAGTCCCCCCTCTTGCACATGTCGTTGGCGGGGTCGGGCTTCAGCGGGATGGCGTACGCCCCCACCCTTGAGTGCTCTATGGGGTCCTGCATGTAGTAGGTCCCCCTGGGCAGCGGGCCGCAGTTGTGGACGCACTGCGCATCGGGGTTGTTCACCCACTTGGCGTCCCAGGCGTCCCCGATGTTCCCGCCTGCGTACCCCGTGGCGGCGAGCGTGCCGTCCGGGCGGGTAAGCTTCCCCGTAGACTGCTGGAATGTCCAAGGCATCCTGCCCTCCTATACCGCCACGTCCAGGTAGGCGGTGTCCCTGCCGAAGTCCACGTTCACCACCATGCTGCTGGTAACGTCCTCCGAGCCTGGGTCGTGCGAGTAGATAACGGATATCACCCCGTTGGCGTACGACAGCCCGACCGGGAGGAACCCTATCAGGTAGGTGGCATAGTTGGGGTTCCCCAGGGCGTAGTTGTCCGCCAGCATCAGGCCGTCCTGGAAGAGGAAGGTCATCCACAGCGGCAGGGCGGGGGTGCTCTCGTCTAGTATGGTCATGGACGCCCTCCCGAGCAGCACCAGCCCGTAGGCCGGGAAGGCAGGGGAGGTGCCCCTGTACGGCCCCGGCGTCTCCGTGTACCAGGAGGCGACCGTAGGGGGGGAGTCCTCCGCCCCCGCCGTATAGTGGGAGCCGTTGGCAGCGAACCCCGTATGCCCATTGTCCTCAGGGAAGTAGAAGCTGTCCCCTCCCGACTGCTGGATTAGGGCAGTGGCGGTTATCGGCTGGTTTCCATAGGCGTAGGGCTGGGCTTGTAGGATATACCCCATCTTCAATCCTCTGACTTTGCTCCTACTAATTAGATGCGAAGTCAAGGCGGAGGACTATGTTTGAGTATCCCTCGGTAGTTTCCCGGACGCTCGACCCGGCCGGCAAGAGCCTGCTGACCGTCGTGGCCCTCCACGACCACGAGATTTCCGATGCGGACGTCAACCTTATCCAGGACCTCCAGGGCTACAAGAGGCACCAGGTGCTCAAGGACGGGCCAGCGACCTCCGGCTGCCTGACCTGGAGTCCCTTCGTGTACAACACCTCCATCTCCAGCGTCTTCGTCATCCCCTCTTTTGACGTCCTGTTCAACGGCGAGGAGGTCACGGTCACGGGGTACCTCTCCGCCGACCAGACCCTCAACCAGGTCCTCCTCCCCTCCCCGGTCTCCTGGCCGGGGGTTGACGTGGAGCAGGCTAGGATATACGTCGTCTTCCTGGAGCTTTGGTACCAGGCCCTAGACCCGACCACCGGTGCAGGGTACTACTCCATCACCGACCCCGTGACGGGGGCCATCTCCAACTACTTCTGGCCCTACGGGTGCGTGAGGCCGGACCCCGGCCTCTACGAGTCCATGCCAGACGACTCCGTGGACATATTCGGCACCCTGACCGCAGGCGGGGGCCTCTACACTACCCAGCGTGCCCAGGTACAGTGGAGCCTCAACATCCAGCGTGTCGGCCTGAGTTACGACTTCAAGCGGTACCGCTACGGGCTTGACCCGGTCGGCACCGGCCCCCTCCAGGCGGTCTACGCCCAGGCAAGCCAGGCCTCCCCCATCACGGTGGACGCCTCCTACCAGTTCCAGAACCTCGGGGCCGTCACGGGGGATACCGGGCTGTGGAGGGCAGGCAACGGCAACCCCAACAATGCCCTGGGGACCATGGACGGCTACAGCTACGCCATGCCCGTCGCCGTGGTCTTCCAGCGCAACACCGGCATCTTCAGCCTAGGCTCCAACATCTTCGGGTGCGCCAGCGCCAGGACCTCCAACTCCGGCACGCTCGCCACGGGGGTGTCCGGCCGGTTCGACTCCCGGCTCGCCGACCAGGTGTTCCCAGACGACACGGTGGATACCAGGCAGTCCGTGAGCCTGGACGGGTGGGACTACGGGAAGCTGGCCGGTGAGGGCCTCACGGACCTTATCACCGGCAGCCTCAGGTCCGCCATCGGCCGTGGGCAGCCCCCTGGTATGAACCCCTACGACCTAGGCTCGGCGCTCGACTACTATGTCTCCATAGCCCCGTCCATCGTCGCCAATACCAACACGGTGGGGGCCTTCGACGGGTTTATGAACGGCTTCAGCTCCGACCAGAGGACCTTCTACGTCACCAAGCAGGTCAGCGTCTACGGTACGCCCAGCACGCCCCAGAACCCTGACGGCTCCTCGGGCACGATAGGGAAGTCCGTGGGCACCGTGGGGGCGGCCTGGTCCCAGAACGACGCCTTCACCGTCTGCCTGCCCTCGGCCTCCTCCACCATCTCCGCCTCCGCCGTCATCTCCTCGGCCTTCGTACAGGGGTTCAACACCCCCGTGGGGGGAAGGTCCAGGGTCCCCATAACCCTCCTGTCCGGCCAGGTGCTAGTGCAGGGCCTCAACTCCCGCACCGTCGTGGTGTCCTTCCCGCAGAACCTCTACGGCACGGCCTACGACCCAGGCACCAACAACCTGTACGTCACCCTTGGCATCACCTACCCGGCAGGCAGCAGCGCCAGCCTGGTGAACATACCTGTCGCCATGGACGGAGGCTCCCTGTACGACGGCACCACGGGCAAGACCCTCCCGGTGTACGGCGTCTCCGAGTACGCCATCCAGGCGCAGCAGATATCCTCCCTGGCATACCAGGTATGGGCCTACAACCCGGAGTACTCCAGCGTCCAGTTCGGCACCAGGGTATGGGTCAGGGTGGCAGGCTCCACCGGGGTCCAGCAGACGGTCGTAGGGGGGGTAACCACCACCTTCATAGTCCCTGTCCAGGGCATCAACGGGCAGGTCAACGGCCTCTACGTGGTCGGGGCGTGGGACCTGGCCACCGGCACCTCCTACTCCATCTCCGGCAGGATGATGAGCGGCACCAACTGCATCGTCACCATCCAGGCACCCGTCCCCTCTGCCTCCACGGTGGTCATGTCCTTCATAGCCCAGGACACTGCCCAGGTGGCCTATAACCCGTCTGTCAAGGGGGTTACCCAGGTGGAGGAGACAGTGCTCTTTGGCACCTATGCCAAGACCCCCAGCTCGCCTGCCAACTCCCCCAGCCTGTGGGCCGACAGCAGGGTCGTGGTGGAGTCCGTGTCCTACGACAACGTCTCGGGGGCAAGCACCGTGGTCCTGGCTGGCAACCACTGTATCATCAAGGGGATATCCGGCAACGATGTCGGCAGGCTGGTATGGGTCCAGGACCAGTTCGGCAACCTCAACGCCGTGAACGTGTCCACGGCCAGCTTCAGCAACGGCTACGCCATAGTCGTGGTCCCCCACACCAACCTGGACCCGACCCAGGGCGGCAGCACCTTCCTGTTCGTAGGCTCCATACTCCCGGCCTTCTCCACCGACTCCTCCCTCACGGTGGAGGAGCGCTATGTCCCCTACCAGGGGGAGGGGGTCGAGGGGCACTCCTACGAGGTCCTGTACGCCTCCGACAGCGCCCTTATCACCACCAACGGGACGGGCACCGCACCGGTCATAGGCCTATCGGACGTGTTCCCCTACAACCGCCAGATTCCTATCTCCACCACCCTGCCCTCCCAGGTGGGGTGGTCGGACGCCACGCTTTCCAACACCCCCCTGGCGACCCTGTTCGACTCCAACTTCGTAGCGATGCGGCAGAACAACGTGGAGACGGTCTTCGAGGCACCGCTGCACACCAACGACTTCATCATGCCCGTGAACCGGGACATCAGGAAGCAGGTGCAGCTCCTCCAGGGGGGCAGCGGCGGCAGGGGGTTCGCCAAGGCCCTACCGCACCTGGGGTTCGCCATCGAGCCGCCCGCCCCCAAGACCGTGCTGGGGCAGAACCTACAGTCCACGACCGCCCCCATCGTCCTGTACGTGAACAATGCCAGCGGCAACGACAACAGCAACGGCCTCAGCCGCCTGACCGCCAAGCGCACCATCACCGGGGCCGTGAACTCCCTGCCCCCCGTGCTCAGGCACCCCTGCTCCATCCAGCTCATCACCACCGGGGTCCCCTATGTCATCGCCAACATCTCGTCCTCCCTCCAGATTATAGCCCTGGGGGACGGGACGCTGCGCACCGCCAAGTGGTATGCCCTGGCCAACCTGGCGTTCAGCATCCAGGAGGAGGGCAGGGTGGTAATCACCAGCACGGCGGACGCCACCAGCCCCATCGTCATCGACGGCACGGGCTGGGCGGGGTTCGGGGACGGCCCGACCTCGGCCTTCTTCGTAAACAGCAGCCGGGTGATGTTCAACAACATCCAGTTCCAGGGGTTCGTCAACCCTGCCGTGTACGGCATAGACTCGGACGTCGAGTTCGTGGGCTGCATCTTCCGGGACAACTCCCAGGCAGGCGGGTTCGAGCAGGGGAGCGGCGTGATAATGACAGGAGGGGGCATAACCCTCCCCACGGGGGGCAACGGGTTCGTGCTCTCCCAGTCGGAGCTGACTGCCTCCGGGGTGACGCTGGCAGTGGCCGCCGGGGCATCGCCCGGCTCCTTCTTTACGGCAGAGCGCTCCTCCTGCGTCAACCTGTCCCAGCACCAGATATCCTCGCAGGAGGCTGGCATACTCCCCACTACGGTGGTGGCCTATGCCCAGCTCAACTCCAGCATCGTGGTGGACAAGACCTTCCAGACCGCAGGGGAGGCGGTCCTGACGGCCAACTCGATACTGGCACGCTCCGTGAACATAGACCCGTTCCTAGGAGGCATCAACGCCGACAGCACGTCTGCTGTGGTAACACAGCTATAGGACAAAATCCATGAGCCTACCCCTGCTTCCGGTATCGCCCGCCGTCGCCAACATCGACGAGAACCTTATCCTGACGGTCAACTGGAACCCGCCCACCGTCAACGGCGGGTACACCATGTACGCCGGGTGGAACATCTACCTGTTCATACCCCCGGCTGCGGCCATCCCCCTTACCTACTTTACCACCGGCACCGAGTCCGGGGGCACGCCCAGCAGCCCCAACTTCCAGCAGACGCTCGGGGTCGGGGACTACGCTATCAATATGGAGGCCCTGTCCTCCGACTATACCCAGTACCTCAACAGCCTCCAGTGGGACAGCAACCATACCTTCCCCCCCGTCATCACCAGCAGCCTGGTAAGCTATAGCAGCTCTACCCTCCTCCTGGGTCAGACCCTAACCGTCACCCTGAGCAGCCTCTACGACGGCAGCAATGCCAGCAGTTGGCAGGTCTCCTACCAGGACGGGACCTCCTCCGGCTGGATGCCCCTCAGCAGCCGGACCGTGACCAAGATTTTCAACACGCCGGGGCAGCAGGTCTTGACCGTGCAGGTGCTCAGCGACTTCGGCGGCAACGTCCCGCCCGTCAAGCTGACCCGCTCCTTCTCCTTCAGCGTCTTCGTGGTAAACCAGGTGTACAGCGCCCCGTCCGAGACGTCCATCACCGGGACCCTCGGCGTCGGCGGCGAGCAGGGGTTCGAGATAATCGACAACACCTCCGGCCAGGCGGTCCCCCAGCCCTACGAGGTCATAGCCAAGGGAATCGTGCGTGACATAATGACCAACGAGCTTAAGCTGCTCGTGGCCACCAGCCGCTTCAGCAACGCAAGCTCCCTGCTCGGGACCATGGCCCTGGACGTGTTCCCGCTCAACGGCCGCCCGCAGCTCAACGAGCCTCTCCTCCCGCTCACCGAGGTGACGCCCGGCAACAGCTCCGTCATCCCTGTCACGATAACCACCGTCGCCCTCCCCAGCGACTCCTATATCGGCCAGCCCTGCGAGTACTTCAGGTTCATGCAGGCCACGGGCGGCACGCCGTTCGTGGAGCTTGGCGCACCCCCCAGCACCACCACCACCGACAGCCTCTATATCTGGTCTGCCGAGGGCATGCCCCCCGGCCTGGAGATGAGCAGCGACGGCACCATAAGCGGCATCCCGACCCAGCTCGGCACCTTTACCGTCGTCGTGTCCGCCATGGACATCAGCGTCCCGCCCTTCATTGCAGAGATGACCTACACCAGCCAGTTCGCCTACGTCATCAAGTCCAACCTGACGATAACCACCCCGTCCGTCCCCGACGCCCAGGTCCTCGTCCCCTACAGCAAGCAGCTTGAGAGCACGGGCGGCATAGCCCCCCTCCTGTGGTCCATCGAGGCGGGCACCCTGCCCATCGGCCTCTCCCTCGGACAGGGCACCGGCATGATATCCGGCGTCCCCTGCACCTACAGCATGCAGGATTTCGCCGGCCAGTTCAGCGTCACCGTGCAGGTGCAGGACTCCGTAGGGGCGCTGGCCTCCAGGACCTATACCCTGAGCCTTTTCCCGGCCTCCCTCCAGTTCGGGCCGCTGGACCAGCCGGTCATCTACGCCGGGCAGTCCTACAGGATTGACATCCCCGTGTTCGGCGGCACCCCGCCCTACACCCTTGCCTCCTTCACGGACGACGGCATGGCGGCCCTGGACCCTACAAGCGCCCATGCCCTGATGGGGGGGGTGTTCGAGTTCCAGATTAACGTCGCCAACTCCAACGCCGGGGTACACAGCTTCGCAGTGACGGTGAACGACTCTGCGGCCGGGTCCGCCAACAAGACCTTCTACTACACCGTGGGGCCGCAGGTAAGCTCCATAGAGGTGGTAGAGGCGGCGTTCGACCACCAGTGGGGGACCGGCGACACGACCTCCACGGCCCACGACATAGCAGGGTCCCTCGGCGGGTTCCTCATCAACCAGGGCAACGTGCTTACCGTCTCGGACTTCTCCAGGTCCAGCGGCCTGGCGGTAAAGGTTGTGCCCTCGGGCACCGTGGCCCTGTCCCCGCCGTCGCCCGCCTCCACCCCCCTGGTCGAGGTGGCCGGACCCCCCACCTCCTTCTGCAACTCCGAGGTAAGGGTCAATGTGCCCCTGACCAACGGCACGGCCACGGTGGCCACCATCATACGGGAGTTCGAGCTGCTTACCCACAACAGCGTCTCCGACATGGGAGGGGAGCTAATCTACCCACGCCCGTATATCGTAGGGGATTTCGTCGGCATGTACCCCCCGAGGCCCTACTTCAACTCCCCCGAGGTCAGCACCTTCCCGGCAGGCAGCCCCCCGGTATCCCTTACCTCCAGGGTCCAGGCAGGCTCCTCCCTCCCTCCGGGCCTCTCCCTCGACCAGGTCACGGGGCTGGTGTACGGCAGCCTGCTGGGCATCTTCGGCACCGGGCCGGGGCCGACGCCGCCCTCCCAGTCCGCCAGCATCTCTACCCCCCCGCACATGGGGGCTACCGCCACGGTGGGGGTGCAGTACTACGTGACCAACGGCAATATCCTGATATCCGTCCTGTACACCGGGTACTCGCAGACCGACCCCAACCTGCCCGTCATCAAGAACACCCTGGCAGGGGCAACGGTAGGCTCCCCGTTCGTCCCCAATACGACGGCGGTCGTGGACGTGACGACCAACAGCTTCGTCATGGAGTACAACTACCTCGCTACCGTCGCAGGCACGGACGTCATAAGCCTCGTGCAGGGCGGCACGGTGTTCGACATCGTGGTCATCGTGGTCAGCTCCCCGTCCCTCAGTGCCACCGGGCTTAGCTCCAACACCAGCCTTCCGGCATCGACGGTGAACACTACCGGGGCCACCCTAAACCCGCCGGTCACGGTCACCGGAGGCGTGCCCCCGTATACCTACACCCTGACCACGGACATTGGCCATACTACCCCGAACACCTTCACCATAACCAACAACGGGACCGCCAACGCTGCCCTCAAGGTGCAGAACCCCGCTGTCGGGCCGGGCACTACCCTGTCGTGGAGCGGCAGCATCCAGGTCACGGACTCGGCCGCCGCCACGCAGTTCGTCACGGGGACCTACACGGTCAACGTGATTATCACCACCTCCGCACTCACGGCGACGGGCAGGAACGAGGCGTACAGCAACGCCATAGACGGACTGCCCATAGGGGCCGTGCCCATCCCCGTCACTGTCACCGGAGGGACTGCGCCCTACAGCTACAACCTGGCCATCCCTGCCACGCAGTACTTCGAGGTAGTGAACAACAACAGTGCCTCCGCAGGCATCCTGTTCACCGGAGGCTCGGTCACCGGCAGCTTCAGCACCAATGTGAGCATAACGGTCACCGACGCCGCAGGCGGCGTCGTCTCCGCCGTGGGCAAGATTACGATAATCGTAGCGGTTGCATGGTAGGAGAGGAGAATGAGCAACACGAGCGTCATCGAGTACGTAGACTCCCTGGGGACCGTGCATGGCACTGCCGCCATAAACTGGGACACGCAGGCCAACGCCTTCCCTATGACCGCCAGCCTGCCCTCTGGGACCCTCAACGCCCCCTATAGCGGCACCATCACCTCCCAGACGTCCAACCTCTCCTCTGCCTCCGTCTACCGTGGGCACCTTCCTGCGGGCCTCTCCCTCAGCGCTTCCGGCAGCACCGTCACCGTGTCCGGCACCCCGACCGAGGCCGGGGTATTCGACCTGTGGTTCCAGGCCACCACCTCAGACAGCAAGTCCTCCTTCATTTACAGCAGGCTGGCCATCGCCTATGCCGTGCCCCCCATCATCCTGACCAACATCCTCCCCAGCGTCGTAATCGGGCAGGCCTACTCCGTCGTCTTCGAGGGGTACGGGGGCGTGCCCCCCTACACGTGGTCCAGCGACATAGCCACCAGCTTCCCGGGGGTGGCCCCCTTCCTGAGTTTCACGGGCAACGTCTTCGGCGGCACGGTGACGGACGGCACCCAGGAGGGCAAGAGCGCCAACGTCAGCTTTGCCCTGACGGACGCCAACGGCACCATAGCCACCCGCACGCTGCTCCTCAGCGTCAACAGCTCCCTGGTGATAACGACCACCGTCATCCCCAGGGTAGGCCTGAACGTGGACTACTCCTTCACCCTCCAGGCGGCGGGCGGCGTGCCCCCCTATACCTGGAGCACTGCCGGGCCCCTCCCCACCCCGGCAGTCGGCCATACCTTCGCCCTCAGCTCGGCGGGCGTCCTGGCCGGGTATACGGACGACAACAGCTACGGCACCCATAGCGTGAACTGGACGGTCACGGACTCGACGGCCGCCAGCACTACCAAGCTCCTCCCCCTGTCGGTAGGGCCGCTCTCCGGCATGACCATCGACGCCAGCGGCGTAGGACCGATATACCGTGGCGTGAACTACAACGGCACCCTGGTCGTCGGGGGCACCTATACCACCCCCGTTTCCTGGACGGTCACCGACGACAGCCCCAACCCGCTCCCCTCCGGCCTACAGCTCCAGGCCAGCGTCAGCAACAGTGGCAAGAGCGCCTCCATCATCGGGCTGTATACCGGGGCACCTATCCTCCAGGCGTCCAACTACCAGGTGAAGGTACAGGCCACCGACAGCGCAGGGCACGTCACCTCCGACACTATCGTTCTCTATACCCTGTCCAGCCTGGCGATAACCACCACCTCCCTGCCGAACGGCCAGGTGAACGTGGCCTACAGCCAGCAGCTCGCCGCCACGGGCGGCGGGTCGCCGACCGGGGGAGCGCCCGTGTACGCATGGAGTGCCTCCGATGTCCCAGTAGGCTTCCCGTTCAGCCTGAGCAGCGCAGGCGTCCTCCAGGGCACAAGCACCTCGTCCGGCACCTGGACCTTTACCGCCAACGTGGCCGACAGCCTCGCCGTGCCCGACACTGCCAGCCAGAGCCTCACGGTCACGGTATCCGCCAGCAACCTGGCCATCACCACCACCTCCCCCCTGCCCGGTGCCGTGGCCGGGGTAGCCTACAGCACCACCCTTGCGGCCACCGGGGGCGTCCCCCCCTATACGTGGGGGCTTGTCGCAGGCTCCCTACCCTCCGGGCTTTCCCTGGGGTCGAACGGCATCATAAGCGGGACTACCTCCGCCGTGGGCAGCTACACCATCACCGTCCAGGTGACGGACAGCGTCACCTCTACCGCCCAGAAGCAGTTCACCCTGCCGGTCACCTCCGCCCTTACCCTCCAGACGGGCATAGACTACACGGACGGGTTGAGCACGGGCAGCCTGGGCTACGTGGCGTCCGGCAGCGTGGACTCCATCAGCCCCCGGAGCAACAGGTCGTTCTACCTGGTCGCCCAGGGGCTTATCGCCACCTCCGCCAGCCAGATAACGGTCGGGGCACCCTCCGGCTTCTCGGCCACGGTGGAGTCCGTCTCCAGCGGCACGGCGCTCATCCGCCTCAGCGGCCCCTATGCCTCGGGCAGCCAGGGGAGCAACAGCCAGCTTTGGACCGTAACCGACAACGGCAACCCCTCCTCGCCGGTGCAGGCCTCTATCACGCCCTCCTGGACCGTCTATACGAACGGGGCGCTCCGTACCGCCCCCAGCAGTGGCAGCATACCCTCCTACGGGGTCCCGCTGGCGGAAGGTACCTCGGGCAGCCTGCCCGTCTACAACGACCCGAGCAACCCCGTGTTCAACTTCCAGACCTACAACGGGGCGGCCGTGGACAAGGCCGCCGCCCTCACGGCGGACTTCTCCTTCACCGGGGACAACAGCGCCTACTCCGGCCTGGTCAGCTTCGGCTTCGACGGCACCAACTACAACGTCTCCTATGGCGGGGGGGCGTTCGCCAGCGGGGTGGCCCTGACCAACCTGACCGTCACCGACGACGACATAGCCTGGTACAACGGCACGAACAAGTCCTTCGACACCTACGGCTCGGGCAAGAGCCTCGTCCTGCCGGCCGTCTACCTCCTCCAGACCACCGTGGGGTCCGTCAACCCGACGACCGTCACCATCCCCACCACCAACACGACCGCAGGCAGCACCTATTCCTCCGCCCCCGCCAATGAGACGGAGGCCATCACCACCGACTATGGCAACAGCGGGTGGATTAGCCTCGGCAACCTCAAGAACGGCGGCAGCGACTCCATCAACCTCTACGGGTCCTCGGGCATGACCAACAACATAGGCTACACCCTCAGCCTGACGGGGTGGTCGGGCATCAACGTGCCCAGCAATGCCACCATCACCAGCATCACGGCTACCATCAACTATACCAGGTCTGACTGGGGAAGCAAGCGCAGTGCCATCTACCTGAACGGGGTTACCCTCCTGGGGGTATCGCCGACGCCCCCGTCGCAGTACTTCGGCCCGTCTGACACCGGGCCCTTCGTGGCCACCTTCACCGGCCTCTCCCTTACGCCCGCCCAGGCCAACAGCGGCAACCTCGGGTGCGACTTCTTCTTCCAGTGCAGCCAGGCACCGGGCACCGGGGCAGCTATCATCCTGACCGGCGTCACGCTGACGGTCAACTACACCACCCCGAACTACAACAGCATCACGGTCTCCCTTGCCCGCCCGCTCTCCCCCTACCAGATAGGCACCTCGGGCGGGACGGGCAACACCATCAGCGCCAGCGCCTCGATGACCAACGCCACGGTCGTCTCCACCGTGCCGAACTACGGCAGCGGGACCACGGCAGGATGGCTCACGGGGTGGACGGTCACGGTGTACTTCGCCTCCGGCAGCGGCACCCTCACCTGCCCGCTCACCATGAACGTGACAGGCAGGATTACATACCTGAGCGGCACCGCCATCGTGACGAACAACGTGACGTACCTCAATGCGGTGGTGGCCACCATAACCGCCAACCGCAGCGGGGGGGGTGGGGGCAGCACCCTGTCCATAACCACCGGCACCCTGCCCGATGGCTACCTGGGGCAGGGCTACTATGTGTATGTCTATGCCACGGGGGGCACGGCACCCTACTCCTGGACTGCCAGCAACCTGCCCGCTGGCGTGACGGCCCAGTACTCCAACTCCCTCACCCTGTACCTCAGCGGCACGCTGGTCACGCCGGGGACCTATAGCGTCACCATAAGCATCTCCGACTCCAGCTCCCCCACACAGAGGGCCACCCAGCTCTACACGGTGCAGGTGGGGATGTAGGGGGTAGGAAGGGGGGTTTAGGCCCATCAAGGTAGGCTAGGACATGGCAGGGTACGCATGGAAGTACGCCTATACCGGACCGCCCTTCCACTGGCTGGGGAACTTCTCCCTCAGCCAGTGGAAGGCGTTCAAGCAGTGGGCGAACCTGCGCATCGGCGACGTCAAGGACATCTCCACCCTGCACAGGATAAAGGCAGAGCAGCTCCGTAAGACGGCAGGGGTCCTGGAGAGGTACTACTCCTCCGTGTACCCCCAGGAGCAGGGCACCTACGGGGAGAAGCTTGCCCCGACCTTCCAGAAGGAGGCGTGGAAGCCAGGCGAGTACGGGCACTTCAACTACCCCTCCGGGGACGACCAGCTCCCCATGGTCATGGTAGGGAAGGCCAAGGGGCAGATGAAGGAGATGCTCCAGAGGCACGAGGAGGCCGTGTACTTCATGAACCAGGTCAGGTGCCTTATCGAGAAGCACGAGGACTGGGCGCAGTACGCAAGCGACTTCGCCCAGGGGTCCTCCGGGGTGCCCGGCAACCCGGTAGCGCTGGCCGACATCCTGGCCAAGGTTGACGGCTACTTCTCAAAGCCGGAATACCAGACCGTTCTGGTGGACGACGTCAACAACCTGTACAAGGGCCAGCCGTACGCCCGTGTGCATCCTGCCGACCCGCCTACCCAGTGGGAGCTTGAGCAGGCCAACCACAGCCCCTCGGGCTTCCCTATCGGGATAGTGGACAGGGAGAAGATTGACCCGTGAGCTATGACTTCAACACACGCCCGGCAGCATGCCCCCACGAGATAGCAGGGGAGAGGTATATCGTTGACAAGGTTGATTTTAAGACCCTGCACCTGGCGGCCAACACCTCCCTTAACATGCGTGCCCCCATAAACGGGCAGTCCACGGTCACGGTCAGGGTAGGCGGGGAGCTGGTGCAGGCGGACGACCCGACCTACGGGTATACCATCCTGGCGGACGAGAACCGTATCAGCACCCCCGACCGGTTCTACAAGATTGAGTTCAGGAGGGCGGTAAGGTGGTTCGTGCCGCTCATCGAGGTCGGGTACGTGACCCTCCAGCCGTACTGCCTGAGGTGCAGCGCCCTGGGGAGCCTCAACGACTACAGGGAGTCCTCGGCGGGCAGCCTCGTAAGGGTCACGGACACGGGCAAGCTCGTCCAGCGCTGCCTGAAGTACATCCTGACCTCCAGGTGCTCCTTCTACCCCCAGTTCACCTGCCCTGTCAGGGACTATATCGGCAGCAAGTTCGGGACGGCAGTGACGGAGGAGGACGTGGCCTCGCAGATTATGTCCTCCCTCCAGAGCCTCAAGAACGTACAGGCCGCCCAGAGGACGGTCCAGACCCTAAGCCCGCTGGAGATGCTCAAGGACATCACGGGGATATCCACGTCCATGCCCGACCCGACGGCCCTCAGCGTGTCCTGCTCGGTGACCAGCTACGGCGGGCAGGCGACGCCTCTGCCGGTGAACTTCTCAATATCCTCTACCAGGGAGCTAGTAGGGAACTAAGGACATGCAGCCTCCAAGCATAGGAAGCCCGCTCTCGTTCACAGCGCCGGTCATAATGGTGGGAAGCCCCCCCGTCCAGGTCACCTCCATGTCGGTGGACTCGACCGTCCTGCCCTACGTCGTCCGGGCCGACCAGTCCTACTCCCGCCTGGAGGTCACGGCCTACAGCAGCACCGCCATCAACGGCTCCCCCTCCCCCCCCTCCTCTGGCAGCGTGGTCTTCTCGGGGACGGTAGGCATCGACCTGCCGGGGGGAAGCGCCCTCCTGAGGTTCGTGGCACGCAACTACGACCCGACCCAGATGTCCTGGCCAGGCTCCAGCGCCAGCCCGGTCGTGAACGTCACCCCCCCGGTCGGCTACCGGTTCGTTGACGACAACGGCTACGTGCAGGAGGCCCTGGCCGTCTCCGGACCGACAGGGACCTCCGAGCCTGCCGTCTTCACCCCCTCGGGGGTCGCCTACGACAAGGTGTTCCAGGTCACGGCGGTAAACGTGGCCAGCGACCAGACCACCCTTACCGTCACGGCCGCCAATACCCTCGTCCCAGGGAGCAGGGTAGCCTTCCTCCGCCTCCAGCTCGCCCCCTGGCTGAACGGCACCGTGGTCACGGTCCTGACTGCCTCGGCGACCCAGTTCACGGCCATCCTCCCCACCCCATATGCCTATACCCAGGCCGCAGGCACGGTAGAGTCCGGCATAGCGGGCGTGGTGACCCAGGACAACGGGGTCGTGTGGGGCAACATCGGGTTCTACGAGGTGTCCCCGACCGTCCAGTTCACCGTCATACCCTTCGTCAGCGGCACCAGCGCAGTCATCGGCCCCCCCTCGGGGGTCAACTCCTACAAGTCCCAGGTCGCCTGCCGGATAGAGTGGCTGATGCCCTCCTTCCCCGGCACCATCGGCACCAGGGTCGTGCTCTCTACCGACCCGGCCGGCGTCAACCCCCCCTACGTGCAGTATGGGGACATCGTCCCCACCAGCCAGGTCAGCCGTACCAGCACGGCGGTCCTGAGCAGCGACTCGGTGACCAACTACGACCCCCAGACAGGTGTGCAGGTCGTCACCACCACCAACCAGACGCAGGAGTTCACCTTCAACTACGTGGACATACCGCCCTCTGCGGTGAACAACGCCACGCAGTTCTACGCCATGCTCTCGACGGTGGTGCAGGACCCGAGCACGAGCGCCGTCTTCGAGTCCCAGCAGAACGGCCCCCTGGCCTGCGGGTTCGTAAACCTCTCCCTGGTCAGCCCCACGGACTTCCTCGCCCTCCAGCGCAAGGAGGACATCGCCGGGAGGATGATAAGCTATGTCACCCAGCTATACCCGGACCTCGACCTGTCCCCCCGCTCCGAGGCCAGGGACCTCCTCATAGACCCCGTGTCCATAGAGCTGTCCAACATGAGCGTGAGGGAGTGGTTCGACCGTTGCTCAAGGTCCGTCTCGGCGATAAGCCAGGTGGACGATGCCAACGGGGACGGCATAAGCGATGACTTCAACAGCTCGCCTATCAAGCAGTCGATAGCCCGTGCCTTCGGCCTCAACGCCGCCGACACCCAGTCCCTCATCGACCGCCAGTTCGACGTCCTGGGCGAGGCAGCAGGGCTGACCCGTGGGGGGGCAACCGCCTCCGTTGTCACCCTGACCTTCTATACCTATGTCAAGCCTACCCAGACGAGCACCTTCCCGGTAGGCATCCTCTGCACTACCACCTCCGACTCCGTGACCCCCTCCCTGACCTTTGTCACGACAGGCTCGGCCTCCATTACCCCGAACTCTGCCCCCTCCTTCTACGACCCGGTCGCCGGATGGTGGGCGGTCAGCATCCCGGCATCCTGCCGGACGTCGGGGGCAAGCACCAACGTGGGGGCAGGGACGGTAAACACCATAAGCTCCAGCGCACCCTCCGGCTGGGGGGTCACCAACCTCGTGCCTGCTATCTTCGGTCAGGACGAGGAGATAAACTCCAAGTTCGCCTCCCGCATAGCCGCCAGGGAGGTCACGGGGGTTGACTCCGGCACCAGGGACGGGTACTTCACCGCCGCCATGTCCACGCCCGGCATCGTGGCCACGGAGGTGGTGGCGGCCGGCGACATCGAGATGCTGCGTGACTGGGACCCCATCCGCCAGAAGCACGTCTTCGGCTGCGTGGACATCTACTGCCAGGGGGTATCCTCCTCCCAGAACGACCAGACCGTCGCCTTCGAGTACGGGAACGCCGGGACCCCTGGGCAGCATACCACCTACCTGCCGCTCACCGTCGCCAACGCCTCCGCCACGCTCCTCCGCCTGTATATCGGGCAGCAGACCGAGTGGCCCCTGTACCAGGGCGTGGAGATACTCGTTGCAGGGATTACCAGCTCCTTCTTCCTCGACGTCCTGGAGGCACAGTTCGACAGCGCCAACGGGTACGTAATCCTGGACCCGAACGGCACCCCCTACCACTATGTCGGCAGCGGGGCCACGCTGGCAAGGCTGCCCATGATGAGCAGCGTCTCCCCCCCTGTCACGATGACCAACCTTGCCGCCGTGCTGGGGGCGTCCCAGGCCAATGCCACGTTCACGCTGTGCGCCAGGACGGCCTCCCCCCTCGCATGCACCCCCTCGCAGCAGCCGATAGTGGCGGCCAACTCCGCCATAGGGCCGCAGACCGGCACCGTCCCCACTGCCCTGCTCAAGGTCGTGCGTACCTCCGACTTCCTGCTCTACGGCGGGTCCAACCAGGCAGGGGACGAGGTCCAGGTGTCCTCATCCTACAGCTCCCCGGTCACCAAGACCATCACCGCCAGCCTCTCCCAGCCCGTACCGATAGACACGGGCATGGATGTCCCGGTCGGGTCCTCCTACAACAACGGCAGCGACGTGCTGTGCATCGGCAACGTGCTCTCCGTGCGCTCCCTGGACCTCTCCACCCTCTATGCCTTCGGGCCCACGGGCGACTACAGTATCGTCGTAGCCGGCCCCTACCACTCCTACGCCCTGGCGGCCCAGGCGGTACCCAGGAGAATCCTTACCATAGCCATAGCCAACAATATCCTGACCGTAGGGTGCAGCAACAACCTTGGCCCTGGAGCGCCTGTCACCCTCGACGGGCTTACCAACGCCACGTTCCTGAACGGGCAGACCGTCGCCGTGTCCGCCTCCACCGGCAGCGCCTTCACGGCCTACTACCCCTACCCCGGCACCTACCCCGTGGCCTCCGATACCGGCACCGCCACGGGCAGCGCCATACAGGACGGGCAGCAGGTGGTGGTCGCCTACAACCAGTTCACCGTCTACGAGCGCCTCAGCCTCGCCTCCGGGGAGTCCCAGACCCTGGTCGGGAGCGTGGCCAGCCCCCTCGACAACCAGGGGTTCGTCCACAATACATGGCTCCCGGAGAGCTACGGCAGGACCGACCTCACCCTGGACGGCTGGGGCGGCAACTATACCTACGACGCCCAGGGCAATATCACGGGGCTTGACCTCTCCACCTCTACCGGGCTGGTGGGGGCAGGCACCATGCACGACAGCCGCTACATCAAGGTCACCATCGCCCAGGGAGGGGAGGTGCTGCGGGAGGACGTGGACTTTACCCTCTCCGTTGACCCGGCGTCCGGGTCGGCCTCCATCACCCGGCTCCCCATCCTGGCGGACGGCACCCAGGTCCTCGTGTCCTACTTCTACACCGAGGCCTTCGACGTCGCCACCGAGTTCCCCTCCTTCGTCCCCGTGCTGGCCAGCAAGGTGTCCAAGACCAAGCATGCGGCGGCCGACGTGCTCGTCAAGGCGATGGTCGCCAACCCCGTGGACGTCACCCTGACTGTCACCCTGGAGCAGGGGCAGTCCCCGGACGCCCTCGACCCGAGCATAAGGACTGCCATCGACAGGGCGCTCGACAATGCCTCCGGCACCCTCCACCAGTCCGAGGTAGTCACCCAGGTCCAGGGGGTCACGGGGGTCCAGTCGGTAGGCATACCGCTCATCAAGTGCGCCAAGAGCGACGGCAGCTACGACATCGGGTTCATAATCCCCACGGGCACGGCCTGGACGGCCCTAGGCTCCGACCCGGCCTTTGCCCCCCTCAACCAGGTCAGCGTCAAGGGCAAGGTAGTCAGCTATATACCCGCCAACAGCTTCATCACTGCCCTGCCCGTCCTGCCCGACTCCACCGTCCCGTCCGGCGGCCCCGTGGACGCCTTCGTAGGCTTCCTGTACCAGGGGCAGGCCTACTCCCGTACCGCCTCCATCCAGAGCTTCCTGTCCTCGGCCATCACCCCCCAGAAGTCCTCGGGCGACGGCTCCTTCTACATCGTCGGCACCGACGACCAGATACTCGTCCCAAAGTACGATGGCGTCCACGACTACTCCGTGCCCCTAGGCCCCTCCTATGCCCAGAGGGTCATCATCACCGCCCCCCTGGACGTGGCCACCCCCTCCCTGCGCAGCTACTTCGTAACCTACCAGGTATGGGGGGAAAGCTCGGCGAAGGATATCACGCTGAGCAGCACCGAGTACTTCACTGCGGGCAGGGTGACCGTCAACTATACTGCCTCGGGGGGCTAGGATGGCCTCTAACAACAGCCCGGACCTCCTCTACCAGCAGTCCAGGGAGTCCCTCCTCCTGCTGGAGGACACCCGCCTGTTCTACCTCCTCCAGGCAGTGGCCAACTACTACTCCCCCCGCAACGACCAGCCCCTCTGGGGTACCCTGCTCAGGGCCATAGCCCAGGAGCTTGCCCGCCTGGACTACGACTACCAGTACGGCATAGCCTCCAAGGAGCCTCAGTACCTCACGCCCCCGGACATAAAGCGCAGGTTCGCCCTCCCGCTCTATATCAGCCGCCTCTACCCCTACCCTGCCCAGTTCGACAAGGGGGACTTCACCGGGCCGTACAACAGCCTCAACAACCCGGTGGGCTACAGGGACATGCTGGTGGACCTCCTGAGGGCGTACAACGAGGGGGCCATACCCCAGTCTATCGCCGACGTAATCTATGCCTACACGGGGAAGAGCATCGTGGTCGAGGAGCTTTACAAGGAGATAGGGCAGGGGGTATACGACCAGTCGGACCGGAACGCCATCAGGGTCAGCGTCAACGTCGGGGGCAGCAACCCCCTGGTGGACGTGCAGAACCTAGCCCAGCTCCAGGAGATAGTGCAGAGCCTCTACCAGGCCATCGACTTGGCGAAACCCGCCCATGTCGGCCTGGAGTTCACGACGGTCTTCAGCGAGCAGGAGGACATCAGCCTCAGGATAACCGACACCCTGAGGATAATCATCCAGCAGGTCGAGCTTTCGCCCCTCGACCCGATGTTGTGGATAGCCCCGATATACGACGTCAAGCACCCCAAGACCACCCTGGCGGCATACGGCAGGATGATGAGGCCTACCCTCCCCGAGGCAGAATGGCTCGTGCTACAGTCCGCCCCTGCCGTCTGGGACCCCTCTGTGGCCTACAGCCGTGGGGCGCTTGTCCAGTCCTCCTCCCCCAGCCCGCCCACGGGCGGGTACCAGATGTACCGGGCGCTCAAGAAGACCAGGGGTAACCCGCCGCCCTCCAGCCCCGTGTACTGGAAGCCCCTGCCGTCCCCGTCCGTATGGCAGGCATACTACCCCCTGCCCTATCCCAACCTGGGGACCTATGCCGTGGGCCTGGCAGGCTGGGCTGCCAACGCCGACTTCTATACTGGGCAGTACATCATCGACCCGAACGGCAACCTACAGCTCGCCACGCAGGGCGGTGCCTCGGGGGCGTCCGTGGCCTTCGGCACCCATAAGGGGGACGTGACCAGCGACGGCACCGTGGAGTGGCTGTGCCAGGGCACCAGCCAGCTCAACGACCCGGCCAAGTGGATACAGGTCGTTGACAACACGGGGGCCCCCACGGGCGAGGCCGCCAACTGGGACGTCAACCACCCGATGGGCCTCGTGGCCCCGAGGGACAACCTGGTATGGGAGGTCAAGAGCGACAGCCTCACCATACTCAACATGGACTAGGGCATGAGCGAGACAAAGACATCCTACCTCTCCCCGGCCAGTGCCACGCTGGAGGTGTCGGCGGTACGGTCGCTGGAGCCGTCCGCCTCCATAACCCTGGACCTCGGCATACCCTTCACCGTGTTCTCCATCAAGTTCCCTATCCCCGAGGAGAGGAGGTCCTTCCCCGAGGTGGCAGGCGAGGCGCTGGGGGTCATGCTGGACGAGATGGCGGCCTTCATGCTCTCCCTGGGGTACAGGCAGGGGGTCATAGCCAAGGTGTATGCCCTGGCCATGGAGTGCTATCGGGGGATGCAGGGCCAGGAGGCCCCGGAGGAGAGGGAGGCCACCATAGGCACGGTAAGGGGGGAGTTCCCCCTGCCTACGGAGTTCGTGAACGAGACCCAGAAGCAGGTGGTCACGGCGGCGAGGGGGGAGTCCCCCGTCCATATACGGAGGACTAGCACCGTCGCCCTGTGCGGCAGGCGTGCCCCGTTCGACTGGACGTTCCCAGACGACACGGCGTACGAGTATGCCGGAGGGCAGCGCCGGGTGTTCGCCGAGGTGACCTGCCCGGAATGCAAGAGGGTTTACGGGGAGCAGGCCAAGAGGCAGGCGGCCACGGCCCCCTCCGAGGAATCTGCGGATATCTTCTGGCACATCACCTCCCAGCGGAGCGCCGTAGGCATAGATAAGAGGGGGATTAGGAAGGGACGCCGGGGCTATGTATGGCTTGCGACCAGCCCCGAGGCGGCACAGGAGTTTGCCGAGACAATAGGGCCCCGGTACGCAATCGTGCAGGTCAGGTGGCCGTACGAGAAGACCGTCCCCGACGAGGACTTCGAGGGCGAGGCGATGGGGGAAGTATACCGCATGACGCCCTTTGACATCCCGCCCAAGAGTATCCTTGGCATCCGGTTCTACGACGAGGGCGGACTAGACATGGAGGCATCCAGCAAGACGTCGGGCAAGGAGGTCAGGCGCATGCCGGTGCAGCGCCGGATGGAGTTCACCTCCCAGCGCCCGTCCCGCCCGTCCAAGAGCGACGTCCTGAAGGCCATACGCAAGTACCGCTTCCAGAGCATCAAGAACACCCCCAGGCCGCTCTACCTGGTGGTCTACGACCAGATGGGCAACCCCAAGGGCACCCTCTCGCTCGGCCCGGGGTTCCACAACGACCTGCTGAAGATGCAGTACGGCAAGACAGCGGTAAGGGCCGGCAAGAGCTTCGACCTGGCCACGGAGGCGGTGAGGGCGGGCGGGGGCATATTCAAGGGCATAGGGGAGGACGGCAGGGGCGGAGAGCTGGTGTACTTCGACAACCCCGCCAACAAGTCCACCCTGGTACTGGACGCTGAGGGCATTACCCCCGAGGCGGTCAGGAGGAAGATAGAGTGGAACAGCTCCCTGTCCAGGAGGGCGGCGGCCACCTGCGAGTTCTGCAAGGCCCCCTCCGTGGGGTGCGTGGTCAACTATGCCCAGCCCGGCGGCCCCTTCCTCGGCTCCGCCGTCCATGTATGCGAGGGGCACAGGGAGCAGGGGAAGGACCCGAGGGCCAGCCAGACGGCCTTCGTCTCCAACAGGTGGGAGAGGAGGCCGGGCGAGAGCAGGGTCCCGTACCCCGAGTTCTCCGAGAGGAAGGAGGCCGGGCAGTGGGGGGAGCGCTCCTACGACGGCGACATGGTCCATGACATCCTGGACAAGCACCGCCCCAGCCACAGGGAGAAGGACCCCAGCGAGTGGCTCGGCTTCGACGAGCCTGTACCGCCGGCCGAGGTGCCTGCCGTCCTCGGGGAGATTAAGGGGATGGACAGGGGGGAGCTGGACGCAAAGCAGCAGTATGTCGGGGTGGTGGTCTTCCTGGTGGAGCACGGCTCCGAGGTTCCGCAGGAGGCCCGCCTCCGTGCCGCCGAGGTGGCCGAGGAGCTTGCTGGCCTGACCGTGGGGATGGGGAACGCCCCGAGCAAGGACAGGCAGCAGTGGAGGCACCCCGAGAAGCGCAAGGCCCGCCTCAGGCGGGAGGTCGCTGTCCTGAGGGCAGGGATGCCCGTTGCCAAGGAGGGCCGCTTCCTCAGGGTAGAGGAGATGCGTGCCTGGGGCAGGGGGGAGCAGGACGAGTACTATGCCCAGCACCCCGAGCTTGAGAGGATAGGGAAGCCCAAGCAGGCGGACTACTGGGACGAGCAGGGCTACTGGGCGGGGGCAGGGCATGCCGCCTCCGGCGTCCTCCCCGTATGCACCTCCACGGGGAGGGTATGCCTTGCCTGGAGAAGCCCCGACGTGGACCAGGGTAGCTGCTGGGGAACCATAGGCGGGGCGGTAAAGGAGGGGATGGACCCGTCCTCCAGCGCCCGCCACGAGCTTGCCGAGGAGACCGGGTACAGGGGCAACCTCCTCCTGCACCCAGCACATGTCTTCAAAAGCGGGAAGTTCAGTTACCATAACTATATAGGGGAGGTGGGGCACGAGTTCGGGCTGCGCCCCGAGGGCGGCAGCGCATGGGAGACCGAGGCCCTGGAGTGGGGGGGCCTGGACGAATGGCTGAAGGAGGCCAAGACCAGCCCCGGCAGCTTCCACCCCGGCGTGCTGGTCCTGCTCAGGGAGTCGGGCGGCCTCATACGCAGCATATGCGAGAAGGCGGAAGGAAGGAAGACTGAAAATGGAGAAGCACAAGCACAGGCTCTATAACCCCGAGGACTACACCAACCTGCTGGACCTGCTCAGGCGGCCACCCAGCGCCATACCCCCGCACACGGGGGCCATGGTGGAGAGGGTGCCCGACCCCATCAGGAGGGGGACGGTGCGCATCTTCAGGGAGGACACAGGGGAGGTCCTGTACCAGGACCACAACATCACCACCAACATCAGCAGGTGGCTGTTCTCCGTCTTCATGGCGGCCACCGGGCCGAGCCAGCCGGTCAACCCCAGCGTCACTGCCCCCCCTCTCTACGGGGTATGGGGCCTGGCGCTGGGCGCAGGCAGCCCGACCTGGGCACCCGAGACGCAGCCTGTCGAGACGGCGCAGCAGGTGGAGCTTATCCAGCCCCTCGTGCGTGTCCAGCTCTCCAGGGTCAACTTCGTCAACCAGGACAACAGCGGCAACTGGAACCCCGTGCCCTACCCGGCCACCAACGTGGACTTCCAGACCACCGTCAACTCGACGGTCAACAACATAAACCAGCCCGTGAGGGAGATGGGGCTTATAGGGGGAGGGATAGCCAACATGGGCGGCTACACTATGCTCACTGCCCCGTTCTTCAACGGCAACCCCTCCTACTATATCGACCCGGTGACGAAGCAGGTCAACGTCACGGTGATGCAGCAGACAGTCATCCTCATCAACTACAAGACCCTGCCGCCGCTCAACCTGCCGCCCGGCATCAACATCATCTTTAGCTGGATATTCCAGTTCTAGGGGAAGTGGTATGCCCGGAAACGTGCTAGCGTTGCAGGTGGGCCCGTGGCAGGACCTCGGCGAGGGGGTGGTCAGCACCGGGTACAGGTCCATCCTGTCCGTGCAGGAGATTATCATGGAGGTGCAGGAGACCACCTTCTACGGCCAGAACCTCTTCATGGCCAACTACTCCCCCTGGGGTGCCGGGCAGGTGGACATAGGCTCCCTGACCGCCTATACCCTGTTCAGCAACTTCCTCAGCCCCTACGTGGGCAGGGAGACCACCTGGGCGCAGTTCCTCGACCCACCCTACAACCCCTCCTTCTACATCGGCCGCACCTACGTCCTTATCCCCCCTCCCCCGGAGCCTCCCCTGTCGTACGGGGCCATGGTCCTGCTGGGAGCGGCATACAGCCCCCTCAAGGGATGGTGGTGCAGGTTCAGGGGCAACTTCAGGCTCTCCATCCCGGTCTTCCAGGGCTTCCGTGGGGTCACCGACATGACCCCGGACTACGGCATCAAGATAAAGTAGGTATTATCACCCTGGAGGCAACCGCCGTGGCATACCAGAACAAGAGGCTCCCGAGGCGTGGCCTCTATGTGGCCAAGGACCCAAAGGTGTTCCGTAAGACGTTCGGGGGGATAGCCCTGGGGCTTCTTCGCTACAGAGAGGTCGAGCCGGGGGACTTCCTGGAGATAAGCATCAAGCGTGTGCGGGAAACCCGGGCTGGCTGACGCTACCCCTGCATGGACACCCCCAAGATAACGTACAAGCAGTATGGAGGCAAGGCGTCCATCGCCAAGTGGATTGCCTCCCACTTCCCGCCGCACAGGACCTACATGGAGCCTTTCTGCGGCTCCTGCTCCGTCCTTTTCGCCAAGCCCAGGTCGTTCATCGAGATTGCCAACGACATCGACGGGCGCATCGTCAGCATGTACAGGCACATACGTGAGGACCCGGAGCAGCTTGCGGCCCTCCTGTGGGCCACCCCCTACTCCAAGGCCAACTGGCGTGACACCGTGCCGGAGGAGGGCAGCCTGGAGGAGGCCCGCCTGCTCATGGCAGAGTCGGTGCAGTTCTACTGCGGCAACGGCAACAACTCCACCTGGGCGCTGGAGAAGTCCGGGGCACCGCACAAGCCCAAGCCCGAGGTCTGGGCGGACTGGTTCCTGCGCATCCTGCCGGCCGCTGCCCGGCTCAGGAGCGTGCAGGTGCTAAACGAGGACGGGGTGGACGCCATGAGGCGGGTTCATATGCAGGAGGACGCCCTCATCTACATCGACCCCCCCTACTGGGGGCACGAGCACGAGTACAGGCACAGGGTGGACTACGAGCGCCTCCTGGCAGCGGCAAGGGAGGCGAGGGCCAAGGTGGTCGTGTCGGAGTACCCCGAGGCGGCGGTATTCTACCAGGGGTGGAGGCAGGAGCGCAAGGACACCGCAGGCAGGGCTAGGACGGGGGCGTACAACTCCCCGGCCAAGCCCAAGGCCGAGATGCTGTTCATGAACTTCTGAGGGAGGGCTAATGAGCAAGGCGATGCAGATGGTACAGAGGATACATGAGTCGGGGGCAGGCTCGGGGGTCACCCATGACGCCATCGACCGGGCGGTACGCTCCGGCAGCGAGCGGGATGCCGTCAAGGCCCTTATCATGGCACGGGACGACCGCCTGTCCGGCTGGGTCGTGGACCGGGCCAACGAGGGCCTGGGATTCAGGGGCAAGGACTGGTAGGTATGCGACCCAGGGAAAAGGACTTCCTCATCTGCACGGTGAGGAACGCCACGGGGGAGCAGTGGGCCGCCCAGGAGGAGTATGTCTCCTCCCTGGAGGCCGGGGGCATAGGGGTATACTGGCCCCCCAGGGACACGGACCAGGACGACCCCATCGGGCTTAGGATATGCTCCGACAACCGGACGGCCATGGAGAGGGCGGACGTCGTCAGGGTGGTATGGGACCCGGAGAGCCAGGGGAGCCTGTTCGACCTGGGGATGGCGTTTGCCATGCGCAAGCCCATCTACCTCGTGAACCGCAAGGACATCAAGCCAACCGATAAGAAGTCCTTCACCAACTTCCTGCTTGCCATAGACATAGGGGAGCCTTCCCCGAGCAGCACCCGCCTCAGGGAGGTGGCCAGGTTCTACGAAGAGTACAAGGACAGCCCAGGGCTGCCCGGCTCCTGGGCCGTGGCCTTCCTCAACCAGGAGAAGGAGAGGAAGTCATAGCACTTCCCCCCCCTTAATTGAGGAGAACCACCATGCCTACCCCTATACAGCCCGGCAATACCAGCGCATTCAGGTCCGAGTTCCTGTTCAGGCCCGCCGCCCCGGCCCAGACCACCGTGAGGCTCGTGGACGGCAGCGGGTACGTCGGGGGGGAGTGGTTCGTGGAGCCTGGCAACGAGGCCAAGATGGCCCGTATCAGGAGGGACTTCGAGGAGGCCAGGGCAGAGGAGCCTGACGCCGGGTGGAGGCTCCAGACGAGGGGCACCGAGGCGGGGTGGCACGACATGGAGGCGCAGCCTAAGACGGCCTCCGGGCTGCGCAGGCGGCCGGACTACGGGAAGGCAACAAGGTACAACGTCTGGGACAAGCCCACGGGGCCTGTCGGCAGGCATACCCAAAAGCTGTACCGGTGCTTGAACTGCGGGGAGAAGCAGACGATAGGGACCAACCACTACGGCCCGGTCTACGGCTACTGCCACGGGTGTAGCTGGAAGCCGTCGTTCGGCAAGGCAGAGTATGCGATACCCATGTTCGGGCGTACCTACAGGCCGTTCGAGTACGCCGGGGACCCCGAGGAGCCAGGACGTGAGGAGAGAATCCAGGAGACGTGGAACGCCCCCCCGCACGCTGCCTCCCAGGCAGCGGCCCCCGGACGCCCGAAGGAGGCGGCGCAGGCCCCCCGCTCCTACAAGGTAGGGCAGGACGAGGGCGGGTTCTGGTACATCTTCGGCCTGCCGGGGGAGGAGATTGCCGAGGGGCAGGCCGACGAGGCGGTGCAGACCCCCGACACATGGCTCAACGTCCACGGGAAGGCCAGGAACCTGGACCTGGCGGAGCAGCTCTACCGGGAGCTTTACGCCGAGTTCCAGGCCAACGACAACCTCAGGGAGGGGGACACCTTCGATACCCCTATCGGCGTGTTCATATGCCAGGGGGTTGACGTCCTCCCCCACGACGCCTCTGCCAAGAAGGCCGTGGCCGAGGTTGACGACAGCTACAGGTGCGCCTGCGGCTGCGACCAGGGGGAGCACAGGAAGAGGGTTGACGACAACGGCTACCCTCACTACGGGGAGTGCTCCAACCATCCCGAATGCAAAGAGTATACCAGGAAGGGAGCATAAATGGGCCCCATAGACCCGAAGACGCTGCTCAGGATAAAGGACCTTGCCAGGCAGTACACCGAGGAGACCCTGGAGGACCCCAACCCCCTGGACTACATGGCTTTCGAGAACGCCATCCTCCAGGGCTACAACCTCGCCATGGAGGATGCCAGGGGAATCCTCCGCTCACCTGCCAGATAGGATAGGCAGCCCAGCGTATTATAGCATCATGGACGACGTCTGTGACACAGGGCTAGAGTCAATCCCCGAGGAGGTGGACGGGGGCCTCCAGCGCCCGTCTCCCTACCTTGCCAGGGTGCTGGAGAAGGTAGGCACCAGGCCAGGGTGCTGGGAGTACCTCCGGGTAGGCATCTTCCGGAGGAACCCCGATACCGGCACCCCTGAGCAGATAGGGGAGTACACCAGGAACTACCCGTCCTTCTACCGTACCTTCCACCCCTTCCAGCTACGTGGCGGGTGGTATGCCCTGTACTCCAAGGACTATACCTCCACCCGGCTCATGGCCCTGCCGGGCTGCAAGGACATCGGCGGGGAGGAGGCGGCCGCCTGCGGGTTCTGCCCCGTGGACTACTACGTCCCCGTCCTGCACTGGCTGGAGGCCGTCCATGCCGAGGGGTGCCCCAGGCACCCGGACAGTGTAGACCCTACCAACCCCTGTACCTGCAAGGAATCCCGGTATATATGGCATTTTCCCGAGCGGGTCCACGGGTTCGTGGCAGGCTGCGTATGGGGGGATGACACCTCCTGGAAGGTGCAGTACCTCGACCTGTCCAGGGCGGACGAGGGGATGCTGAGGAGGGAGGAGAGGTTCGGGTACATCGAGCTTGCCTACAACCTCCACCTGGACAAGGCCATCGACCTGGACATAGAGGACGACAGGTTCCCCCCCTGCCTGTCCATAGCCTGCCAGAGGCACTTCGACTTCGCCACCGGGGAGCCTAGGGGCGAAGAATAGCCCCAAGAAACCGGACTACCGGAGGTATTATATGAGTGAGGAGACTCCCCCCGACTACAGCGTGACCTTCGCAGAGTCCTTGGTCAGACCAATGGACCGCAAGAAAGCGGGTCATAAGGACGGGGGGCCGGGAAGGGCACCATGTCCGACCCCCTGCTCCTCAAAATGAGGATAGCAAAGCCGAGAATCGACAGGCCGCACGCAATGGCCGAGACTAAGGTAACTATGCCGCATATCACGAGGCCGCACACTTCGACAACGACCCAAATCAGGTCGGGCGGCGGAGCCTGCTCGGGGTAACAGCCCCAAAGCCTAGGCTCGGCGGCCGCCAGCAGGTCTGGCGGCTTTCGTGTTTCATGGGGGCCTTGTGGGGAGCGTCAGGATAGACACGGTTGACCCGGACGACCCGGCCGACGTATTCTTAGAGAGGTACCTCCCCGAGAAGGAGGACGTCCCGGACCCGAGGCCTTCGCTGTCGCCCCGGAGGATAACGCTCCGCAGGGCGGACAGGGAATGGAAGGAGCGGCAGTGGCCCACTTCGAGCAGCACTGCAAGGACTGCGGGGCCATTCTCGGGGCCAGGCACGAGGACGTGAACCGCTGGCTCGACGGGCTGTTCTGGAGGCTGGGGCCACGGCACCGCAGGGCAAGGCACCACGAGGGCGGGGTGAGGAAGGCCGCCGAGGCGTTCGGCCCCGAGGGCGCAAGGGCAGCCGTGGTCCATATTGTCAGGGACATAGGGTTCGTCCCCAGGGAGAGGGACTACGACAGGATTCTCGTCGGGGATGAGCTGGTGATAGCTGTACCGGCCTTTGTCGAACCCAAACTGGGGTATGACCAGTGGTTCGATGAGTTCAAGAAAAAGGCCGAAGAGGAGATAGGAAGGGTCCTTGGGTAATAGTGACCATGAGCCGACGCTTGGTGACGACAGGCACTCCGGTCACTTGTGAAAGATGCTCCCGTAGCTATGAGTATGACCGTAGAAAGGGGCATCATACCAAGATTTGCAACTCTTGCAACGCTAACCGTAAACGGGTGGTCCGCAAGAGAAAATGCATAGAGTATAAGGGCGGCAGGTGCGAAAAGTGCGGATATTCTCGGAGTTCTAGGGCTTTGGGATTCCACCATCGGGACCGGAACCGCAAAGAGTTTACAGTATCGAGAGCGCTGTCGCTTTCATGGAGCAGGGTCAAGCAAGAACTAGACAAGTGCGATATGCTCTGTGCCAACTGTCATATGGAGGAAGAAGAGATTCTGGCGGGTAGCTCAACTGGTAGAGCGCAGCCCTGATAAGACTGAGGTCGTGGGTCCGACTCCCATCCCGCCAACCAAGACTATAGTGGCTCCCTCGTCCAGCGGCCAGGACGCTCGCCCGATTAGCGAGAGACCGGGGTTCGAGTCCCTGGGGGGCTACCAGGCTTACGGGGCGTAGAGGCATGAGGCGGGACACCTCCGGGCAGTTCCAGCCGGGCACCTGGGAGCATTGCGGTACGGTGGAATAAACCAAGCTATGCGTACCGCCCCGTAGGACCGGCAGGGGGCCGTATGGCCGTCCTTTTGGTAATGCTTACGTTCCTGTTCTTCGTCTTGCTCGACGTCGTCGTGTCGAGGGCCCGCAGGAGGGCATAAGGCTTTGGGCTACCGTGGCGCAACTGGCAGCGCACCGGTTTCGTAAACCGGGGGTTGAGGGTTCGACTCCCTTCGGTAGCTCCATCTTGGCTGGGGGTTCTGTCAGAAATGGGCAGTCTGAGAGGCTGCCGGACCCAGCCGCAAGTTCGCTGCCGTAGCTCAGTTGGCAGAGCACCGCCTTGGTAAGGCGGGGGTCGGGAGTCCGACTCTCCCCGGCAGCTCCAGTACTAGCCGCCGTAGCTCAACGGCCCAGAGTGCCTGCATGGTAGGCAGGCGACGGGGGTCCGACTCCCCCCGGCGGCCCCAAGCTAGCCTGTGGAGGCACCATGGAAGAAGGGCAGCAGGCCCCCCCGAAACCCAAGACCACGGCGGTCCAGATAGAGCCTGTGGACCCCGAGCAGGTCCAGAAGTGCCTGGAGGGGCACGTATACGCCTCCGCCAGGTTCGTGGGCGACAGGATAGTGGAGCTTTGGGTGGCCGACTTCCTCCAGGACATCAGGGAGGTCAACAGGCTGCTCTCCACCAGGCCGGGCGAGCTTGTGAGCTGGAAGAAGCCCGACTAAAGTCTATGTGGCGTCAGGTAAGGCTACAGCACGGGAGCACGGTGATGACCTGCTGGGTCGAGGCAAGGCCCGGGCTGCGGGCAGGCAAAGCCATCGACCTCAAGGGTGTGCCCGGCATGTGGCGGGTCCTATGGATGTCCGATACCGCTCTGGCGTCCCCCCCGAGGACGGACTGGCATGTCGGGGGGCTGTAGGGTAAACGATAGCAGGCCCTATCGCCTATAAGGTACAAGATACGCTACCGTGGCACAGCGGCGACTGCACCTGCCTTGTAAGCAGGCGGCGAAGGCCCACGGCGGTTCGAGTCCGCCCGGTAGCTCCAAGATTCCGGGGTCGTCTAATGGTAGGACGCTGGGCCTTGAACCCAGAGACATTGGTCCGAATCCAGTTCCCGGAACCAACTTTTAGGTTGTAAGCCAGTTCCGAGGTATTATACAGGTGGGCCGCCGAGGCCATGGGGACGCTTCCTTCTACTTTGACTTATAATCAAAACCCAGCTTCCCTGCTTTCCTCGGGGTTCCTTTAGGAGACAGGGTGCCTGAAAAAGAAAGGGGCATGTGGCTGGCACAGGTTGGAAACCTTAGCCGTGAGGGGACCAAGGGTACGTTTGAGCTGTATATGGTCATCGAGGCAGAGAACCGCCAGGATGCTGAGCAGAGTTTTAGGGATAGCATCTATGGTCACCTCCTCGACGAAGTACAATGGACTCCTCCCTGCGATGAAGCACATGCTATTGTAATCGAGGTACCGGACAAAGGTTGAAGTTGGGTCAGGGTTCCGCATGCGGTGGCCACCATACCGCCCCTCCCTCTGCCTGCTAGTCCCCGGACTTCGGGCATGGACATGAGTGGCATGCGGCAGCGTCGAAGGCCAGCGATGACGCTCGCTGGGACGCCGCATGGGGCATCCTGGCCCAAGGTTTTTTCCGAAAGGCCAGTATTATCGGACGAGGCTGGCCATGGGGGCGCTTCCTTCTACACTTCAACGGTGAAACCAGCTCCCCCGGTTTCCAGCCCCTTCGCTCTTTTCCAGGGTTTCAGGTAGCATACAGGACATAGGCCCGCATATCGCCCGGGCCAGCGGCATCCTGCCGCCATAGCTGCGCAAGGAGGAGGTCCAGATGGACACCAAGAGGCTCAATGCCATCCTAATCCGCCGCAGGGGGCTGGTTCTCGTGCCCTCCAGCGGCAGCGACGGCCGCACGCCCAAGGCCGTGGTGGCCTCCTTCAACCTCAACCTCCAGGACCTCGGCTATACCCTCGCCCCGAGGGTCATCGGCAGGCTCTCCAAGCTGCCCGAGGACGAGTGCGTCCGCTTCCTGGACGGTACCATGGACACCCTCAAGGAGCTTAAGGGCGTCCGCAGCTACCGGCCGATGTACCCGAACTTCCCGCAGCAGGTCATCGACGCCAGCGACGCCGAGCTTTACATCAATGCCATCCTCCACTACTTCAGTACCTTCGTGGCCGACGCCACGGGGGACAAGGGCTGCGTGTGGCTGCCGAAGTACCGCAAGGACAGGCGGGAGCCTCTGGATGAGAAGGTGCAGCTAAGGGTCATCTCCCTCGGGGACGGCACGGAGCCGATGGAGCTGGGAAGGCAGCTAGCCACCTCCAACGCCTCCCTCTCCGACACGGACAAGGAGGACCTGCGCTTCCTGTTCGCCGAGTTCTTCGACGCCCTCCCGGAGGGCATCCCCAACAAGGAGAACCTCGCCTTCCTGGGCGGGCTGCTGTTCTCCAAGGGGGCGGCGGACTTCGGCCCCTACTTCAGGACCGCAACCGACGTGCTCCGGCTCGCCGTGGCGCTGAGCGGCGGGGACGTGTCCCTGGCCGAGCCTTGCCTGTTCCGCAAGTTCAGGAGGGAGGAGAGGCGCAGGCTGCTCGCCCTGCTCGACCAGTGCGGGAACCTCGGCGAGGACCTGCTCCGCTGGGAGGGGAGGTGGCTCCGCCTGGGGGAGAAGCTGCACCCCGGCGACTACTTCCAGAGGTACTACCAGGCGTTCAAGGCCATCAACGACCTCCGCAACGGCACCTCCCCGCAGACCTTCCGGTCCAAGGTGGAGGAGGCGGTGCGCTCCGGGCATGTCAAGGACGCAGTCCGCCTGCTCAAGGACCGCCCCGGCGAGTTCGGGCGCAGGCTCGACCATATCCTGAGGAAGGCCCGCACCAAGGCCGCCAGGGCCGAGGCGGTGCATGCCTTCCTGGCCCATGCCGGGACCGCCAGCACCCCGGTGCTGCTCCAGATGATGGCGCACTTCGACCACCGCTCCGAGGGGGGGGAGAGGACCGTCTTCCCGAAGGGCAGCATCGCCAAGGTCCAGACCATCCCGCCCCTGCCGGAGATGGACAAGGCCCTCAGCAGGACGGCCGCCCTGGGCATTCGCAGGACGCTGCGCAAGAGGTTCTCCGCCCTGCCCGCCCTGGGCAAGGTGTACCTGGACCCCGGCCTCAAGGACTTCCTGCTGCCGTTCAGCCAGAGGTCCGCATCCAAGTCCCTCCGCACCCTCGTGAGGGGCAGCCGTGCCCCGTTCGGGTTCGGGGACAAGAACACCGTCCGCCTGTTCATCTGGTGGAAGGACACGAAGGGGCCTGTCGCCGACGAGGAGCCGGGGAACAGCCCGGACCTCCTGTCCTACAGGTGGAACTACGATACTAGGGTGGACCTCGACCTGTCCGCCGTCTTCTACGACAGCGAGTGGAGGGAGAAGGGGGAGGTTACCTACTACCAGCTCCGCTACGGGCGGGGCAACGGGTTCTCCTGGCACTCCGGCGACATCACGAGCGCACCCAAGGGGGCCAGCGAGTTCATCGACATCGACATCGGCAAGGCGCTGGCGCACGGGGTACGCTACGTGCTCATGAGCGTCAACGGGTACACGCAGCAGAACTTCTGCGACCTGCCGGAGTGCTATGCAGGCTGGATGCTCCGGGGGTCGCCGCAGTCCGGCGAGGTGTACGACCCGAGGACCGTCGAGGACAAGGCCGACCTGACGATGAAGGCACGGGCAGGAATCCCGCTCATCGCCGACCTGGCCGAGCGCAAGGTCATCTGGTGCGACTGCGTCATGCCCGTGCGGCGGGGGTACAACGTCAACGTGTACAACAACCGCAGCACCATCCAGACCCTTGCCACGGCCCTGACCAACGTCGCCAAGGCCAGCGTCCACGACCTGCTCCTGCTGCACGCCAAGGCACGTGGCACCCTGGTCGCCACGCCCGAGGAGGCGGACACGGTATTCTCCGTCAGGACGGGGACCCAGTACGAGCTTGAGAGGCTGGCCTCCGAGTTCATGGCCGATGCCCCGAAGGCTAAGAAGGCCCCCCTTAAGGAGGCAGCGTGAGCGAGGACAACACCGAGTGGGTCAAGACCTGGGTAAAGCACTACAACCAGGACAACCGTGAGGGCCTCTCAGAGAAGGAGGTCCGGCGTGCCGCAGTCATAGGCAACGCCGCCTTCCATGGCAATGTAGGGGTCGGCGACGCTGCCAGGGCAGGCATAGAGGCGGTTAAGGACCTCAGAGGGGAGTAGCGGTGGTCCTTAGGCAGGAGCTACGCAGGCTCGCCGAGAGGTGGCGCAGGGAGTGCGAGGAGGCCAGGGCGGAGACGGAGCGCACCAACGCCCGCCTCCTGGCAGGCAAGACCCTTACTGTCACTTCCTCCACAGGACCTCCCCCCCTGGGCAAGGAGCAGGCTGCCAGCGAGCTGGCAGAGGTCCTCGACAGGTACCCCTTCGGGGGCATGGAGGGGCACGGCGAGGCCTGCTACTACTGCGGGGAGGAGTGTAACTCCCTGGCAGGCAACCCAGGGCGGTGGCCCATACCGCTTACCCACCCCGACGAGCCTGGGGTGGTCAAGTGGCACCATATCCGCTGCGTATCGGAGAGGCTCTCGGACGACAAGATTAGCCGGTGAATGCTGGCCCTTCCTTCTATAAACCTAAGGGCTGGCCCCCCTCGGGGGGCGGCCTTTACCAACTAGGTCCAGCGGTTTCCGGCGAAGAGGGGGGCGGCAGCGTCCGGGGATGGAGAGCGGGCAGCCTTCGGGCAAAACCGCTTAAGCCTCCGGCCAACGCCCCCCTCGACCTTTCCCCATGAAGAGCAAGGCCAGGAAGGCACTCATCGTCGTCGCAGCCGTCCTCCTTCCCGGAGGGCTTGTGGCCCTTGCCGCATGGGGCATCGCAAGGCACCTCAAAAAGTAATCCTCCTCCCCCCCATACCCCCGGTGTATACTGAGCCTGGAGGCGTTGCCATGGAGCCAGGGGAGTTCGGGCTTGATTCCTTCAAGGGCGAGGCCCTTAAGGCACAGTGCTCGTACTACAACGAGCTTGGCCGCTGCGGGTCGCAGGTCAGCAAGCTATGCCCGGAGTGCGGCAGCCCGTTCTGCGGCATCCACAGGTTCGACCATGGTACGCACTGCCAGGGGGCATACGGCATCCTGCTAGAGGTGTGGGAGTACCTGTGCGCTGGCATGGAGGCGGACTTCGGGGGCAGCGAGCGCCAGAGGGCCGCTGCCAGGGTTAGGGAGTTCATCAAGACAGACCATGCCCGCAGGTTCCGGTAAGCTGCTATTCTGTGCGACGAAACCCCCCCTGGAAGGGGGTTTTGTTACAAGGAACATCCGTCCTGGAGGCCCAATGGGGAAAAGAGGCAGGCCGAGGAAGTGGTTCACATGGACCCTGGAGCTAAAGGTTGACCGGTCATGGGTCGCTGACGGGTTCGACATCAAGACCGCCGAGCAGGCCCACGAGCACTTTGCCCACATCCTGCCCCATGCCTTCGGAGACGAGTTCAAGGCACGGGTGGTATCAAGGCCCCCCCGCACCGAAATCCGCAAGGCACAGGGGTACAGGCGATGAAGACGCCTATCGACGACACCTGCAAGGACTACCCTATCCGTCCCGAGCACATCAATACCTCGGGGCACTTCTGGTCGGCCTTCGAGCACAGCGAGACGGAGATATCCGCCAACTACGTCGTCCAGCTATGCCAGAGGAACGGAGGGTGGAAGCCCTTCTCCTTCACGGACATCAACAACCTCTACAAGAGCAACAAGAACGCCGAGGTCCTGGACTACAGCTTCAACAACCTGCGCTGCTTCAAGTACCTCCGGGAGGGCATGCCCGTGGCGGAGGCGGAGGGCTGCCAGTACATACAGGCGGGCGCTGACGGCCTGATGCGGGTTACGCATGAGTTCATCACCGCCTGCTTCCGCTCGTCCCCGAGCGGGGGCCTCCTAGGGAGAGGAAGAGATGAGACTGAAAAAGGCAAAGCGCCCCGAGGTTGACCAGTTCATAGCCCGCCTCACCCTCCTCAAGGAGGAGGCCTTCCGTATCGGCATGTACAGGACCGGGCAAAAGCTAGAGGAGCCTATCAAGGAGGCCGGCTGGGAGCTGGCCGACCTCCTGGAGCACGGCGACATCGAGTAGGGGAGCCACGGTAGTGCTGACGGTGCAGATAAAGGGCGGCCTCGGCAACCAGATGTTCCAGTACTCCGCTGGCCTGGCCCTGGCCCGCCGCCTCGGGACGGACCTGCGGCTGGGCATAGACTGGTACAGGGAGCACCCGTGGCGGCTGCCTGGCGGAAGGACGCTCCCCAGCCTCCAGTATGCCCTCGACCAGTGGGAGGGCGTCACCCAGCCGAGGGCCGAGGGAGCCGTCCCTACCGTATCCGAAGGCCGTCCCGGCTACGACCGGGGCCTGGACGAAAGGGTCCGGGACGGGGACTGCCTGGACGGCTACTGGCAGTCCGAGAGGTACTTCAGGGGGATAAGGCAGGAGCTAACAGGCGTCTTCCGCCCCAGGCAGCCCATCGCCAGAAGGACCGCCAGCCTGCTCCAGGATATCTCCGAGAAGGGTCCCCGGAGCGCATTCCTCTGCGTACGCCGTGGATTCGCCGGGACGGACCTCGAACTCCCAACGGAATACTACCTTGAGGCCTGCGGGAAAGTGGCGGAGCACACCCCGGACCCGCACTTCTTCGTATTCTCCGACGACCCCGAGTGGTGCAAGAGGGACTTCCGAATCCCCTACGGGTTCTCCGTGGTAGAGGGGGAGGATACCACCCCGCTGAGCGTCTGGCAGGGGTGGTACTTCCCGTTTGCGGCGGAGGACGTGTGGGCGATGAGCAGGTGCCGACACGGCGTCCTGGCGGCCAGCTCCTTCCCCTGGTGGGGGGCATGGCTCAGCCCGCTCCCCTACGGCGAGCGTGTCGTGGCCGTCCCCGGCCGGCGGCTCTTCGGCACCGAGGTGCCGAAGGGATGGGCCAGGGTAGGGGAGACGAGGGCGGACCTGTGCCAGCTTGCCACCAAGTGGCGGAGCGACAAGGACCCCTCGGTCCTCCACGGGTATACCCCCTACTACCATGCGCTCCTCGGGAAGAAGGACGTCAGGAAGATGCTGGAGGTCGGCATCGGATGCCCCGACAACATGGAGCACGTGGAGGGCTACTATACTGTCGGCTCCAACCTCTTCATGTGGCAGGAGTACTTCCCGGACGCAGAAATCTACGGCCTGGACATAAGGCCGGACATCCTGGTGAACGAGGAGAGGATAAGGTCCTTCCAGTGCGACCAGGGGGACGAGGGGTCCCTGCGCAGGGCAGCGGAATGGGCGGGCAGCGGCTTCGACCTGGTGATAGACGACGGCTCGCACATGGCGGAGCACCAAGTCCTGACCGCCAGCGTCCTGATTCCCCTCCTGCTGGAGCCTGACGGAATCTATGTAATCGAGGACGTGCTGGAGCCGGAAAAGGTAGTCTCCCACCTTCCCTACAAGTGCGAGGTCAAGGAGTTCAACACCGTAGCCTCTCCTTACGACAGGCTGATAGTGATACACGGGCCCCAGAGCAGGGCCTCCTCCACCATCCCCAAGACTCCCCCCGAAACCTAGTATTCTCTCCCATGGGCAGGAAGGACGAGTACGGCTGCGGCCACCCTTGCCTCGCCCACAGGAGGGGCTAGGATGATAGAGATAAAGGCTTTCGAGGAGGGCAGGGAGGTGCCGGTCCCCTGTTATACCGCCAGGGTGCTGGCGGAGGTGCTCTCCGAGCGCAGCTACCAGAACAAGACCTGGGGCACGGCGTTCGACGACAAGAACACCCTGAACGACTGGGTGGCCTATGCGGTCATCTACCTGGGGCAGGCGGCCAGGATGAAGGCCCCCCCGGACGAGCAGAGGAAGGGCATCCTCAAGGCGGCCACGCTGCTGGTGGGGGGGATAGAGGCCTTCGACCGCAACAACAACAGCTTCGCCCCCAGGCACTACGACCCGGAGAACCCCGGCATGACCGTGGCGGCCGACCCGTCCAGGGGGCGGACAAGGGCATGGCAGCGACCCGAAGGCCCTGCCAGGGGAGGCAGCAGCGCCCCTGAGGCCGGGGGAGTCCAGGGTCCTCTACACCAAGCCCTGCCCCCCGCACATGTACTCCCACCCCAACTCCTACTTCATCCTCAAGCGTGCCGCCAGGAGGCTGGTGGAGAACGACTTCGGCCTGATGTGGGAGAACGACTGGTACTTCGACTCCTGCATCGAGGCCATACGGAAGCTCCGGGACACCGCCAGGCTGTTCCCGGCCAAGCCCTGGAAGAGGTGGGAGCAGGAGCGGATGGGGGACGTCCTGGAGATATGCTGCCCTAGCTGCCAGACGGTATTCCAGTGGGAGGGGCACTTCTATGCCCCCCAGTGCCCTGGGTGCAAGCACTGGCTGAACGAGAGGCCACGCAAAGAAGACGGGCCTTGCATCGGGGTCGAACTGCTAGGAAAGAACGGGGGGGCCTAAGGTGGGCGTGCTAGCAGGCGGGGAGTTCCGGGAGAGGGACTACAAGGAATGCGACCCGGTAGGCAAAAAGTGGTTAGAGGAGCTTCTTGCCCAGCGTGGCATGGAAGCGCACACACTGGCTGGCGAGGCGTTCAAGGATGGTGACGTAGAGTTCTACCCGGCCAGTGGGAAGAGGGAGACGGCCGACGCTGAGGTCAGGAAGGACGGGTATATCTGGGCGAAGCGGGCCGACGGCCATCCCGTCTTCCACTTCTATACATTCTCCATCTGGGACCGCAGGAAGGACTCGAAGACCGTCATCCAGGTGAGCTTCTCCCATGACGGGCTGAATGCCTATGCTGCCCTGACGGGAGACATCGAGAGGGGGGAGTTCTGGCTGGGCGACACGACCCGTGGGGAGGACTCGAAGTATAACCTTCCTCCCAGCCTCGTGCTCGTCCTCCACAGGGAATCCCTGTACCATCCCTGGGGCCTGTGCAGCGGGGCCTGCTGGAAGGATAGGGCTTGCGAGGGCGAGGTCCCCAACCCCAGCCTGTATTCTCTCCTTGGCATCCTGAACTTCCCCCTGGAGGCGCTGTGAGGCCCGGCACCAAGAGCCTGCTGTTCGGCGAGCACCAGTTCCTCCTCCATCCCCTGTACGTTGCCTGGGCATGGCGGCACCTGTTCGGCTTCCCGTGGGACCCCCGCCTGTGGCTCTGCTTCCTGGTCCACGACTGGGGCTACTGGGGAAGGGAGGACATGGACGGCGAGAGCGGCAGGGAGCACCCCGAGTGCGGGGCCAGGCTGGCCCACCGCCTGCTCGACGTGGTGGAGTCCTCCGAGTTCGACTGGCATGTCTCCTGGCAGCACGTGTGGTACGACTTCTGCCTCTACCACTCCCGCTACCTCGCCGAGAGGGCCGGGCACCCGGTCTCCCGCCTGGCCCTTGCCGACAAGATGTCGTTCGTCCTGATGCCCTGGTGGATATACCTTCCCCTGGCATGGCTGTCAGGCTCCCTCAGGGAGTATATGGCCAACGGCAGGAGGATGGGGGAGCCTACGGTCGGGTGCAGGGAGTGGCACAGGGCGCTGCGGGACAAGACGCTGGAGTGGATAGCCCGTACCTTCGGCAGCCCCGCCCCTGTCAACGGCTACTTCTGGAGCTGGAAGAGGTGCAACGATGGCGGTACGGTTGACTAAGGCCGCCAGGGAGAGGCTGTGGAAGGAGTTCCTGGAGCGCCTGGAGAGGCTCAGGCACCAGGGCAAGCGGCCTCCCATCAAGAGGAGGTGGCATTCAAGATGGCGGTAAGGGTCACTATACGGATAGACGCCAGCAAGGTCGTCCAGGTCACGGAGGACCACGGCGGGTTCCTGGCGGGAAAGTGCTTCGCCTGCGGAGCCTCGGGCTGGCTTGAAGGGCGGGGGTACCCGCACCGGGCCAAGGACGTCCCCGGCTCCCACCTGAGGCACGGGGCCTCCTGCCCCATGAACAGGGCCTTGAACAATGATGGCAGCCTGAGGCAGTCATAGTCACTGACACATGCGCTACGAGGTCCCGGGAGCAGGCTACTACGAGAGGGCCCACAACGATGCCGACAAACAGGTGAACGCCGAGCTGATACGGCAACTCCTGTACTTCAACCTCGGGCACCCAAGGGGCGACGACCTGTGGGTGCTGTTGGGCAACGACTTTTCTCTCCATCCCCTTGGACAGGAGGGCCTGAAGAACGCAACCAACCTCCTGCTGGGCAGGGCACCAAGGAACATGGCCTGCGGCTGGGCGCTGCGCATGCTCTACAGGCTCCTGACGGTCGGCGTAGGCTCGTTCCAGCGCAACATGCTGTGGACCCTTACCCTGCCCGAGCGCTGCCGCAGGGCATGGTGGCGCATAGTATTCTAGGGTATATGATGACAGGATTCGACTTCCTGAACGAGGAGCAGCTAAGGGCGGTAGCCCACCCGATGGGCAGGCCAGCCTGCCTCATTGCCGGGGCAGGGTCAGGCAAGACCGCCACCATCACGGCAAGGGTGGCCTGGCTGATGGAGAACGATGTCCCCCCCTTCCGCATCTGCTGCATCACCTTCACCAACAAGGCGGCCGGCGAGATAGCCCGCAGGGTAGGGCTGGCGGACTCCGCTCCCGCAGAGTCCAGGCCCCATATATCGACCATCCACTCCCTGGCCCTCAACGCCATCCGCAGGGACCCCGAGGGCTTCGGGTTCGAGGGGAAGGTCACCCCCATGGACGACTACGACCAGGCGCAGATGTGCAAGAAGCTCATCGAGCGCATGCCCCAGGAGATGGGCATGGAGATGAACGCTTACCGCTTCCTGGAGAAGCTGGCCTACCACCGTGCCCGTGGGGTAGGGTTCTCGGACGGCTATACCGAGGAGGTCCACGAGGAGGCCCTGGAGCACCACAAGGGGTACCATGCCCTGGAGGACTGGGAGGCAAGGCTCTGGAGGCTGTTCGAGGAGGAGAAGCGCAAGTGCGGCACGGTGGACTTCGACGACATGATTCACCTGGTGGTACGCCGAGGTGAGGCCGAGGATGCCTGGAGGGCCGCCCTCCAGCGGCGTTTCCACCACGTCCTCCAGGACGAGAGCCAGGACACCAGCCCCGTGCAGTGGAGGTTCGTCAACCTCCTGCTCGGGGACGACAATCCCAACCTCTACTGCGTCGGCGACCTGGCGCAGAGCATCTATGCCTTCCAGGGGGCCGAGCCACGCCTGCTCAAGGAGTTCAGCGAGGGCTGGCGGGGGCACGTGCCGGACCTCTACCGCATATCCCGCAACCACCGCAGCCTGCCCTCCATCATCAGGCTGAGCAACAAGATTAACGCCGCCATGACGGAGGTCATCCCGCTCAGGATGATGCCCTTCCGGGGCCTCGGGCCGGACGGCGGGGAGGCGGAGTCGGGGCTTACCAGGATAATCAGGTCCAGCATGCCCTCTGACATAGCCGCCGTCATAGCCAAGGAGATACAGCACGACAGCCAGCTCAAGAAGGCCCCCCTGGAGTACAGGGACAACGCCATCCTGGTGCGCAGCGCCATCCAGGTGAGGGACGTGGAGGGGGCGCTGGTGAGGCTCCGCATCCCCTACATAGTCCGGGGCGGCAGGGGCCTCCTCCAGACGGAGGAGGTGAAGGACATCCTCTCCTACTTCAGGCTGGCCGTCAACCACAAGGACTTCCCGGCCTTCGTGCGTGCCGTGGGGGTCCCGAAGAGGGGCATCGGGGACGTGGCCATCGAGAGGCTCCGCAGCCAGGCCAGCGAGGAGCACGGCGGGGACCTGGTCGAGGCATGCACCTCCATGGACAAGCTGGACGTGTTCTACAGCAACATGTCCCAGGTCACGGCCATGCTGGACGACCCGGCCGCCGCCATGGAGGCCCTGGTCAGGCTGTTCGGGTACAAGGACTACATCTCCGGCAAGTACCGCCGTGAGGAGAGCAAGGCGAGGGCCAAGCACGAGAACATAGACCGCTTCCTCTCCCTGGTGCGGTCCCTTGCGGACGAGGGGAGGACCTCCGAGGACCTGGTGTTCCACCTTGCCATGGACAGGCCCTCCGACGACGGGGAGGAGGAGGATAAGGGGGCGGTCACCGTCTCCACCATCCACAGCGCCAAGGGGCTGGAGTGGCGGCGGGTGTATATTACCAATGTGACGGAGGGGTCGCTCCCCCATAGGTTCAGCATGGGGAGCCCGTCCGAGGTAGAGGAGGAGCGTCGGCTGTTCTACGTCGCCTGCACGAGGGCGAAGGACAGCCTTGCCATATGCGTGCATTCCCTGGAGCCCCGTGGGCCCAACACCCTCTCGGTGGCCCCGAGCAGGTTCCTGGGGGAGGTGGGCATAAGGACCTAGGGAGGCAAAGATGACGGAACTGCCGGGACCAGGGATACCTGAACGGGTACCTAACCGGGAAAGTCGAACACAGGAAAGCGGGGGTAAGGTGAGGCCATACGAGGAGTTCTGGGAGCTGGTGGTCGTAAGACGTGAGGGATGCCAGGAATGCTATACTGCGTACGACCACGAGGCCCTCAGGCAGGCGTTCGTCAGCGAGGAGGCGGCCAGGGACCGTGCCGAGGAGGACAACAAGGGCAGGCTCGGAGAGGCCCATACCCCCATCAGGTGGAGGGGCGACCACCACGGCGGGGTCCGGAGCATCGAAAGCCCCGATGGCCAGGTGGACTACTACGTGTTCCCCCGTACTGTGTTCCAGAGGGTGGTGCGGGCATGAAGGACATGGTTCCCTGCTACCAGTGCGGCGGGCAGAGAGAGCACGACCTGCGGACGGGCGAGGTCCTCCCCTGCGACGTGTGCGGGGAGAGGCTCTGCGAGGCATGCGGGGCGGGCAACCACTGGAGGTGCGTGGGGCACTTCTGCGAGTGCAAGGCCCCGGAGTGCAGGAGGATGCGGGACACCCATGTGGTATGCCCTGGCTGCAAGGAGGGGAGGCACAAGGAGTGCCTCGGGCACAGGTGCCACTGCATCCACTGCTCGTGGCAGGACCCCGACTGCCCTGAGTGCTGGAGGGCCAAGCATGCGCCCTGACCTGTTCCCGTCCATCCTCCTCGGCCACATGGTGGGGGACTACCTCCTCCAGAACAACTGGATGGCGATGAACAAGGGCGGCAGCACCCTCAAGTGCGCCGTCCACTGCCTCATCTACACATGGGCCGTGGACATCTTTACCTACCCCTTCTTCCACCATGACTGGCGGTGGCTGGCCCTGGTCTTCCTGAGCCACTTCCCCATCGACAGGTGGAGCCTGGCGGACAAGTGGCTCAGGCACATAGGCGGCAGGTCCATGACCAGGTTCATGGCCGACGGGCACAAGAACATCCCGGCCGAGGCCGAGGGGGAGGCGAGCGAGTACCGGAACTACCATGCCCTGCGGGCAGGGTTCACCAGCCTCGTATACGCCGCCGCCGACAACACGATGCACCTCGTAATCCTGTACTACAGCGCCCTGCTCCTGCTGGGCAGTAATAGCTAGGCATGACCCACGGCTCGCTGTTCTCCGGCATAGGCGGCTTTGACCTCGGGTTCGAGCGTGCAGGGATAGGGACGTCCTGGCAGGTGGAGAACAGCCCGTCTGCTACGAGGGTCCTGGAGTCCCATTGGCCGGAAGTGAAGAGGTATGGCGATATACGTGGATGCGGACGGCACAATCTTGCCCCTGTTGACCTCGTCAGCGGGGGGTTCCCCTGCCAGGACCTCAGCACCAGCCAGAACGGAAGGAGATGGGGCCTTGCCGGGGAGCGCTCCGGGCTGTTCTTCGAGGCTGCAAGGGTTATTGAGGAGCTTAGGCCTCGATGGTTTGTTCTTGAGAACGTCAGAGGGCTCTTCTCTTCGCATGAGGGTGAGGACTTCGACGTCGTCGTCTCGGCGCTGGCAGAACTCGGGTATTGCGTGGCTTGGAGAACGCTGGATAGCCAATACTTCGGCGTCCCCCAGCACAGGGAGCGGGTGTACGTTGTTGGCGGCCTTGGACACGGGGGCCCCGTCCTCGTACTTTTTGAGGGACTCCCGAAGGCTGAACCGGGTAATGCTGGAGAGGCACCTCCACAAGCCGTGGTGCCAGTGGCTATTAACCCATATCAGCACGGTTCCAACGGGGTCGGCATCTCTTACGTGGTCCACACCCTCGACTCAAGGCCCGACAGGGTGGTGCTTGCGCCTCTTGACGGAGGAAGAGTGGGAGGCCCTCCAGGGGTTCCCCGGCGGATGGACGTTGCCCGCACAAGGCTCGTCGGCAATGCCGTGACGGTGAACGTGGCGGAGTGGCTGGGCCGCAGGATTGCGGCCCTGGACGGGTGTATACTAGGGGGGGAGGAGACACATGTATCCATTCTCTAAGAGGTTCCCAGGTATGTCGGTCGGGGAGTACAGGGAGATTGGCACCCCCCGGCATATCGCCATTAACCTTCCCGACAACGTGTCCGTAAAGACCTTCGTTACCCCCTCCCATACCTTCCCCGACGAGGGCTACTACCTCCAGGCGGTGAAGGGCAAGAGGGCGGGGTGGGGCAACGGCTCCGCCGTCGTCATGTGCAACTGCATCGACGCACTGCTCAAGTTCGGCTCCGTCCTGGCCGGCATCAAGGCCCCCTGCAAGCATGCCCAGGGGCTAAGGGCGCTGCTCGGCAGGGGGCATGCCTATGCCAGGATAGAGGGCTAGAATCCCCCCGCAGGCCCGTGATTCCGGTGTATACTTAGTGTGAAGGGAGCAGGCGAGCGCTCCCGAGAGATTACAGGCCTCCGCACCGTGCGTCGAGGCCAGGGGAGTCCACAAGTGAATAGGAACGGATTTGAGGAGCGGGCTACCGCCCGCCTGGTATGGGACTATTTCCGGCTGGTGCTGCCCACGACCAAGGGCAAGCTGCTTAAGGGGTACAAGGAGGCATGCGACCGCCTGCGCCCCGGTGCCTCCAGGGTGGTCCGGCTGGTGACCAACGGCGTGGAGGAGGTCGTAGAGGTCAGGTTCGCCTCCAACACCAAGGCCGGGTTCGTGGAGATGAAGGACTTCTACCACGACCTTATGAAGGCCAGCCCCCCGTGGGCGTTCGTCGCCGGGGAGGAGCCACGGCACGAGCCACGTCAGAAGCGCCCAGGGAGGGGAAGGTTCCACCCTAACCCCAGGCCCCGCTAGGCTTTCCTGGCAGGGCATGCGGTAGCTGGCTCTGCCAGGAGACACGACTATGAGAGAGGCACACCTCGATACCACCCTTCCGGTGGACGCCGATGGGAGGGCCTGCGGGGCACTCCTCGGCTTTGACTTCTGCGCCGAGCACGAGTGGGGCATAAAGGGCATCCAGGAGCAGTTCGGCATCCCTGAGAAGACCCATGCCCTGGGCGTCAACAGGCGCAGGGTGCGGCAGGTCCCCAAGAGCCTCCTATGGGCGAAGCGGGGCATCCGGGAGGGAATCCTCCTCCCCGACCGCTTCACCGCCGCCTATGAGAAGGACGTCCAGTCCTTCTACTGGCGCATCCTCCACCTGTCCAAGGCCAGGAGGCTTAAGGCAGCATGGGACGAGAACTCCTTCATCATAACCTCCGACCAAAAGGCCGACATCAGGCTCCTGCGGGAGGTCTACGACGCCATCAGGAAGAAGGATGCCGCCGTGGGCATCTTCAGCCCGCACCGCAACCCCTTCGGCGGGGCGGGCCTGGGCCTCGTCGTCGTCAGCCGCACGGATGCAGGGACCCTCAAGCACTGGAGGGACACCGACCAGGAACAACGGCTCCTCCAGAAGGCGAAGAAGGACAGCGGCATCGGGGCCATGCTCAGCAAGGCAGGCAAGAAGTACTTCGCCCTGTCCCCCAGGTTCGACAATAAGGACGGCAGCATAGTCTACTGGCTCAACCCCTTCGACGACGACAAGGCCAGGGCGGGATGGTACTCCCTCCAGGACCTCAAGGACTGGGCGAAGGGCAAGGGCAGGGTAGTACAGCCCGACCCACCGCCCCCCGAGCCTGAGCTGGAGCAGCCGGAGGAGTGGGAGAAAGAAAATGAAGGACAAGAAGCGGTTCATGCATGAGCTGGCGGTGTTCCTGGTGGCCGAGCAGGCCTCTGACAGCATCGGCCTCCAGATGGGCAGGCCCTTTGCCAAGCGCTGGGCCGCCCTCCGCAACGCCACCCCCCTCTTCGGCTACCCGACTGTCGAGGAGGCGGAGAAGGAGCTGTCGGAGTGGCTGCTCGGGGAGGTAAAATGATGCTCATTACGGTCAAGGGGAAATAACTGATGTACCTGGCATTGCTCCTGATACTCCCGCTTCTGCTGTGCTTCCTGGCAAAGTACGTCTTCTGGAAGGACAGCTTCGGGTGGGCACCCTTCCTTATCACCATGGGGGCCTGCATCCTCGTCACCCTAGGCGGGCTGGCCATCGAGTTCTACGGCACCACGTCCGACACCGAGGTATGGAGCGGCAGCATCACGGGCAAGGAGCGCCGGGTAGTCCCGTGCAGCCATTCCTACCCCTGCAACTGCCACGAGGTCTGCACGGGGTCGGGCAAGGACGAGAGCTGCTCCGAGCACTGCGACACCTGCTACGAGCACTCCTTCGACGTTGACTGGATGGTATACTTCTCCACGGGGAAGGCCATCAACATCGCCAGGGAAGACCGCCAGGGACTCATAGAGCCTAAGCGGTGGGACGCCGCCTACCTCGGGGAGCCTACCACCGAGGCGCACAGCTTCACCAACTACCTGCTGGCCGCCCCGGACAACGTCCTGCTGCGGCACGATGCCCCCAGGGGGTTCGAGGGGCTGGTGCCCGCCTACCCCGGGCAGGTCTACGACTACTACAGATGCAATAGGTTCCTGCTGGGGGGAGGGGTGCCCGTCCAGGGGGAGAAGGACTGGCGCTGGCTGCTGGACAGGCTGAACGCCGACCTGGGCGGCGTCAAGCAGGTGAACGTCATCATCGTCCTTGCCTATACCTCCGACCCCCGGTACGAGTACGCCTTGCAGAAGGCATGGGTCGGGGGGAAGAAGAACGACCTCGTGGTCTGCATCGGCGTCACGAGGTACCCCAGGATTGACTGGTGCCGCATCGTCTCCTGGACCACGGACGAGAGCATCAAGGTCCTGCTCCGGGACGACATACAGGGCATAGGGACGCTGGACAGGCGGGACGACATCATGGGGGCGATACGGAGGGAGACCGCTGTCCACTTCCACAGGCGGCACATGAAGGACCTCAAGTACCTTGCCGCAGCGCACCAGCCCAGCGGCACGGCGCTGCTCGTCATCCTGCTGCTGGAGGTAGCCAGCGTGGCAGGGGGGGTCTACGTGTCCTACCGCATGCAGGAGGAAGGCTACCATCGTTATAGCGGATATTACTGAAAACAAAGGAGAACCAAATGAGGAGCGAGAGAGGCGCAATATCTGCACTGGCAGTCACCCTGCTGGCCGTCCTGGGGGTCCTGCTGGTCATCGGCGGGTCCCTGGTACTGGGCTACATCGACTTCGGCAGCGAGGCCAACCGCTTCGAGAACAGCATCAAGGCGGCCTGGACCAACAACCAAAACGTCTACGACAACGGCTGGAAGGCCGTGATGGAAAAGGCGCAGGTGCCGAAGGAGTACATCAGCCAAGTCAAGGACGCCTACACCGCCGTCATGACCGGCCGCTACGGTGCCAGCGGAAGCCGAGCCCTGCTCCAGCTTATCAAGGAGGATAACCCGAAGCTGGACCCGTCCGTGTACATCCAGGTCCAGCAGTCGGTCGAGATATTCCACAACCAGTTCTCCCAGGCGCAGGCGGAGCTGGTGTCCCGGAAGCAGGAGTACATGAACCTTTACACCGGCACCAGGCACGGGCGCTTCTACAATATGTTCGCCCACTACCCGCACATCGACATGAGCAAGTTCGACATCGTGACGTCGGAGAAGACGCAGCAGGACTTTGGCACGAAGAAGGCCGAGCCGCTCAAGCTGTTCCAGCCATGACGTACCTAGTTGACTACCTGGACGGCATCCAGTCCCCACGCCTCATGGCAGTGTCGGAGTCCGTCTGGCGTATCCTCAGGGCGATGGCGGACAGGTACCCCTGCGACATAGTCCTGTCCAACGGCTACACAAGGGGGGAGGAGGAGCCCTTGGAGCGGCTTGTCCTCCTCCGCAAGGGATGCCCAGGGGAGATAGTAGTAGAGCTTATGAAGGGACGCACGCCTTCGTGCAATCCGGCCAGATTGCATGAGAGGATACAACCGGGAGGGGACGGTGGATAACGACGAGCTTGTGGCAAAGGTCGTGGAGATGCGCAGGGAGCAGGCGATGGTGGCCGCCCTCAGGGCAGCCATCAACACCATGCCCTTCGGGGCCTCCATGCTGGAGTGCGCCATCGTCGCCGACACGGTCCTCGACAGGCTGGAGGGCAACCCCGAGGGGCTTAGGGCGCTGATAGAGAAGTGGGGGGACGGGTAGCATGGGCACATGTAAGACCAACGACGACGCCACGGAGGCCACGCTCCACGGGTACGTCCACTGCGTGGACGGGGAGCTTGTGTTCAGGGCCAAGTTCGGGGAGAGGGACTCCGACTGGACGGACCTGCCCTCGGGGTGGCTCAGAAAGAGCCTGGACCTGCCGGAGTTCGTCGGCGGCATCAGGACGGTGGACATAGCCCTTATCATAAGGGTAGGGCAGGCCAGGAGGTAAAGGCAGATGAAGAACATAAGGCTTGAGGTGCCGCCCATTAGGCAGAAGAGCATCGAGACGTGCATAGCGACGCTGACCGTCGAGACCGAGGACGGGCGCACCATCCGCAAGGAGCTGGACTTCAGCGGCAACGCCATCGGCCCGGTGAGGTACGGCGCACGCCTTGTCGTCCAAGCGCTGGCAGAGGCGCAGGCAGAGGAGGGGGTTAATGGACAGGCCTAGCTTCGGGGTCATCGTGGGGAGGTTCCAGTGCCACGAGCTTCACGACGGGCACATGGAGCTGTTCCGCATCGTGCGTGGCCGCCACAGCCGGGCAATCGTGTTCCTGGGGTGCAACAGGGTCGGCCCCACCCGGCACGACCCCCTGGACTTCGAGACACGCAAGCGCATGATTCAGGCGAAGTTCCCCGACTTTACCGTCCTTCCCCTCAGGGACAAGAAGACCGACGAGGAGTGGAGCAGGGAGCTGGACTCCCGCATCTCCGACGCCGTGGGCGAGGTGCCGGCCGAGGTCGTGCTCTACGGGAGCCGGGACAGCTTCGCCCCGTTCTACCACGGCTCGCACCCCGTCAAGGAGCTGGAGCTGCTCAACGTCCCCAAGGCGCTCAGCAGCACGGAGGTACGTGCCATCCTGACCAACACTGTCATGGAGTCGGCGGACTTCCGGGCGGGGGTCATCTATGCCATGGGGCAGCTATGGCCGAGGGTCGTCACCGTGGTGGACATCGCTGTCGTCCACAAGTGCAGGTGGGGGCCTGCCGGGGCCTCTGTGCCTGGGCTGTGCGTCCTGGTCGGCAAGAAGTCCGACGATGTCCTCTGGCGGTTTCCTGGCGGGCATGCACTCTTCACCACCGACTCCTTCGAGGCAGACGCCAAGAAGGAGGTCTTCGAGGAGACAGGCCTGGATGTCTACAGCATCGAGTATGTCGGCTCCCGCAGGGTGGATAGCTGGCGCTGGAAGTCCGAGCCTTCCGAGGGCTACAAGACCCTGTTCTTCGTCGCCGAGAGCATGACGATGGGCGGGCACGGGGCGGACGACCTCCCCGTGACCCAGTGGTTCCGCCTCGACGACCTGACCGAGGACGATATCGAGAAGGAGCACAAGCCCCTCTTCAGGATGCTTGTCGGCCACGTCACCGGGAAGTGGGGCTACACCCTGAGGCCACTAGGGGGATGGCGACCCGGCGAGACAGAGGCCAGCATGCCATATGCTGCTACCCCTCTTGCCAACATCATAGCTCCCCCGGCACTGATATATACAGAAGGAGACAAGAATGCCGCAGCCGTTGAGGATTAACCCGGTGTTCAGGACCGACAGCTACAAACTGTCCCACTGGTTCCAGTACCCGCCTGACACGGAGCACGTCTACAGCTACCTGATGTCCCGTGGGGGGTTCTGGAAGCACACGCTGTTCTTCGGCCTCCGGTACATCCTCAAGGCGTACTTCGAGGGGGTGGTGTTCAGCGAGAGGGACATCTTCGAGGCCGCCGCCAAGAGCCATGCCCACTTCGGGTCGGACAAGGTCTTCAACTACTGCGGGTGGATGCGCCTGCTGGAGAAGCACGGCGGCCGGCTCCCCCTGCGTGTCCGGGCCGTCCCCGAGGGCACGGTGGTCCCCGTCAAGCATCCCATTATGACCATCGAGAACACGGACAGGGAGTTCCCGTGGCTGACCAACTGGGCGGAGACCATCCTGCTGCACGTCTGGTACCCTACCACGGTCAGCACCCTGTCCTTCGAGGTCAGGCAGGCCATCGGGAACGACCTCGTGCGGACCGGCACTCCGTCCCTGCTGGACTTCAAGCTGCACGACTTCGGCTACAGGGGGGTATCCTCCCTGGAGACGTCCGCCATCGGCGGGGCGGCCCACTTGGTGAACTTCCTCGGCACCGACACCACGTCCGCCCTTGAGCTGTGCGAGCAGTTCTACGACTGCCCCATGGCGGGGTTCAGCATCCCGGCGATGGAGCACAGCACCGTGACAGCCTGGGGCGAGGACAACGAGCAGGAGGCCTATGCCAACATGCTCGACCGTGCCCCGACCAGCCTGATAGCGTGCGTCATCGACAGCTACGACACGCACCGTGCCGTTGCCGAGATATTCGGCGGGGCGCTGCGGGAGAAGGTCCTCCGCCGTGAGGGCACGGTGGTCCTGCGCCCCGACTCTGGCGACCCCTGCATCGTCATCGAGGACATCTTCAACACGGTCGCCGAGAAGTTCGGGTTCGAGACGAACAGCAAGGGCTGGAAGGTGATGCCCCCCCAGGTCCGTCTAATCCAGGGCGACGGCGTGAACTACCAGAACATCCTCCGCATTAACTCGCACCTTACCCGTGCGGGATGGTCCATGGACAACTGGGGGTACGGCATGGGAGGGGCCCTGCTCCAGCAGCAGAACCGTGACACCATGCGGTTCGCCATCAAGTGCTCCGCCATCAAGCGGGACGGCAGCACGTGGGAGGAGGTCCGCAAGCTGGTGGCCACCGACCCGAGCAAGGCGTCCATCGGCGGCAGGTTCGACCTGCTCCGCTTCCCGGACGGCGAGGTCGAGACGGTGCAGACGGACGACTGGGACCCCCGGACGGCCATCGGCTGCCAGAACATGCTGGAGACGGTGTTCGAGGACGGGGAGGTAAAGCGCCACCAGACCCTCGAACAGGTGAGGGGGATACGTGCCACCTACGACCGCTTCGACAAGGAGGAAGAGGGATGACGACCACCATCGAGACAAGGACGGCCGAGGTGACCTTCGAGGTCAGGGTGGAGCAGTGGTGGTCAGACGGCGTCCGCCGCCGTGAGAGCACGGGCACGGACGACTACGAGGAGGCGCTGAGGGTTCTCCGCCAGAAGATGGCGGAGTCCCTCGTCCTGGGCACGCCAGCACCAGCCAGCCTGACGGTCGCTAGCCTAGTGGAGGCGAAGCTGGCGAACGAGAAGGCAGAAGGCTTCAAGGATACAGCCAGCAACCGCCAGCGGTGGGAGGGCCACCTGAGGGCGGCCCTGGGCGATATAAAGGTGCGTGACCTGAAGGCGTCCACCATGCGTGAGTACCGTGCCAGGCGGAGGGCGGAGGGCGCACCCGACTCCACCATCAATAGGGAGCTGTCGGTCGTCCGTGCCGCCTACAGGCTGGCGTGGAAGGACGACTTAATCACCCTGGCGGATATCCCCCACTTCCCCATGGCCAGCGAGGCGGGCAGCAGGCGCAAGGGATTCCTGCGGGACGACCAGTACCAACAGGTCTTCGACGCCTGCATGCATGAGGGCCTGTGGCTTGCATCGGCCTTCCAGGTCGCCAACGACTTCGGCTGGCGCAGGGGAGAGGTCTTCCCCATGCTGGTCAGCCAGCTTGACTTCTCGGGCAAGGGCAGCATACACTTGCCTGACAGCAAGAACGGCGAGGGGCGGCTGATGCCTATGACCGACAAGGTGAGGGAGATGCTGGCGCAGTGCATAGCGGGAAAGGCCCCCACGGACTTCGTCTTTACCCGTGACGGCGGCCGTCCCGTGAAGTCCCACTACAAGGCATGGAGGCGTGCCGTGGCGGAGGTAGGCGACCTGCACTTCCACGACCTGCGGCGGACAGCGACCAGGAACCTCGTCCGTGCTGGCGTCCCCAAGTCCGTGGCGCAGCAGGTGACGGGCCACCTCGACCCCAAGGTCTTCGACCGCTACAACATCACCGACCTCGTAGACCTGGAGGGCGCAGCCGAGGCACTGGACAGAAAGTCCAGCCATACTTCAGCCATACTGGAACCTGCAAGTGCTTGAGGGCCTGTAGCTCAGAAGGATAGAGCAACGGTTTCCTAATCCATTCCCAGGCATTGTGTATCCTCGTATATCCAGGTGTGATGTTGCTAAGGACAAAGAATCAAGGGGTTACACGGAGATACACAATCTACACGAGGCTACATCTGTAAGCCATCCAGTAGCAAGGACTTCCTCTCCGGCCCATACTTCGGCCATACAAGAATCCCTGGCCTAGGCGTGTAGATTGGTGTATACTGTAGGTGGAGGCAATCACCACATGGCAAACGACACCAAGACCGCCGCCGAGAAAAAGGCTGCCGACCTTGAGAGGGTGAAGGCCCTCTTCCAGTTGCGTGACAGTTCCGCCCCTGGCTCTCCCGAGGAGAAGGCCGCCGTGAAGGCCATTGCCGAGTGGATATTTGGAGGCTAGCAGCTAGGTCCCGCCAGCGGGGCGGGCAGACCATCGAAAGAGAGGATACAAAGATGAAAGGCTTGCTCGTAGCTATCCTGGTCGTGCTGGTGCTTGGCTTCTGCGGCGTGCTTCCGGCCGTGCTTGGAACCCTTGCGGTCCTGTCGCTTGTCGCCCTGGCCTGCTGGGGCATCTACCGTGTGCTGCGCAGCCCGGCAGTGTGGACAATCCTGGCTGCTCTGGTCATCGTCGGGATGGTCGTGGTCATCGTAGGCTTTGCCCTTGGTGGATAAGACGGCTACCCGTCCCCCTGCGGGGCAAGCCTCTATGGGAGGCAACTGAGACAGGAGAAAACACAATGGCAGATGCAATCGTAAGGATGGTAGGTGGGAAGCCCGTCATCACGGACAGGAACGGGCGTACTATCTCATTGAAAAAGAAAGGAATCATTTACCTGCTTATCGACGTGTCCGAGAGCATGATGGCCTTTGTCGGCCCTCGGGACTGGCTGAAAAATGTTCCCCTCACAAGGCAGGCAGGCCGGGACGGCGCTTCGGTAAACATCGTTCCCTGGGAACATATTGGCAACCACAAGACCAAGCTCCAGGTTGCCCTGGCGGGCGTGGCGGCATTTTCAGATACCGCCCTCAAGACCAAAGTGGTGGGAATAGCGGCATTCGCCTCGGCTGCCCGTATCTGTCAGCAGCCCACCCATGACAGGGAGAAGCTGGCCGATAGCCTATCCTCCATGGAAAGCCATCCCCTGAATGGCGGGGGCACCAACATGGCGGATGCCCTGCGCCTGCTTTTGCAGCCTGGGCTGTCGCCTATAGAGACGGTCATTGTGGTTACCGATGGCATGCCTCAGGACAGGGAGGGGGCATTGCTCTATGGCAAGATGCTAAAGGATGGGGGTACGGAAATCCTGGTCATCAGCACGGAGGATGCTGACCGGAATTTCCTGGGCGGGCTGGCATCGAGGCAAGACCTTTCCATCCATGCTACCGACGAGAACTTGGGGCAGGCCATCACGGACTGCGCCAGACTGCTGAGGGCATAATGGCCGACGAAACCTACTACGAAATCCTTGACGTACCCAGGACGGCAGGGCAGGATAGGATACTGACAAGCTATCGCTCCCTTGCCAAGCAGTTCCACCCCGACAGGGAGCCGGGGGTCAACCCTGGGGTTCGGAAGCTGATGACCAGGAGGTTCCAGCAGGTCAGCGAGGCGTATAGCACGCTGAAAGACCCCGCCAAGCGCAGGGAGTACGATGCGGCCCTGGACATGCTGGAGTCCCCCGAGTACTACCAGCCCATGGTGGTCCAGCCTCCTCCCCATTCCTCTTCCCCTTCGCCTGTACGGAGGGCGTCGCCTAAATGGCAGCCGTTGTGGGCCTCCAACAACCTACGGGGTATGGCAATAGGGACCATATTCTGCCTTGCGGCTATCCTTCCGCTTGTTTTAATGTGTCTCGACCCTTCTGGTAAGAAGGCTGCCGCCGCACCGACCGTCCAGGCAACGCCGACTGTACGGAAGGCCCCTGCTCCTGTTGTCGTTAAACCTGCTACCGTAGCTCCTGCGCCTGTAGTCAGGCCCGTGAAAGACAAGGTCGTCAAGACAGCAGAGAAGCCGGTTGTCGAGGCAGCAGAGAAGCCGCCTTCTGTCAGGTTCGGATGGGCTACGATGACCCAAGACAGCAGGATTTTTGAATCATGGGGAAAGGACAGCCACGGCAACCTTCTTTTCTATGGTGCCAGTTCTGCACATTGTCTCAGCGCAGGCGAACGGGTCGAGACAAGGGGCAGCCAGACGAATGCTTCCGGAGAGGGCTATAGGCTTGTCAGGACATCTGATGACAGGGAAGGATGGGTGTGGAGAAACGACGTGCAGGTTGATGACATTAGCGGCAACGAGGGATGGCAGGACTATGCCCCGTCCAGTACAGAGGAAAAGAAGCGCCCCTCTGCCATTACCCCCTTACCATAGGCGGGGGGTCTAGCTACCTGTCCCCCTGCGGGACAAGCCTCTCCTCTATCTCTCCCACGGGGCAGGCGAAGTCGCCATAGCTGTCCGGGTCGCTGCGGTAGAGGACGGCGCTCTTCTGCGAGTGGCGCTCCTCTAGGTTAGGCCCCTTCGCCGAGCCTGCCAGCAGCGCCTCCACGTAGTGCCCTATGGCCTGCATGCGCCTGTCCCTCTCTGCGGTCAGCACCCAGGCCGTCTACCGGGGCAACCTCAGCCGCCAGTTCATCGAGGACGTGAGGAAGGGCGTATACCCTGTATGGGAGGGGGTCGTTGCCAAGGGCGAAGGCTTCATGGTCAAGGTCAAGACCCTTGCCTACCTCGCCCGGCTGAAGGAGGTCTTCGGCGGCCGGGAGGAGGACTTTGGCAGGTATTGGGAGTAAACTAAACCAAGCAAAGGAGATACAAAGATGAATATTTCTCTCAAGGTTCTCGGGGGGGTGGTGGGGATAGCTATCTTCCTGAGCATCCTGGTCGTTGTCGGCCTGCTGGTGGGGTACCCCGCCAAGTGGATTATGAACTACCTGCTTGCGCCGTCGGCCTTGCAGGCGGTCTTCGGAGTCGCCAGGATGACCTTCTGGCGGGCCTTCTGGCTCAACATCCTCTGCGGGATACTGTTCAAGGCATCGGCATCCTCGGTGAAATAGGGAGGCAGCCCGAGGCGGCAAGAGGATGGGCTAGCTGTAGGACTGCACGAACCCCGTCACCCCGAAGGCCCTCCCTATCGGCGTAGGGGCTATCCCGTAGCCGGGCGCATAGGCGGTGTTGGTTATCTCCAGCCTGACCAGCCTGGTGACCAGCGGCACGTAGACCTTCCAGTCGGCCATGGCGGTGATGCCCACGCTGTACACGTACTGGGGGGCGGTGCCGGACATGTCACGCTGCATCCCCTGGTAGGAGCGGCGGGCCTCGAAGACGGTCACCCCGTCCGCCTCCATGTTCTCCCTCCTCATCACGAGGAGCTGCTGCTTGAGCATCTCGCTCAGGTCCGAGGAGGTCTGGAGGTCGTTGGACCTCACGTCCAGGGTGAAGTCGATGTTCTCCTTGGAGCCGTACACCTCGTAGGTCTCGCACGTCTCGGGGGACACGATTACGGCCACCTGGTCCCCCACCACCACGTTGTCCCCTACCGCTATCCTCAGGCCTGGTATGAGGTGCTCGTTGGTGCGGTACTTCCTGGCCTCCTTCTCCGCCTGGGAGGTCTTTATCCTCACCTCCCACCTGCACCACTCCCCCGGCATCAGCAGCCTGGGGAGCGTCACCGTGCCGTCGCTGTTCACCGCCGCAGAGTAGTAGTCGCCGTAGGCGGTATGGATGAACACCTGGCCGTCGGCCAGGGACTCCCCCGGCCTGACGTCCGTCTGCAATATGTCCTCCGGGTTGGTGCCCGGGACGTCCAGGGGGTTTACCCTTACCACCATCCTGGCCGTTATGGTCATGCCGGGAGGGGTCCAGTCGGACAGCCTTACCCAGCCGTTGGAGGCGTACCAGGTGTAGTCCTTGCCTAGCTGGAGGACGTACCCTGTCTGGTCAACCAGGGAGAACGACACGAGGGCGCTCATCTGCTGCGGGGGGCTGGAGCCTGGCACCGGCACCTTCTCCTGGGGGATGTTCGCTACCTCGGAGCCTCCCACGGTGCTGGCCACGATGACCTGGTCAACCTCCTGCTGGTACCAGTAGTCCGCCAGCGGGCGCAGGGCCGCAGGGGGTGAGCCTGCAAAGAGGGTAAGGCCGGCGGGGGTAGGGGTGAGCAGGTAGCCGACACGGGGCGAGAGCAGCAGGTCTATGGGCACCGGGGGGCTGCCGGTGTAGGTAGGGTAGCTCCCGTCGTTCACGGCGGTCACCAGGGGGGTAGGGGGGCTTTCCCTCCCCTCCACGTATCCGGACAGCGTGGTGCCGTCTATGCCTGGGGCCAGGTAGACCACGGACCCCTGGGCGTTGCATACCTTCCCCTCCTCCCAGCGGAACTGCTGCATGGTCAGCTTTACCCCGCTGCTCTGGTCGTCCACGGAGTCCACGTTGAAGTAGTAGGTCCCGGCCACGGGGGTCTGCTTGGTGGCGTCCACCTCCTGGAGCCATTCCACGAAGGAGCCGTCGTGGTGCTCCACCTTCGCCAGGATGGCCCTCCCGTACTGCTTGGTCATGAAGTAGTCGGGGGACAGGCGGTTGCCGGCCGAGGACACGTCCTTGATGCTGACCTGGGCGTCCTTCCACTGTATCAGGTTGTTGAAGGGGGTTGACACCTCGCCGAGCGTGTCCCTGAACCGGGGGCTGCGGCTTACGGCGTCCTCTATGATGCGGCGTATGTAGGCGATGAGGTTCCCGCCCGTGAGGTCAAGCATAGCGTCTCCCTAATAAGGGAGGGCATAGGCGGGAACCTGGGGCCTGCCGTGCTTAGAGCTTCTTGAGGAGCTTCTCGGCCTCTGCCTTGGCGTCGTTGTACACCTTGGCGGCTTCGGCCTTAATCTTCTCTGCCTCAGCCTTTGCCTCGTTGAGAATCTTCTCTGCCTCGGGCGTTGCCTTGGCTATGTCTGCCTTGGCAGCGGCCTCAAGCTTCTTCGCCTCGGACACTCCCCTCCTCCACCATCCTATGATGATGGCCAGGACGTGCGAGAGGAACAGGGTGATTATCCCCTTGGCTCCGAGTATGCTGACGATGTCGCTCCAGATGGTCATCTTGCTCTCCTTGTTCTAGGCGTGTGCTTCCGCCGTAGGTTAATACTGGATGCCGGACGGGTACCTACCAGCTACTACCCTGCCCCAGCCTCGTGTCTGTCACCTGGTCGATGTCGCCCACGTTCGTCTCCTTGTCCATTATCTTGACGGGCAGGGCGCTGTAGTCAACGCCAGGGGGCGGGGGCGGCACGGTCTGGGTGATAGGCTCAATCCACTGGTGGATGGAGCGCCGTATGTCCCCGATGGACACGAACCAGCTAATCCTCGGGTACCAGCGGTTCTCTATCTGTATCTTGCCTCCCCCGTCGTAGTACAGGATGTTCCACTCGCTGCCGTCATGGGCCTGGAATACGGCCCCCGGCAGCATGTAGGCGAAGAAAATCTCGTCCCCCTCGATAGGGCTTAGGGGGTTGGGGAGCTGCAACGTGCCGGGGTTGGGCTTGAACTGGGCGAAGGTGCTCGTCCGCACGTCCTCCGGGTCCCCTACCATGGCCTGTAGCCCCTGGTCGGGGTTTGGGTGGTCTTCCTCGCATAGCACCCTGGCCGTCTTGGCCAGCTCGGCCGTCATCTCCTTGGTATCCATAGCCGTTCCTCTCTTATGGGGCGGATAGTCGCCATTCTTTCCTTCCGCCTCCTGGATTCTCTCGTCCACGGCGTCGTCGTCCAGCGACCTCATGGCCCAGTTCTTGTCCTCAAGCCTTATCTCCACCACCTGGCCGGGGGAGGGCCCTCCCCCCTGGGGCACCTTCTTGGGGTCCCCGTCCGTCAGGATGCAGGGCAGGGCAAGCTGGAGGCGTGAATGGCTGAAGGCGGCTATGCTGCCCCCCGTCTCCTCGAACACTCTCCTCGCCCTCTCCTGGAGCCAGCGGACTATCTTCGTTGCCCGGTCGTAGAACTCCCTGTAGGACCTGCCCCCTGGCGGGGCCTCGTCCATGCTCTGCTGGAGGGCCAGCATCTCCTCCTCGTGGTCCCGCACGTAGTCCCCGGACCACTCCCCCAGGTCCCAGGGGCGCAGGTTGGGGATGAGGTAGAGGGCGGCCCCGGTGGCCTTGGCCACCTCCCTGGCGGTCTCGGCCGCCCTGTCCAGGTCGGACGAGTATATCTCCTTCACGTTCAGGCTCTTGAACTTCTTGGCGTCCTCTTTTGCCTCCCTCTTCCCCTCTTCGTCCAGGGGGATGTTGGCCCATCCCCGGATGCGGCTGTCGAGGGAGTCCCCCGTAGTGCTGTTGTAGGGCGTGTGCCCGTGCCGGCCGAAGTATATGGTGGGCTTCCCTTCCATTATGCCTCTATCTTCCCGAAGGTCACCGTCCTGCCGATGGGTACCTCGACGGTGTTCTCCCACGGCTCCCGGTTGGGCTGCTCCCTGGCGTCGTAGAGCGGCTCCCCGTCCCCCCTGAGGTGGTGGGGGTCGATGCCCTGGTCGGGGTTGTCCCTCACTACAGGGTTGTAAAGCGTCGGCAGGCCCGTGTTGAGGGGGATGAGGTAGCGGGTGTCGCCGGGCTTCAGCAGCTCGGTGCCGAAGTCCTGCTGTAGGAGGATGCCCCTGGGCTGCTTGTAGGTCACGCCGTGTATGACCAGCCGGTCGCCGGTCCTCCGCACCAGGAGGTCCCCGTCCTGGACGATGGGGGTGTTGGTCAGGTACGAGCGGCTCTCACGGGCCGCCTTGATGCCCCCTCCCTCGTCCAGCTCACGCACCAGGGCGGTGTCCGGGGGGACGTAGAGCAGGTCGTAGGGGCCGTAGTACCCCCCGATTATGCCGGTCTCGAAGCACGACTTGCACCCGTGCCTGGGCGCTCCCAGCCCGGCCTCGGGGCGCACGCACCCGCACGGCTCCCCCCTCGTCCGCCTGAACAGGACATAGGCCGGCTCCCCCACCTGCTCGAACACCCACTGGTTGCGCCTTACCATCTCGGCGTACTCCCAGGTGATGGCGTCCACCTCCTGGGTGTTCACTACCTTGCTTCCCGGCGCTCCTGGCCTGTGAAGCTCCCCGTGGTCCCCGACAGGCACCACGGTATAGAACTGCCGGACCATGGAGGTATAGATGTCCACGTAGTTCGCCAGGCGCTTGTAGGTCGCCCGGAACCTCTGTATCCCGCCGTAGTTCACCTGGTTGACGTTGTCGGTATAGACCTGGGCCTGGTCCGACACCGCACCCCCCTGCGGCAGGTCGTTGTCGGCCGGCAGCCAGACGGCCTGGTCGAGCGGCACCACGGCTATGGGGCGTACGGTAATGGTGCTGTTGGAGATGTCCGTCAGGGTGACGGAGACGTCGTCGGGGCTGGTGGCCAGCTTCGGCCTGGACGCCACTATGTCGGAGTAGGGTGCCTCGGGGAGCTTGAACCCCCACTTGCCCATCCCCCCCTTGTCAATCCAGTCCTTGGGCCCTACCTCGTAGGTTACCTCCTCCAGGGCCGCCTGGTCACGCCAGAAGTGGCCCCTCCATACCCCCCGGTTCAGCCTCTCCCAGTTGTCCGGGTAGTCGTGTGCCCTGTAGATGTTGTACCCCTTCGTCGCCTCGGGGTCGTCCACCCACCATAGGTCACGGCTCCCTACGTAGCTGGAGTTAAGGACGAGAAGCTCGTTTACCATTGCCCCCTACTGATAAAGGGGCGGGTAGTCCTGCCTCGTATAAAACCCGAAGAATCCTGCTGTAACGTGTGTATCCTGGTGTATAATGTAGGTGGAGGGAAAAGGACATGCCAAAAGCAAAGCCTACCGTAGCGGACGCCGCCAGCATCGCCAGCCAGCTCAGCGCCGTGCTCAAGCCGCAGCCCGCCGTCGCCCCGCAGGCCGCAGCCAAGGAGAAGGTCTACGTCAGCAAGGCAACGTGGTCGGGCACCCTTGTCGTCGCCCCCGGCCTTGCCTTCAAGGCAAAGCTCTACAAGGCCACCAACGACCCCACGGAGGGGTTCAAGTCCAACATGGTACACCAGTGTGCCTGTGCTGACGGCACCACGCAGTACTCGCAGCTAAGGCAGGGCAGCATGAAGTGCTCCGTGTGCGGCGTCGATGTCCCCAAGGAAAGCATCCAGAAGGGCATCCCCAACGGCGACGGCACCTTCACCGTCGTCAGCGAGGACGATAAGAAGTCCTGCATGGTCCGCTCCGAGGGAGAGGCGGAAATCCTCCGCTTCGTCCCCCTTACCTCCGTTGACCCCATATACTTCGACGGCGCATCCGAGTTCCTCGGCCCCGACAAGGGCACCGAGAAGCACTACGCCATCCTGCGTGAGATGCTGAACAAGGGCCTTGCCGCAGTCGCCATGAACGTCCAGCGTGGGCAGGAGTACATGCTGGTCCTCCGCCCCTACGGCACGAGCGGCATCATCGCCAACTACATCCGCAGGGAGCACGAGGTCCGTGCGTGCGACAAGTTCCCCACGGTCGCCCTGAGCGTCCAGGAGAAGGCGCTTGCCTCCTCCCTTGCCGACGCCCTGACGGGACGGTTCGACACCGACGAGTTCCCCGACACCTACGCCAGCAACCTGCGTGGGCTTATCGCCGCCAAACAGGCAGGGACGGCGGCCCCCGTGGTCGAGAAGCAGGCACCCGCCCCCCTGACGGTTGACCTGATGGCGGCCCTCCAGGCCTCTATCAACGCCGCCAAGGCAAAGCAGGGCGGGCAGCCCGTCGCCGTCGCCGAGCAGCTTATCGCCGAGAAGGCCGCCGAGGCCTCCAGCGCCGCCAAGTTCGCCATCAACTAAGGAGCCGCAGATGAAGGCAGAGCTTCTGACACCGATAGGCATACCGAGGCTGATGGCCCTTGCCAGGGACGACAACTACGGGTTCCAGCAGAAGCACGACGGGCACCGCACCCTGGTAGAGAAGCACGGCAATGCTATAAGGACCTACAACCGGGAGGGGGAGCCTACGCACCCCCTCCCCCCCTCCCTGCAAGGCACCCTCCTGGCGAGCGGCATCCCCGACTTCTATATCGACACGGAGCGTGTGGCCAGGCGGCTCATAGTCCTGGACGTCGTCAGCCTCCTGGGGTCAGACCTGAGGGCCCTGCCCTACAGCAGCCGTGAGCCTATCGCCCACCAGGCGTTCGACTGCCTGGGGCCCGGGGTAGAGGCCATCGGCACCATCCTGGGGACGGAGGCCAAGCTGGCCTACGTGGAGTACCTCATCAGGACCAAAGCAGAGGGGGTGGTCGTGCGTGACATGCGGAAACCCTACAGGGAGGGCGACGCCTGCCAGCACTTCAAGCTGAAGTTCGTCAAGGAGTGTGACGCCGTGGTCATAGGCCCCTCCCCTGACGGCAAGGACAGCGTCCGCATAGGGCTGTACAGGGGCGACGGTACCCTGCACGAGATATCCGGGGTTAGCCTCAGGAACAAGTTCAGGGTCCAGCCCGGCGACGTCATAACGGTGCGCTACCTATGCGCTACCAGGGACCTGCACATACGGGAGCCTCACCTCGTCCGCAAGCGGGACGACAAGAGGGCCTCCGACTGCTGGCTCAGCCAGCTAACCGAGGAATGAGGGGTAATATCATGGTAGTGGTCAGCCACGGGAGAGCCGAGCTGCTCTCGGAGGCAGAGGAACAGGATATCCTATGGGAGATAGCCGGGGATGTCCTGGGGCCAGCCTATAGGGAAGCATACAAGAGGCTGTTTACGCTCACGGAGGAGGTCAGGGTGCAGTATATCCCCCCGTTCCGGCATATGAGGAGGGCTGTCCATGTTCCTAAAGCTGCTTAAGCGCATGGCGTTCCATGCCGCCGTGGTCATAGGCGGCTCCTGCTCCATCATCCTGCTTGTCCTGAGGAGGCTTGTCACCTTCCAGCAGGGGGTAGGGCTGGCCATGGTCCTGGGCCTGGTCCTCGGGCTGGCAAGCATGTTCCTTGAGAGGAAAGGGGTTATCTGATGGTCTTCGTCTTCGGCAGCAATGAGAAGGGAATCCATGGCGGGGGGGCAGCACGCACCGCCGTGGCCCGCTACGGTGCCGTATGGGGGCAGGGGGAGGGAAGGCAGGGCAACGCCTACGCCATCCCCACATGCAGCGCCCCGATGCGCTCGGACGGGGACCGGCTTCCCCTCCCCAAGGTCAGGGAGTACGTCCACAGGTTCGTCCAGTACGCCAAGGGCCACCCCGAGGAGAAGTTCAAGGTCACCCAGGTGGGGTGCGGCCTGGCGGGCCTCGCAGCGGCGGACGTCGCCCCCATGTTCGAGGACGCCCCCCGGAACTGCTACTTTGACCTGGCATGGGAGGGGTTCCTCCCCCACCATCTATTCTGGGGCACCTACTAGAATCCCGTCCCATCCTGTGTATCCTGGTGTATACTACAAAAGGAAGGAGAAACCCATGCCATCACCCAGGAAGAGGGTCCCGGTCACCAAGGACGAGAACTTCGGCAATGCCGTCGCCGAGCTTATGGACACCCTGGAGGCGGTCGGGAAGAAGAGCCAGAGCCTACCCGACGAGCTTCTGGACGAGGTCCATGAGAGGGTCGAGGACCTTACCATACTTATCCAGAAGGCCCTGGTGCATGAGGGCGTCAGGGTGCAGTACCGCAGCGGCCCCACGGAGCCGGGGGACTAGGCCCTCATCCAGTCCCTCCTGACCTCTACCCACTCCCCTGGCTGTATCTCGCTCTCCTCGCTGTACTTGAACATGAAGTCAGGGATGTCCGGCAGCCCGGCGAACAGCCACTCCGTCCCCATCATCACGTTCTGGAGATGGGTGCAGACCAGGACATGGCCCTCCTCGGGGGCGTCGTAGATTATCTTCTTTATGTCCTCCGTCAGCCTCTCCAGGAAGGAGTTCATGGACTCCCCGTCCTTGGGCGCAAGGTCCCTGCCAGCCCCGGTGGCCAGGATGTTCAGGACGTCCCTTATCCCCGCTATCTCCCTGCCGTTCAGGATGCCGTAGTTGCGGCTCCTCAGCCCCTCCAGCTTGGCCACCTTCAGGTCGTACTCGTGCGCCACGCTGGTGGCGAGGATGGACGCCCTCTCCAACGGGCTGCTGTACACCTGCTTGATGCAGGAGTAGGCCTCCTTCAGCCTCTTCACGATGATGGGTATCTGGGCGAACCCGTCCGGGGACAGGGGTATGTCCAGCCCTCCCCGGAGCCTGACCGGCTCCAGGTTGAAGGCCGTCTGCGGGTGGCGGAGGAAGACTATCTTCTTCAAGGGCCTACAGCTCCCTCTTGCAGTAGGGGCACCTTCTCGGCCCCGTCGAGTCGTACTCGGGGCTGGGGTCCTGCCCGCTCGGCAGGCAGAGGAAGCCCCCGGTGCCCGTGATGACGATGCGGAAGGTGCCGTTTGCCAGCGTCTCTGCCGACACCTGCGGGCTGTCGCCGTTCTCGCCCAGTATGTGCAGCATGCCCCTCCTATCCGAGCAGCCACCTCTGCTGCCTGAGGCCGGCGCTGTAGGGCCGGATGGCGGTGACGAGGGGTGCCCACTCCTGGAACTCCTGCTGGTAGGACTGCCCCAGGCTCATGTAGAGCTGGGACTTGTTTATGTCCAGGCTTACCCCGTTGAGGCTGTAGCTGAACTCGTCCGCCGCCCACCTTGCCCCCTCGGCGGTCAGGCAGGAGGACGCCGCCCCCACCGCTGCGCACTTACCCCAGTCCCTAGGCACGGTGTCCAGGGTGTAGTTCGTCAGGTTCTTGGGGTTCCAGGTATTGAGCTTGCTGATGCTTATGTCCAGCATCCTCAGTATGGTAGGGTCGAGCCAGATGTACCCTACCCTGGTCGTGTACCCCGCCACGACCTTGCCGGGCGTGGGGGGGCGGAAGTGGTAGTTCCTGTCCGGGTTGGTGTCCGACAGCAGCTCCCGGACGTACATGACGGCCGGGGCGTACCTGTTGGTCGTCGCTGGCCGGGGGGCGATTATGGCGCTGGGTGCCTCGAAGGAGGAGCTTGCCGGGTCTATGGGCTGGACGATGAAGTCCTCGAACACCCGGTTCTCCGGCTGCCCCTGGTACTGCACGATGTACCATACCAGGCGGAATATGCCCTTCCAGAGGGTAGGCACCACCATGGGGACGTAGTATGCCCCCTGGGAGGCCCTGGCGGGCACCATCTTGGGCTGGCTGGCCAGGATGAGGTCCTTCTCCGGCAGCACCATCATGTGGTTGGGCTGCTCCAGGTCGTAGTCGTACGCCCGCTGCCCCACCAGGGGGACCTTCTCGGTGACCTGGAATATGGAATAGGTTATAATGGCGGGGTCTATGAGCGCCCCGTTCGAGTCCCTCACCAGGATGCTGAGGTCCCCCGGTCCTAGCCGCTTCCCCTGCGTTACGGTCTCCATGCTGCTCCCCTGCATAGGATAACGGTAGCCAAAACACGACTTTTACCTGCCTCTAGTAGGGGCGTCCCTGCGGCAGAGGCGGCCCTGCCCCGAGGGCAGGGGGAGGAAAGCAGATGGCAGTCTATTCGTTCAGGTGCGGCAAGTGCGGTACGGTCCTGGAGGAGCTTATGCCCATGGCGACCGCCACCTTCGAGGACCGGCCCTGCCCGGTCAGGGGGTGCGGGGGCATGTGCCTCTACCAGCTCAGGGGGGCACCCTCCCTGGGCACGGAGGGCATGGCAAACGCAGCCTTCGACGTGAAGGTGGGGGCGGACGCCGAGAGGCGCTGGGCGAGGATTAGGGCCCGGCAGGAGAAGAGGAACAAGATACGGCAGGAGGCTGGGTCGGGGGCGCTGTCCGCCACTACCCACGAGGACTGGCGGCCTGTGCCGGGGGCAAGGCTCCGGGAGCTGGAGATACCCCCCAAGGCCCAAGACCAGATAGTCATCCTGATGAAAACGGGGGAGAAAAACAGACTTCCGTCCCCCTAATAGAGAGAGAATCAGGCGGCAGCCTGCCGCCAAGGAGAACTGGCCATGGCACTTTTCGGTTCCTACGCACCCCCTGGGGTATACACCTCGGTCGTCATCAGCGGAGCGGGCATACCGCTCTTTGGGAACGTCCGCATCCCTGTCGTAATCGGGGAGGGCCAGGAGTTCTTCGAGCAGGACAACGTGGAGCTGCACCGTGGCTCTAGCTCGGTGGCCGACGAGCAGGTCGTGAACGAGAACATCAGCGACCAGGTCACTGACATAACCAACCACCTGCACTGCACCTACTTCCCGGTAGTTATCGGGGACGGCACGGGGACGGTCACCGACGACCCGAGCAAGGTGCAGGTCGTGGTGGACGGCATCCCTGCCACGGTCATCCAGCTCGACGGGACGACCGGCGACTTTTATACCCAGGAGCTAATCACCCCTGGCCAGAACGTCGAGATTACCTACTATTTCAAGCGGACCGACACCCTCATCTCCAACGAGGACGAGTCCGACCAGGTCCCGAGCTTCGCTGCATGGCAGGCCTACGACACCAACCAGAACTACCTCCCCATCAGCGTCCAGCTCCCCGGTGTGACCGGCAGCAACGTCACGGTCATCGTCACGGACGACACCCTGGACTCCCCTCCGGGGACGGGCGTCCTGGACACGCAGGCCATCGGCGGGGCGGGCACGGACACCATCACCCTCGACATCGCCAAGGTAGGGGGCGGCAAGCGTACCCTCCATGACTTCTACAACCTCATCCAGGCGGGCATCCCCACCAACGACGCTGGCTACCTGACGGCCCAGCCCCCGGTCCTGGCAGGCTCCCCCCCGGTCCTCTCCGCCATGTACCCGGCCACCTACAGGCTCCAGGGCGGATACGGCCCCAACACCAACAAGGTGTTCAAGGTTCAGCACGTCCCCATCGTGGACGGCAGCAACGGCGGCGTGGTCACCACCGACCCGACCAAGGTCGAGGCTCTGGTGAACGGCTCCAAGGCCACAGTCTCGGCGGTGGACGGCCAGCATGGCCTGGTCACCCTGGCGAACGGCGTAGTGGCGGGCAGCACGCTTACCCTTACCTACTACACCAACACCTACCAGAACACCTACGACCTCCTCCCGGCATCCAGCGTCTCCTCCATCGTCGAGGTCGGCCTCGGCCCCAACCGGGCGGACTTTATCGAGGACACGGACTATGTCCTGGGGAAGGACTCCAGCGGCAACGACACCATCAACTGGGGTGCCAGCACCACCACCGCCGTGGGGCAGTCCACTACCGGCTACACCCCCTTCGGCCCCGTCCAGATTAAGACTACCCTGGTGGACGAAAGGGTATGGCTGCGGCCTACCATCAGGGGTTCCTGCAACGGCACGAACCTGGTCTTCACCCTGCCGGACAGCCCTACCGACCATGGCACGGTTACGGACGACCCGACCAAGATAATGGTCTTCGTGGGCGTCAACCCCGTGGAGGCCCTGGACAACTACCTGCCCGGCACCTCCGAGCGGGTCATCACCCTCTCTGGCAGCACAGGGGACTTCACCCTCTACAAGGCCCCCCTGCTGGGCACCCACGTCTATGCCAGCTACTACCGGAACACCCTGAACGACCACAGCTACACGGCCACGGTCGTCAACCCCGGCATACCGGGGCAGGGCACCTACACCGTCAAGGACGAGGTCAGCAGGGTGCTCCCTGTGGCCTGGTTCGATGCCCCCAGCAGCAGCGTCACCCAGTCGGGCGAGTTCGCCCAGACGGGCATCGTCTGGCCCTATGCCTTCCCGGACCTGTACGACTCCCCCGGCGAGGTGGACGAGACCGTCACCCTGACCTTCCAGGACGATGGCCTGCACCGTGACGCCAACCCAGGGGCGCAGGCCTACCTCACGACCCAGGGCATCCTGTTCTTCTGCACCACGCCCGGAGTGGGGGGCGACGCTATCAGCGTGGCCTTCAACACCACTGGCACCTATGGGGTAGTGGTCGCAGGCAACGGCATCACCTTCAACGGCGTCACCACTACCACCCAGGTACTCGCCCTGGCCGGGGCAGGCATCAGCACCACCTTCGGCACCGTCCTTGCCCAGCTCGTCACGGTAGGCTCCGTCAGCACGGCGGCGGCCCTCAACCTGGACGGCGGCGTTGACCCGAGCGACCCCGAGCCGTACTCCATCCGCTACATCGTCACCTCCTCCAGCCCCAAGGGGTCCAGCGGCATGGGCTACCTCGACCAGACCTACATCGACCAGAACACAGGGTTCAAGCTCACCGTCGTCAGCCCGCAGGACGCCCTGGACTACGGGTACCAGTCCCTCCCCGACCCGCAGTACACCTTCGAGCCGGGGGACACGCTGGTGTTCCAGGTCAGCAGCGAGCAGGCCCGCTACACGGGCACTACCTACTCCCCGTACAGCCTGTCCCAGCCCAACAACCTGGTCTGCATCGCCGGCCTCCAGACCGAGGTCATCACCACCTTCGGTGCCAACACCGGGGACACCGCTATCATCCAGACCTTCAACAAGTCCGGGAACGAGCCGGCCATCGGCGAGTACTACTTCGTCTCCTTCCAGACCGACAAGACGCCCGCCGACATGGCCATCAAGCTGTACAGCAAGGCCTCCGACGCCTATGCCGCCTACGGGCAGCCCACTACCGTCAACCGCCTGTCCCTGGGCGTCCAGTTCCTCACCCAGAACGGGGCGCAGCAGTTCGGGTGCATCCAGGTCCCGAAGCAGCCCGGCATGAACACCGGCTCGGACGCCAACTTCATCGCAGCCATCCAGACGCTAACCACGGCGCTCCCCGGCAGCACCCAGAAGGCCAACGTCATCGTGCCGCTGAGCACCAGCACCACGGTCCACCAGTTCCTCAGCAGGCAGCTCATCACCCAGGCCAACGTGAGGAACAAGGGGGAGGCAATCGGGTTCGTGGGGTACAGCACCTACACCGACCCGAACACCGCCAGGGCTAACGCCCGTGCCCTCAAGAACGCCCGCATGATTGCCATAGGCATGCCTGCGGCCGCCGTCCTCCTGACCGACTCCCAGACCGGGCTGTCGCTGGAGTACGCCGTCAGCGGCGAGTTCATGGCAGCGGCGATGGCAGGGCTTAACACCAACCCGGCCAACGACGTGGCGACCACCCTGACCAACCAGGACCTCGTCGGGTTCAGCAGGCTGCTCGTGCAGTACGACGACGCAACCATGAACCTGATGGCCTCGGACGGGCTGGTCTGCCTCACCAACAACAACGGGGCGCTCTACATCCGCCACTACAAGAGCACGGACCCGAGCAACCCCATCACCTCGGAGCCGACCTGCACCACGGTCACCGACTACGTCTGCCAGCAGTTCCGCATCGACCTCCAGCAGTTCATCGGGAGGAAGATGGTGGACGGCCTGACCACGGACATCCAGGTGGTAAGCGACGCCAGGCTGAAGTCCTTGCAGAACAACCAGATAATCTCTGGCTACAAGAACCTCGTTGTGGTCCAGGACCCGACGGACCCGACCACGGTGGACGTGACGGTCACGTTCAAGCCGATGTTCAGCCTGCTCTACATCTCGGTCACCTTCACCGTGACCACGACACTGTAAGGAAAGACATGGGGGAGAAGGCAGGCACCTTCTCCCCCGTGACGACAAGGTGGCAGAATGCAGATAAATCCAGTCGTTACACAGGCAGGCGGGGTAATCAGCGTCCGCCTCCAGGCCTTGTTCATCGGCGACCCCACGGACGCCACGGACAAGACCCTGATTGCGGCGTATGGGGACCCGCAGATATCGCTGGTCGGGAACGGCACCTTCGTAGGGCCGGTGCCCAATGCCAGCCCCCCGGCCACCTTCAGCTTCACCTTCCCCAGCAGCGAGTACTACGTGGGGATAACGACCAAGATGTCCTCCCAGAGCCTCCGGTTCATGACGTCGCTGCCGACCGTACCCCCGCTCGGCAACCCCAATGCACCGGCACCCATGCAGGGGCCGCTGGACTGCATCACCATCTACCCTGCGGCCGCACTGGACATCTGGTACACAGCGATGGTCAATGCCATCACTACGGCCATGACGGCCCTGAGGAACCTTGCCCCCGTGCCGCCCCTGCCGCCAGTGGACGTTTAGAGGAGCCAAGATGAAGTCGAACCTCATAGCTCGCCGCAAGAAGGCCGCCCTGGCATCCGCAGGGAACGACCCCTGGGTAACCGACCGGGACGAGAAGGCGGACGCCAAGGCCCCGGAGACCGCAGAGGTCCCCAGGCTGGCCGCCGAGTCCAAGACCGCCCAGCCCGTCCCAGGAGCGCCCCCTGCTGCCCCTGCCCCTGCCGCAGCCCCGGCTCCTCCCCCTGCATCCCCGGCCCCTCACGGAGGGGGGGCGGTTGACCTCACCCAGATATCCAGCGAGGGGCTTGCCAAGATGATAAAGGCCCTTTCCGGCGTCAACGACCTGCTGAACGACAAGGCCCTCCTGGCGGTCATCGAGAAGGCTACGGAGCTTCTCAAGGGCCGCCCCGCCGAGCCTGAGGCACCTGCCCAGGCACCCGCCCCCAGGGCGGCATCGGCGAAGAAGGCCTGGAGCGGGGAGGACATGGAGATGGCCGACCGCCCCTGGGAGCAGGATAACTACGACCAGAACAACATGAACGAGCCGTCCGTCCCCTCCTGTAACCAGTGCGAGATGCTCAGTATCAACGGCGTCAACTGCCACGAGACCGGGTGCCCGAACGAGGGCAAGACGTGGTCCCCGGAGCGCCAGGAGTGGGTGCGCTACAACAAGTGCCCCGAGTGCGGCAGCGAGGTCGAGGAAGGACAGGCGTGCGACTGTATGGCACCTAGCATGGAGCACTTCTGCCTCGGGGGCCTGAACGTCGCCTCCTTCGAGAAGGAGGCAGTGACACCCCCAGGCATCAGCGAGGAGACGATGCACGAGCTTAAGGCCGACCCCGGCATCGACGAGCCTTACGCCGTGGCCTGGAGCATCCACAACAAGAAGAAGGAGGGCAGCTTCCTGGTCACCGCCGTGACCCCGCCCGGCATCAGCGAGGGGAAGATGCACGAGCTGAAGGACCAGTACCCCGGCAACCCCGAGGCGGCATACGCCACTGCCTGGAAGATTCACAACGAGAAGGAGGGCAGCGACAGGACCGCTGCCGGTGCCGAGGGTAGCTGGTGGGTGAACGTGAAGGACCAGACCGGCAAGGTAGAGGAGTCCGGGGGCAGGACCCCGGAGGTCGAGGAGGCCCACGGCAAGGTGGACGAGAAGCCCGCCAAGCTGGACCGCCCCGAGACCACCCTCCCCGAGAAGCTGGCGGCAGAAAGGCAGTACTGCACGAACTGCCACAAGGATATGGACACAAAGACAGCCCATGGGGTAACCCACTGCACGGGCTGCGACAAGGTCCTGTTCACCAGCCCCTCGGCCCAGGGAGGCTCGCTGTCGGGCACGGGGAAGAAGGCCGCAGACGGCCCCATGAAGGCCAGCACGGCGCTCAAGAGGGTCGAGACCCTGGCCGACCGCCTCAAGGAGATGTACCTGGACGCCAAGGAGGTATGCGACGCCAACGACTCCCGGCCCGTCCGGGAGGCGGTAGAGGCGATATACCGGGCGTACGACCTGCTCGGGACCGCCGCCAAGGTGCTGGGGAAGCAGGACATGCAGGAGAAGGCCGAGGCCGACGCCATCGAGGCGAAGGGCAAGGCGAAGAAGAAGAAGGGGGGCCTGCTGGACAGCCTGGTGCTGGCCGCCGCCGAGTAGGCGACTGCGAGCAAAAGGACTTCCGGGGCTTTGATTAGGAACGCCGGCCAGCAGGGCCGGACAGGAGGAAAGACATGGCGCAGGGCGGTTACATCTACCAGCAGGGGGCAAGCCCCCAGACTGAGTCCGTCATCTCCAGCCGCTTCAAGATTTTCACCGACGTCGTCGGCGTCGGCAAGTTCGTGAAGCTCGGGGTGACGTCCCAGTTCAACATCTCCGAGACCAGGACGGTCGAGGCGATACGTGGCCTCGGGTACGGCGACCAGGTCGCCGAGCTGGTGCCCGGCGTCACCGAGCCGCTGAGCGTCACCATCCAGCGCACATGCCTCTACCTTGCCAACATCATGCAGGTGCTCGGCTACAAGGCGGGCGTCTCGGGCGGGGTGCGGTCCATCCGTCACCACAGGTGGCCGTTCGACATCAAGACCGAGATTGTGTTCAGCCAGCTAGCCTCCGAGGACCCGGCGAACGCCGCAGGCACGGGCGGGGGCACCCCCGACCTGACGAAGGCCGACATCCCGAATGAGGGCGGCTTCAACAACCTCGGCAACCCTGGCCTGTACGCCGTGGCCACGGTGTACGAGGGCTGCTGGATTAGCAACTACACCACGGGGTACGTCATCGAGACGGCGGCCGTCAACGAGAACGTGACCATCTCGGTCACCGACATCTTCGACGTGTCCGGGACCGTCTACGGCGAGTTCCTCGACAGCGGCCTGAACAGCGGCGACGCCACCGGGCGCAGCCTGCTGTACTCGATATCCTAAGCAAAAGCTAGTATTTAAGCTCTGGCTCTTGAATCCTTTGCGGAGGTGCGGGCGGATGCCAGGGAAGGTGGTCCGTGAGCAGGCCTGGGTGAACGTGTCCCCGGCCCGCAAGTGCTGGAGGCTGGTCTACAACACCAAGACCAGGAGAGTGTTCATCCTCTTCGAGAAGGAGGGGCTGACCAAGACCTTCCAGGCCATGTTCTGCTCCGACCCCACCGACGACGAGCCAGGCTCCGTCACTAGCAGGGAGGGCAGGGAGCAGTGCCTAGAGCATGCCAGGAGGCTGGGCCTGGACATCCGCAGCCGCCGATAGAATCCCCCCGCCAATAGTGTATCCCGATGTATACTACCCGTAGGAGGATACACCCGATATGGCGACCATCACTATAGGCAAGGCCCCCCGGCTGGCAATATCCAACATCAAGTCGCACCGTGGCATGGAGGGCCCTACCCTGGACTGCGACCTCTACCTCGACGGCAGGAAGGTCGGCTACTGCATCGACGACGGGAACGGCGGCGGGATGTACTTCAACTGGGCAGGGTACAGCCCCGACCTGTCCCCCGAGGAGTCGGGACGCAGGGAACGGGAGAACGAGGAGGCCGTGGAGCAGTACATCACCAGCCTCAGCCTGCCCCCGGAGGTAGTCACCGGCATAGGCCCCGAGCCGTTCGAGATGAAGCAGGACCTTGAGCACCTCGTCAACGAGGCGGCTGGCAAGTGGGAGGAGGAGAAGACGCAGCAGGCGCAGTTCGCACGCCTTGCCAAGGGCAAGGTCCTCTTTCGCATGCCCGGCGAGCCAACGGACAAGTTCTGGACGATGGCGCTCAAGAGCAGGGGCAAGGTATGGACGGTGGAGCAGGTGAAGGCCGCCGTTGTCAAGCGCTACCCTGGGGCCATCTTCATCGAGACCTTCGAGCAGTTTATCGGAAAATAACACTTCCTCGGGCTTGGTAGTATACCCTGCCTAGCAGTCTCCTGCATCTCCTGGAGGGACGCTGCGTCAGGAAGGCACAGCGCCTCCCCCTCTCGTAGGGAATCCTCTTCCCACCCCACTGGCCCGACGTCGGGTCGGCTATCCTGCCGTCCTGGTGCTCCAGGAACCAGTGGGTCCACCCCCTCCCGCTTATCACCTTAGGGTAGAATCCCCTCTTCTTCCCCCATAGGTACCAGAGTGTCTCTGCCCCCAGGTAGCAGTGCCCGAAGGTTGGGTGGTCAGACGCCTTCTTCCTCCCCCTCCACTCTCTGCTCAGCAGGTCGTCCGACAGGGAGGCGTGTATCAGGCCCATCACCGTCCTCATACTCCTGGAATACCCGAAAACCCGCTATACGCTGCTTTAATTGAGGAGAACCATGCCACACTCGCCCCTGCTAGACAAGAAAGGCACCATGCTCCCGACCCCAGGAGGCGGGGTAGGAGGGTTCGACAAGGCCGAGCTTTACGACGACCCCGGCTTCGCCACGGAGCAGCACCATGCCAGGCCGGGGGAGGACGACGACTACAACATGCCGTTCGGGGAGAAGGGGACGGAGCCGGAACGTACCAAGCATGGTGCAGCCGAGGGATGGCTTAAGGGCAAGGAGAAGTTCAGAAAGCATCTTGACGAGTGGGGATGCCATTTCCTAGTCGCCCCGAACGGGGATGTGCAGTCCTCTAAGGAGACGGGGGCCACCGAGCATCGGGAGATGCTTACCCCCGTCAACTGGAACAAGGAAAAAGACGGGGAGTATGACTGGGAGTCCGCAGAGAGGGACTTCTTTAGCCAGGGCGGGATAGAAGTTCATATCGGACGCATCCTTGGCAAGGGGTATGTCGAAGGTGTCATACGGCTTGGGAAGTTTAGCCCAGAGTCGGTTCAAAGGGTAAATGCTATCATAGATGAGCTTCCTGTCAAGGAAGTGCAGGTTGCAGACCTGACCAGTGCCCTAATTTCAGGAGAGCCAAGGGCCGTGAAGGGTAAGTTAATGCGCTATGTCAACAGCCCTGCCCACCTTGCATCCCGTAAGTGCGAGTGCCACGGCTTCACGGAGAGCGGGGAGGACAAGTCCGTATGCACGTGCGGCCACCAGTGGCACGAGCACTGGCACGGGGGGAGCCTTGGGTGCAGGTTCGGGAAGACGGCCGTAGGGGCGTCCGGCCCCTCCGAGCCCGCCTTCCGGGCGGCCCAGGTGCTCGCCCAGTTTGGGAAGATAGGGGAGACCGATGTCAGGAGGGTGGCCAAGGGGATAGACGACCTGGTCTCCCATATGCCGGTCTTCTCCCTGTCCAGGGGAAGGCCAGGGGCAGAGGCGCAGCCCTGGGCAGGCAAGCAGGCGGTGTCCGAGACCCCCATCAAGGTGGTGGAGGACCTGGAGGACGCTCCCCCCCTGCTCAAGTCTGCCCATACGGACGCCGAGAGATTCCGGGAAGACCTCAAGGAGGAGGCACCGGGCCTCGACGCCTACCTCTACCGGTCCGAGGTCTACTGCCCCACCTGCGGGCAGGACATCATCGACGAGCTGGTGGACAAGCACCTTGTCCTCCCGCCCGCCCCCGGCACGGACGCCCCCTGGGCCACGGACTCCGAGCATGTCCCGCAGCCCCTCTTCTTCATGGAGCAGGACGAGTCCTGCACGAGGTGCGGGGACGACATCGGCAGGGGCAGGAGGGAGCCTGCGGAGCTGGAGGAGGACAGGGGATTCCTGGGGGGCATGGGCATATCCGCCTCCCTGAAGGGGCTTACCCAGCAGGTGCTTCCCTCCAACCCCCTCCTCGTCCCCAAGGAGCCTGACCCGGAGACGGCCACGTTCTTCAAGGAGAGCGAGGGGGACAAGCCCTGCTGCCCGTACTGCGGCTCCGACGACTATGGCCTGATGCCGGCCGACTTTGAGACCGCCAAGTGCAACAAGTGCGGAAGGAACTGGCACCACGGGATTGTCAAGGGGATAAACGACCCAAAGACTGCCACCGAGAAGTCATACGGCACAGGCACCCCGATAGGCGGCACTGACTCTGGCCTCCCTGCCTCCAAGGAGGACCCCTCCCATCCACGCTGGACCCCCCCTACCCCCCCTAGCCCCATGATGCCCCCGCAGCAGCCCCAGGCCGAGCCTGGCCAGGCTGCCCAGCCATCCCCTACCCCTCAGTCCCAGGCCAAGCAGGTGGTCAACGAGGTGGCCCAGGACAACCCCCAGGCGGACAGGAAGGCATTGGAGCAGGTGGTGGAGGGCCTCCAGGAGAAGACGGGTGCCGTGCCCGTCCCCGACATCGACCCGCACGAGGCCCCGGAGTTCCTCCCCCCCAAGCCCCGCAAGCACCTCGACGACTCCCTTATCGACGAGACCGGCAACCCCCCTATCCCCCTGCACAAGGGGGCAGGCACGGCGGAGGACGAGCCTGAGGAGGAGGACGTGACCGACCTCGGGACCGTGTACGGAAGGCCGCTGAGAAGGAGCGCTCCCCCTGACGACCCCCCTCCCCCCGCCATCGACCTCAGCCGCAGGCCCGTGCCGAAGTGGCTCCAGGAGAAGGGGGAGCCGCCCCTCGACCTCACCGAGGAGGACAGGCAGGAGCTTAGGGCCATGGGCATCCAGGCGAGGAGGAAGACAGCGGAGGACGCCGCCTCCTGGTGGGGCAGCACCCCTGCCGACACCAGGCGCAGCATGGCGGACAGGCTGGGGATAGACAAGTACTGGACCCACTTCAGGTGGACCTCCCTGCCCCCCGGCGTGCAGGACACGGTGAGGATACGCATCCAAGAGCCCCCCCTGGAGCTTACGGAGGAGGACAGGAGGCACCTTAAGGAGATGGGGGTGCAGGCAGCCGGGGGCAAGGGAGACCCCCTATTGGCCAAGAAGCTCTACGAGGAGGGCAAGGAGGCCTTCGAGCACGGCAAGCCGGACGAGGCAGCGGACCTCCTGAAGAAGTCCCTGGACAGCAACCCCTACAACGGCCCGGCGCACTTCATGCTGGGCATCGCCCTGGCGCAGGAGGGGGAGGTGGGGGGGGCGATATACGAGCTGGAGAGGGCGCTGAGGATAAGGCCCCAGGACAGCTACGCCTACCACTCCCTCATCAGGGACATGGAGAAGGGGGGGCTGCTGGACTCCCTCCCGAGGGAGGTCTCGGACCTCCTCCGTGACAAGATGGTGTCCAAGGAGGCGGCTTCCTCTCCGGGAAAGGCGGCCCCGGCCAGCACCTATGGGAAGGCCGGGCAGCCCCCCGAGGACCCATGCCCCCCCACCCCGGCATGCCCGAACTGCAAGGGCCAGGACACGCACCCTGTCCAGGACCCTGACTCAGATGGGGGAAGCCTAGTGGAATGCAGGGGATGCGGGGCATTCTTCGCCCGCTAGAGGCACAAATACATACTAGGGGACACCTTTAGTAGGCAGGACAAATGGCCTTTCCCAAGACGGCGAATGCGGTGGTCAGAGAGCCGGTGCTCTCCTCCCATGACTGGGAGAGGGCGTGGGGGAGCCTCGCCTTCCATATCCCCCTGTCCCCGGAGGCCAGGGGTTTCTGGAAGACCGCCTCGTCCGCCCAGAGCAAGTACCTGCTGAGCCACTGCACCATCATGTCCTCCGTGGCCACGGAGGAGGAGCCCTACGACTACCTCATCCGCCCTGCCAGCGCCCACCTGGTGAACAACAACGACGACGCCTGGTCCAACGAGGTCATGAGGATGTCCCACCGTACCTTCGTGGGGGCGTTCAACTTCGTGGAGCACTTCCAGAACTCGAAGTACGCCAAGGGGCATATTATCGACAGCATCCTGCGGAGGATACACCTTACCCAGGACCCCAGGGACAGCGTCTACTTCGTGGACATCCTGGTCGCCACGGACCTCTCCCACAGGAAGCTGGCGAACGACATACGGACCGGCAGGGTCAAGTACCTCAGCATGGGGTGCGTGACGGACCTCGTCATCTGCTCCTTCTGCGGCCAGAGGGTGGCCGACGCAGGCTCCTACTGCCACCACCTCCAGTTCAACAAGGGGGCCTTCCTGCCCGACGACGACGGCGTGCCGAGGCGGATAGCCGAGCTTTGCGGCCACAAGTCCCTGCCAGGAGGCGGGGTACGGTTCGTGGAGGCGTCCTGGGTACAGACCCCGGCGTTCCCAGGGGCGGTCAAAAGGTCCATAGTGGCGGAGGAGTGGCTCGGCCCTGCCACCCAGTACACCCGGCAGGTGGCCTCGGACGAGGAGTTCGCCAAGGCAGCCTCGGAGAACGACAACTACCAGGGCCTTAATGTGGGAGAGTACCTCCTCTCCATGGACGACGGGAGGAACCTAAGATAATGGCAGGACCCAACCCCCTAATCGCCGCCTACCAGCGCAAGCTGGCCGAGCTGGGCGAGCTTGACAGCGAGATAAACAGGCTGGACATGACCCTCCCCGAGGGCGAGGGGGGGAAGACCTTCGACTACCTTGCCCAGAAGCGCCAGGAGATAGAGCGTGAGATACGGGGCATGAAGGAGAAGATTGACCTCCTGTCCGCCTGGCAGAGGCTCAAGGAGGGCATGCACTGGTCCGAGGGCCTCCGCTCCCAGCTAGACGGCCTGGACGAGAGCATAGGGGAGATAGCCACCAGCAGGTCCGCCGAGGGCGGGGCCGGGGAGGCCGGGGCACTACCCCCGGAGCAGCCCCCTGCCGAGGCCCCGGAGCAGCCTGCGCCTGCGCCAGAGGCACCCCCCGAGCCTTCCCCCACCGAGGAAACACCGCCTCCGCCACCCCCAGCGCCCGTCCAGGCGGCCAAGAAAGACAACTATCCGATTCCTGATAAGAAGGGCAGTAGTGGCCCTAACCCTGAGAGAGGAAAGACTATGGCAAACGATTCCAAGACCTCGCTGAAGACAGCGCTAGCCGACATGAAGGCCAGCAGGGAGGCGGTAACCAGGGAGGCCAAGACCCGTGTCGCAGCCGCCTGGACCATCGCCAAGACCATGCTGCCCACAGCGCCCCCGGAGGCGCAGAAGGCCTTTGCGCAAACGCTGCTGGCGAACGGCACCAAGGCGCTGATTGCGGCCCTGAAGCAGACCGCCGTCAATGCCCACTATACCAAGGTGGCCGAAGAGTTCAAGAAGGTCCACAAGGTCGAGCTGAACGACCTGCTTGAGGACCCCTCCGTCCTGACCAAGGAGAAGGGAGCTGTCAAGTCCGAGGTCAAGGGCGACCCGAAGAGCGCCACCGGGAAGCAGGCAGACGACCGTAAGGACTCCGGCCCCCAGCCCTCGACCTACAACGACGGCCGTGGCTGCGGCGGCGGCACCCACTCCGAGCCGAAGGAAGTCGATGCAGGCAAGGCTGCGGAGCGCCCAGGGGCAGGAGAGCGCCCCGGCGACACCGTGAACCTGTCCGAGGGCAAGTCCGCTGGCAAGGAGAGCGACAAGGCGGACGAGAAGCTGGAGAAGGCCAAGGCGAAGCAGGAGGTCAAGGACGCCAAGAAGGACGCCTCTGCCAAGACGGCCCAGCCCGTTCCTCCCCCGGCACCGCCCGCAGCACCGCTCGCACCGCCCGCCGAGGGCGGGGCAGCACCGCCAGCGGAGCCTCCTGTCGAGGAGACGCCCGCTGAGGAGCCTCCCGCCGACATCCCGCCCGTCGAGGGCGAGGGCGCACTCCCGCCCGCACCCCCTGCCGAGGGGGGGGCGGCCGAGATGGTGACCGAGGAGAAGATTAAGGACATCGTCGAGAAGGTCGAGGAGGTCGCCGAGGAGATTAAGGAGCTTGAGAAGGACATCTCTACGGAGACCAGGGAGGGCGAGGAGGTCCCTGAGGGCGTCCTTGAGACCGAGGGCAAGGAGCTGGAGGAGACCGGAGAGCAGCTTGAGGGGGAGGGCGAGTCCCTGGAAGGAGAGGGGGAGGCGCTCAACCTCGACAGCATCTTCAACGAGGAGGCCATCGACGACAAGACCTCCGCACTCGCCAACGAGGGGGACAACTCCGGGGCAGAGTTCTTTGCACCCTCTGCCGCCGTGGAGCTGGAGGCCGCCATCGACGACAGCGGCATGGGCAGCATCCAGGACATGTTCTCCGTCGTAGGCTCCGACGCCGACCCGCTGGCAGCCCTGCTCGACGTCAAGACGGCTGCCCAGGTGGCAGGCATAGACGTGGTCCCCAGCTTCACCGGGGAGGCGGCCAAGAAGTTCCAGAGCGACACGGCCGGCAGCGACGGCAGGGACTTCGAGGACGACCACTCCGCCACCCTGTGGGCAGAGGTTATCAAGACCTCCGACCTGCCGGAGTTCAAGGACTCTGGCCCTGGCAAGGGCCCCGTCCGGGTCCCGCAGGACTCCCAGCCCAAGCTGGAGTCCCCCAAGGACGGCGAGGCACCCTCTTCCCAGGGCAAGGCGGCCGCCAAGCCCGCTGACAAGAAGGCCCCGGCTACCCTGAGGAAGATAAAGCCGGTTATCGCCTCCGACAAGGACGCCGTCCGCAGCATCGACCTCGCCGACGCCCTGTTCGGGGACGGCGGTGCCGGAGAGGGCCGGTAGCCAGGTAGGCATGCGCAGTCAACGCCCCCCGGGCCAGCCGGGGGGCTATCCCCTTGCCCCTATGCAACCCAACCCATCCTACGGCCCCATCATGGGGGACCTTATAACATATACGGGGGAAGGCCTTCCCTCCCTCGTCCCTGTCCCCTCCGTCCTCCTTCCCGTACCCAAGATGCCAGCGAGTCGGGCTTACACGGCTGGAACCCCGCCAAACAAGCGCCCGGAGCCGACTTCCGGGCGTCCCTTCTAGCCGGAATTTCCCAAGTTCCACAACTACGGACCCCCTTATATGTAGGCGTGTGTGGCATGCTATAGCCCCGGATGTCCCTCCCTGGACGACGGGCTGGCTGGCCGCATAATCCAACCGCCTACGATGGAGTAGTCAAATGGGTCTAAAGCTCATCTACTACGGGCAGAACGACTCGGTGAACTGCACGCCCGACGTGCTCCTGACCGGCGACCCCGGCACCGACCAGCAAACGCTGATTAGCGCCGGATACCTGGGCGGGCGCATCATGGCGCTGGCAGGGGACCCCCAGAACGCAGTCGGGGTCAGCACTGTCATCGTGCCCTGCGACGTGGACTCTACCCCCGGTGTCTCGGGGATGGAGACCGCCAAGGCAGGCATCGTCGGCCCTGGCCCGTACAACCCGAACGACAATTACTACACCTCGACGGCGACCACCACCGTGGCGGCGGGCAACATCCCCTTCGGGACGCTGCTCAACGGCCCTGGCGAGTTCTCTGGCGCAGTCGGGCCTGCCGGTTCCAAGAAGGCCCCGATTGTCCGGGCGCTTTGGCAGGGGAACCTCAACCAGGAGTCGTACGACACGAACTCCTATGCCCTGGCGGCCTATGCAGTAGGACAGTACGTCTACGCCGGGGGCAGCAACAGCGCTCACGCCTCCAACGTGGGACTGTACACCTCGTCTGGAAACTACTCCCAGACGGCGGGCAACCGCATCCCCGTGGGAATCTGCACTCACGTGCCGACCACCCAGGAGCCTTGGCTCGGCGTAGCCAGCCTGCTATAAGGCAGCGAGAGGAGACAAACAGATGGCAAACCTTTCCCGCACTCAACAGCAGACGGCAATGCTAGGCCAACTGCTGAAGACGGCCGGCGGCCGGCAGAAGCTAGCCGCTAGCCTCGGACCGTCCCTCCGCAGGCGTCGTGACTACATGAGCATCGCACGCAAGGCGCTCATGGTCGAGACCCTGCCGGACGGCGCTCTGCCCATCTACGACAAGGAGTTCGACATTGCCGCCCAGACCGTTTCCGGTCCTGCGGGCGGGTCCTTTGTCGAGGCCTTCGTGGTGGGCGAGGAGGGCGGCGACATCGTTCGGGTCACCAAGCCGAAGCGTGTCACCGTTCCGACGTTTGAAATCGTGTCGAACCCGATGATTCCCATCACGCAGATTAAGGAGCGTCGGTTCGACCTGGTCGCCCGCTCCCTCAACCTGGCGAAGGCCGAGGTTGGGGCAGCCGAGGACGGGTACGTCTTCGGGCTGTTCGACGCCGTGGCAGCCGCAGCCAACGCCCAGGTGGTGCTGGACAACGCAGCCAGGGCCGGCAGCGGCCTGTTCGACCCCGTCTACAACGGGGACATAGCCATCAGCCCGCCCATCGACCTCAACTCGATGGCTGACGGCTTCGGGCAGGTGCAGCGGCACGACCTGTCTGTGGCGTTCTGCTTCTTCAACCCGAGGGACTACACGGACCTCCTGAAGTGGACGCAGCAGAACATCGACCGTGAGACGCAGCGCAAGCTGCTCAAGACCGGCGTCATGGGATACCTGTGGGGAGCCACCCTCCTCCAGTCCCGTAAGGTCGGCTTCGGGTGCGTCTACATCCTGGCGGACGCCGAGTTCCTGGGCGTCATCCCGGAGCGTATCCCGCTCACCGTCATGTCCGCCGACAGGCCGGACCTCAGGCAGATTGGGTTCAGCATCTTCGAGAGCCTGGGCTTCCTGGTGTTCAACCCCTCCGGCGTGCAGCGGCTCACCGTCACCGGGCGCTACAAGGCCTGGGACGGCTCGACCAACCAGGGCGAGAACTAAAGCCCTTCATCGACAGTCCTCCAAGGCGGGGGCCCAACAGGGCCCTCGCCTTCCTGTCTCTTCCCCCCGACACACCGAAAACCTCAGTATTATGGGGCATGAGCCTGCCTATACGCTTCGAGAAGGTGGACTCCCGCTACTACCGCAGCGGACGCCCCGCCCTCAGGGACTACGAGGAGCTGGCCACCAAGGTCAGGTCCATCGTCAACCTGGAGGGGCACGGCCCTGCCTCCGCCGAGGTAGAGGCCTGCCTCCCCTACATCATCGAGCACCTCTGGTTCCCTATCAGCGTGGAGCAGATATACATGGAGGGGGTGCCGCAGCCGCTCCTGGACTGGGCGCTGAACTCCATGGATAGCCTCCCGGCCCCGGTGCTCATCCACTGCCAGCACGGGGAGGACCGTACCGGGATGGTGGTGGCCATAATACGCATCCGCTCGGGATGGAGCTACGGGGATGCTATTAAGGAGGCTGTCTCCCACGGCTACCGCCAGCTACTCAACCGGGGGCTGGACGAGGTCCTGGAGAGGTATGCCGCTTGCCTTGGGGACAAGGCCAAGGACGGGGAGCAGGGATGACGAACTATGTGGCCAGCACGACCATAAACTTCGAGAAGTCAAGGTTCTACGTCCGCCCAGGGGACATGCTCTCCTACGACCCCCAGCACAGCGGCGGGTCGCTTGCCATATACCGGAACGGACAGCTTGTCAAGGTCCTCAGGGTAGAGTCCCTGGCCATCGAGGCGTTCCTGAAGAGCAGGTTCATATCCGAGGTCAGGGTACCTGCCAAGCCCGGCCCCCCGGCGACCAAGGAGGCTCCTCCCAGGGAGAATGCCGGGACAATCACCATAGATACCCTCGCCAGCGGGTATGCCAGCCCGCTCAAGGCGGCCGAGCCTGCCCCCGACCCGCACGGCCTGCTTACCCCGCCAAGCGACCCCCCTCTTACCAGCCCGCACCTTACCGGCTTCAAGCGCCTGCTCCCTGACTACAATGCATTCCCCTCCGACCTGGGCGTGGCGCTCGTGGACGGCCAGGCAAGAGTCGGGCCTCCAGGGGAGACCCCCAAGAGGGAGAGGAAGAGGAAGAAGCCTGCCCCCGCAGGCGAGATTGACTTCGCCGTGCATCCTCCCGACCCTCCCCCGTCCCAGGTACAAGGCCCTAGTGACCCGCCAGAGCAACCCGAGCATAACCGAATAAGCGAACCATAGATTGAGGGGTCTATGGCCTTTGCAAGCCTCCCATCCAGCCTGGACACTAGGCTCTGGGTACAGGTTCCCGTAATCGTCCTCCACCCTCCGTACACGAAGGTGGCGATAAGCCTCCCGGAGCTGGTGAGGCAGACGAACGCCTTCAGCGTGAAGCGGAGGGCAGGGTGCCAGCCTACCCTGAAGCGGAGCCGTCCCAAGGAGCTTTACCTGGAGTACAACGTGGTGTGCCACGAGAGCTACTCCGACCCCCGTGGCCATGACGTGCAGGTCCAGTTCGACCTCTCCCAGGTGGAGGAGACCCAGGACGCCAAGAGGCTGGACGTAAGGGTAAGCTGCTCCTGCCCGGCGTTCCTCTACTGGGGGGCGCAGTGGAACCTCCATCAGCGGGACGGGCTGCACGGGCAGGCCCGCCCCCTCCTCCAGGCACCGACTCAGAGGCTCGACCTGCGGGGGAACTTCGTCATCTGCAAGCACGTCAAGGCCGTGTTCGAGCGCATACTGCCGGCCATCCAGCACAACATCACCAAGGTCGTGCGTGAGCGGGAGGTGAAGCGCACCAAGGAGCGCATGCTGAAGGAGGAGCGCCCGACCGAGAAGGAGAAGCGCCTGCACCGGGAGCAGATGGAGATGAGGATGAAGAAGGACATCGACCGCATCCTCAGGACCAGGGACCCGGACGAGAGGGAGAGGCTGATAAAGGAGCTGGTGGAGAAGGAGAAGAAGCGCCTCTACAAGCAGGTGGAGACGGAGCGGGGGGAGAGGCCCAGGAGGAAGCCCCCTGCCGTGCCCCGGCCATCCCCCCCGGCGGCCCCAGGCCCTCCCCCCGAGGAGAAGAAGAAGGTCGTCAAGAGGGACGAGCCTGCCACTGCCCCCCCCAAGCCCCCCGTGCCTCCCAGGCCCCCCAGGGAGGAGCCTGGCCTGGAGGACCTGGTCAAGGAGGAGGAGAGGAAGCTGCGGGCCAGGAAGCCCCCCGAGAAGGGAGGGGTGCGCAAGTGATTACAGCGATAGTGAACGCCCCGTACTCCAACCGTATCCAGCTCGCCCTGGAGGGATGGGTAGGGCCCTTCGTGCGCCCGCTCAGCCCCCCTGTCCCCTTCGACCCCACGGACCCCAAGGTCCTGGAGGTGTACATAGACGGCAGGCCCGCCAGGGTCAGCACCTTCTCCTTCGACAGCATCAACAACCGCTACCTGCTCTTCATGGAGGACGCCTTCGACCCCTCCACGGCGGTGGTCCAGACCATACACCACATGCCCAAGCCCCCGTACCAGTACGGGGTGCCCGTGCCGGCCAACCCCATCCCAGCCATCACCAGCCTCGACCCCCCGTCGGCCCCCTCCGGCCACAGCGCCCAAGTGCTGACCATAGACGGCGCAGACTTTATGCCTACCTCCACTGCCACCTACAACGGCGTCCCCCACACCTTTACCTACGCCTCCGCTGGCCAGGGGGCCATACCCCTTACCTCGGGCGACCAGGCGGCGGCGGGCAGCTACCCCGTGGTGGTCACCAACCCCCCTCCCGGAGGGGGGGCGTCCAACGCCGTGGACTTCAGCGTCGTCTCGTCCCTGCTGCCCGCCCTCTACATAGGCGACGCCGACAACGGGGCAGTCCGCCTCGTTGACCAGGCCGGGGACATCCACACCCCCGTGTTCGCCAGCGCCGACCCGCTGCTCTCCTATACCCAGGGCATATGGGCACCGCTCAACTTCGCAGCCGGGGCAGGCGGAAGCCTCTATATCCTTGACGCCAACACAGTAGGCATATGGCAGGTAAGCACGTCCTATGTAATGACCAGGGTGGCCGGCACCGCTACCGGGACGACCGGCACCCCCATCCCCGGCCCTGCCACGAGCAGCCCGCTCCCCACCGAGCCTTGGCTGGCCGCCGACCCCTCGGGCAACCTGTTCGTCGGGGACTTCCAGCACCACAAGGTCTATGCCGTCAACATGCAGGCCTCCCCCCAGACCATCCTCGGGGTGAGCATCGCCGCAGGCGACATCGCCCTGGTGGCAGGCACGGGCACGGCAGGGTTCAGCGGCGACGGCGGGCCGGCGCTCAGCGCCACCTTCCGCTACCCGCAGGGCCTTGCCTGCGACTCCTCCGGCAGCCTGTACGTGTGCGACGAGCAGAACTACTGCGTGAGGAAGATTGACACCTCGGGCAACATCAGCACAGTGGCGGGGCAGGGGCATGTCTACGGGCAGGCAGGGGACGGCGGCCTGGCTACCCTGGCCACCATGACGGAGCTTTACGGCCTGGGGATAGACCCCAGCGGCAACCTCTACATAGCGGACATGGACTCCCCCAAGATACGGGCCGTCAACATGACGGGCGGGCCTGCCGTCATCTGCGGCATAGCCATAGCGGCCGGGCACATCGACACCGTGGCAGGCACGGGGACGGCGGGGGATACCGGCGACGAGGGCCCCGCCATCTCGGCGGAGATAGGCGCAAACATACTACAGCTCTGCACCGACGCTTCCGGCAGCCTCTACCTCACGGACTTCTACAACAACCGTGCCAGGAGGGTGGACTCGGGCGGCACGATACATGCCTTCGCAGGCACGGGGACGGCGGGGTACAGCGGGGACGGGGGCGCAGCCACGGCCGCCGACCTGGGGGAGGCAGAGGGCATAATATACCTCCCTGCCCCCGTGCAGAGCACCCCGACCTTCACGGTCGGCCTGGTGCCCAGCACCCCCCTGCCCCACACCCTGTCCTATGCCACCGAGAACAGCCTGACGGCGTCCCTGGCGTCCCTGGGCGGGAACTCCGTGCCAGCCGCCAAGACCAACGTAGGCTACCTGGAGGAGAGGGGCGGGGACGCCGACATCCTGAGCCTGGACATGGCCTCCTTCCCGCAGCTATTCTACCTGGACTGCCACGGGTACTCGGGCATGGCGTCCCTCGCCCTGGCGGGAACCTACGTGACATACCTCAACGCCAACTCCTGTGCCCTAGGCCAGGCGTCCGTGGACGCCGTGCTGGTGGCCCTGGACGGGAACGGCCTGCTCAACGGGACCGTCAACCTCGGCGGGGCAGGGAACTCCGCCCCCTCCGCCACGGGGCTTGCCGCTGCCAGCAGCCTGCAAACCAGCAAGGGATGGAGCGTGACCCACAACTAGCATGAGCCTACTGCGCCCCAGCATCGTCTACCTGTCGAGCAGCGAGAACCCCTCCCTGACCGGCGACAACGTGACCTTCACGGCCGACGTGTACCCCAGCGTCACGGTGGTGCAGAGCACCAGCGGCACCAACGGGCTGTACTCCCCCTCCGTGACCCTCACCCTCGGGAGCTTCCCCACCCTGGGCAACACCCTCCTGGTGTTCGGCGGCATCCCCATCTCGGCGGCCGGCGCTGCCTCCGCCCTAGGGTTCACGGCGGCGGCGACGTACTACGGCTCCGGAGGCTCGTCCTTCGTCCTTACGAGGACCGTCCTGCCGGGGGACGGCAAGAGCTGGACGGTGTCCGGCCTCCCCTTCAACAACGTGGCCAACCAGGGTAGGGTATTCCTGCTGGAGATACAGGGCACCCCCAGCATCCTCGCCGACGCAGGGGTGACGGCAGGCAGCCAGTACTACTACACCGCCCCGCTGTCCACCTCGGCCGTCTTCGGCGGGCCGGGGCTTGCCATAGCAGGGTTCTGGCACTACTTCCTCGGCAACGTGGAGAACATCCTCCCCACGGCCTACTCCTACCCCTCCTGGCTAGGGGGTACAGGGGCCGGGTATGATATCGTGGCCTGCAACGGGGACGTCCCCGCCAGCACCGCCGTGACGGCCACGCTCCTCTCCACGGTGGACAGCGGCATCATAGGGCAGGCGGTGTACGTGGACATCATGCTGCCCATCCCTACCGTCCCTACCGGGCACGTGGACTTCTACGACAGCTCCAGCCCCCCTGGGTACATGGGCACCGGCACGCTGTCCGGCAGGCAGACCTCCATATCCTCCTCCTCCCTGCCGGTAGGCAGCCAGACTATCACCGCTGCCTACAGCGGCGACTCCGGCTTCCTGCCCGGCAGCGGCAGCCTGGTGCAGACGGTCAGCTCCGGCACCTCCCCGACGACGACCTCCGTCGCCAGCAGCCAGGACCCCTCCGTGCAGGGGCAGGCGGTCAAGTTCACCGCCACGGTCTCCCTTGCGCCCGAGCTGGTCCAGTACAAGGGGGCATACTCCAGCCAGGCTGGGCGGTACGGCTTCCCCGTCTCCGTTACCCTCACCAGCAGCCCTACGGCCGGCAACACCCTCATAGCCCTGGCCAGCCTGTCGGAGCCGTACAGCGACTACTACTTCGACCTCCCTGCGGGGTTTACCGAGCTAGCCTCCTATAGGCCGGGCGTCAACATACGCAACAGCGAGATAGTAGGCTACCGCATAGCCCAGGGCGGGGACCCGGCGACATGGAGCTTCCCCTGCAACACGGGGTCGGACGTGGCCCCGGGCCAGGTCTACATCTTCGAGTTCCTGGGGCAGCCCACGGTGCAGGCATCGTGCGGGGCGGCAGGCACCCAGGGCACATACCCGACCCCTCCCCCCCTCCCGGTCACCACCGGCTCCATCGGCTCCAGCAGCCCCTTCATAGCCATCTGCCAGTTCATGAAGTGGATGATGGCCGCCCCCTACGACTGGAACCCGGCCTTCTCGGAGATGGGGGGACCGTACGAGCCTTACACGGACGCCCATCCCTGGGAGCTGGTGGGGGCGTCCCTTGCCAGCGGCCCTGTGACCGCCATGATGGGCGCAGGCTCGGCGGAGACGGTAGGGTACGCCCTCATCCTGCTCAACTACAGCAGCCAGGTCAGCGGCACGGTGAACTTCTTTGACAGCTCTAGCCCTCCCGGCTACCTGGGGAGCGCCGACGTCTTCAATAGCCAGGCATCCGTCTCGACCTCCCTGCTCCCCGTGGGGCTTCAGACCATAACGGCGGACTACCTGGGCAACGCCGTCTTCCTGGCCAGCAGCGGGAGCACGCCGCAGACCGTCACCGCCGCCCCGCTGGTAGCGGTGGACGGCACCCCCAACCCGAGCTACGTGGGCAGCCCCGTCACCATCGACGTGTCCGTCTCGGGCAGCAGCGGCACCCCCACCGGCACCGTGACCATCGCCGACGGCCTCGGCTCCCCTCCCTATGTCATAGGCACCATTACCCTGTCGGGGGGGAGCGGCTCCCTCGTCACCTCCTCCCTGTCGGCCGGCAGCCACACCATCTGGGCGCTGTACAACGGGGACGTCAACTACCCCGCCGCCTCCAGCTACTACATCCAGGTGGTGGTGGACAAGTACGCCCCCGTGGTGGGCATCGCCAGCGACCACAACCCCCAGTTCTTCGGGCAGGAGCTTACGCTGACCGCCACGGTATCCCCCCCCGCAGGGGTGCTTACCCTCCCTACCGGCACGGTCACCCTGACGGATTCCGTGACGGGCGGCATGGGCACCTATGCCCTCCCCCCCTCGGGCACCGTGCAGTGGACCATGGACCCCTCCAGCCCGTGGGCCGTGGGGACGCACCTGGTGACGGCGTCCTACAGCGGGGACGCTCACTACTACCCCGGCACGGCCACCCTCTCCCAGCTCATAGTCGCAGAGGGGGGCATATACGCCGACCTGCCGGGGTTCGCCCTGGTGGCCTACTGCTCACCGGGGGGGGACGACAGCCTCCCCCCCTGGGCGTCCTTCGTCGCCGACCCCTCCACAGCAGCGGCGGGGCAGCCCGTCTACCTGCTGTGGACCGGCCTCAACATCGCCTCTGTCAGGATGTACGGCGACAACGGGGTGGGGGACTCCCTGGACACGGGGGTGCTCCAGACCAGCGGCTCCGGCATCTATACTGTTTCCAACGGCTTCCAGCATAGCATAACCCTTAGCTGCGTCGCCTACGACTCCTCCGCCCCCCCGGACGTGGTGGCGTCCCAGGCCTTGGCCATCACCGTCACGTAGGGGCCTGGAGGGGGCCTGAAAACGCACTATGGCATACCTTAGTAGGGCAACACTGCCCAAGGAGAGGAAAATGGCCAAGAAGATAGCACGCATCGACGCAGAGAACATGAACTCCCTCTACGCCGCCGAGCTGGAGAAGCTGGGTGCCAAGGTCGCTGCCAAGGACGACACCGGGCAGCCCAAGGACATCCAGGCCTTCAAGGACCACGAGGAGTACCTCAGCACCCTGGAGGCCGCCTTCAAGGAGGACAAGAAGGCAGAAGGCTCCACCGACCCCAACGACGTGGTCCTCGACTAAGGAGGGCAAGCCGATGTTCACCTGCAAGGCGGCGGACGCCCGCCTGCTCGTCCCAGGCAGGCTTGTCGGCTCGACCGACGGCCAGCCGTGGGTAGTTGTCTCTGCCGTCAGGACCGAGGACGGCGTCCTCGTGAGCCTTGCCGACATCACGGGGGAGCCTGCCCCGCCCTGGACCCACTTCGACCCCGTCCCCCTGGGCATGTCCCGCTTCGCCGCCCTGCTGCGGCGGCTCGCCTACAACAAGGACTACGACCTCTATGTCAAGGGGGCCATCCGGGAGGCGGGCCTCCCGGTGGACCAGTCCATGGACTGGTCGAAGTACCTCTTCAACATCATGAGCAAGGGCCTGGGGCCCGCCGAGGACGAGGACATCGACGAGGTTACCCACTGGGCCATCACCAAGGAGCTGTACGAGCTTAAGAAGCTCAACCCCAACAACCCCTCCGGCTTCCAGCAGACCATAGACAGGTTCAAGTGGGGGCCGGGCCAGACGGAGGAGCTGCCGCTGGAGAAGCAGGTCACGGAGTTCCTGAAGAAGACCTTCCTGTACTCGGTGGACAAGGGCAAGAAGTACCTCAGGCGGATTATCAGGGGCCTGCCGAAGGGCTGGAAGCAGGAGGACGTGGTAAGCCTGGACCCGGTCGAGATAGGGGGGGAGGAGGCATATGGCCCGATAGACTACCTGGAGCATCCCGAGTCGGGCAAGGAGTTCCGTGAGGCCGAGGAGACCGCCGAGCTGGGCGACTACAGCCTCCGGCGCAAGAAGGTCATCAAGGGCAGGTTCACCGAGGGCCTGTACCACTGGCTCCTGGAGCAGAAGAAGCGGCCGGAGGGCAGGAAGAGGTACCCCTACTCCCCGAGCCAGTACGTGCGGCTGCTGCGCCTGATGCACGAGCATGCCCAGACCTACGGGGCCAAGCCCTCCCTCCCCGACATAGAGGGGCGCTGGAGGTCCCTCCAGCAGGAGGTGGGGAGCCACAAGCGCCTGGGGCACGACGACTTCGCCAAGCTCTTCGCCATGTTCCCCGAGACCATGGAGACATACGTCAGGACCTTCCTGCGCCTCCCCCCCGAGGAGCACCACGTGCTGCCCAACATCGTCCGCCTCCTGGTGAGGGAGGGGGAGATGAGGCGTCAGAGGAGGCTGGAGGAGTCCGACAAGGACAGGGAGTCCCGCAGGACGGGGCCGGAGCCGGGCGGGCCGCAGGACGCCCCCGAGGCGGGCAAGACCTCCGCCAAGCAGGTAGAGGTGCCCCGCTGCGCAACCTGCAAGACGGCGAGGGAGGTCAGCAGGTGCCCAGGCTGCGAGCAGAGCTACTGCGCCCTGTGCGTGAGGGACCACTTCGCCAACAACCCAGGGCACGACAGGACATAGCATGGCCGACGTAGAGGTGAAGAACGAGGGGTCAGTCGTCCTCCTCATCCCCATGAGCGACAGGGGGAAGGACTGGATTGACGAGAACCTCCAGCTTGAGAGCTGGCAGTGGTACGGCAACGCTGCGGCCGTCGAGGCACGCTATGCCGACCCTATCGTGGACGGCATGATGGACGACGGCCTGGAGGTGAAGGGGACCACGAGGGTCATACCCGAGGAGTCCGACCTCACCCCCGAGCAGGAGGAGGACATGGTCAGGAGGGGCCAGCTCCCCCCCATGGAGATGCGCTCCTCCAGGACGGCCGCCCTCCCCGCCCAGCAGCGGCCCCCTGAGGGCACCCCCGCCGCAGACATGAGGGAGGACCCCTGGGCGGCCGCCTCCCAGGCCATATCCCAGCCGGACGACCAGGCCGCCCGCCGGAGGCTGAGGCACACCGTGGAGCCTGAGATACCCGGAGGCCCCTACCACATGGTATCGTCCGGCAGGGGGTTCAGGTCAGCCTTCCTGCGCCAGCCGAGGAGGGATGGCTACTGCGACGCCTGCGACCGCCCCGAGGCGCAGTGCGTGTGCAGCCCCGAGGACTGCGACCTGACAAGGGAGAGGGCATAGAGACTACAGGAACCATTTTAAGAGCCGCCAGGAAGGCGGCGGAGGAGAACATGGCAAAGACGTCGAGGGAAGCCCTAAGGGAGAAGATAGCGGCGATAGCCGAGGACAGGAAGGCCCAGGAGTACGGCCTGCTGAGGGAGGTGGCCGCCAGGGAGCCTGAGAAGGTCGGGGAGGCCCTCGGGGAGCTGGCGCACGCCGCCAGCGCATGGGGGGCGTCCGCCGCCGCCCTGCGTGAGAACCTGGACCTGGTGAGCGCCCCGCATGCGGCGTCCCTGAGGGCCAGGACAGCGGCCAGGAGGAAGTACGCCGCCGAGTTCCGGCGCATCGCCGAGGTGGCCCCGGAGCAGGTCGAGGACGCCGTGGTCGAGCTTTACCGCTCCATCGACGAGATTGCCGCAGGGCTGGAGAACCTGGCGTCCCACCTGGGGATAGACCTTGCGGAGGCCGGCGAGGAGGAGCTTCCCCCTGCGGAGGGCGCAGGGGACGGGGACGAGGGCCTGCACGGCGAGATGCCTGTCGGGGGGACCGAGCCTGCCGAGGAGGACGACCTTGCCAAGGAGGCCGGCGGCGAGGGGGCGTTCACGACCGACCGTGACGAGGAGGGCAAGCCCAAGCCCCCTTCCAGGATGGAGAACCGGACGGCCACCGGGAGCGGGGCCTTCGTCACCGACCGTGACCAGGGGGCAGAGCCTAAGCCCGTGGAGAAGGCCGAGATTCCCGTCTCCCAGGGCGAGGCCGCCATCAAGCAGAAGTAACCCTGCCGCCGCTGCCAGCATCTAAAAGCCAAGGTATTGTATAGGTGGAGGTGCGTATGAGCAAGATACTGCTCTCTGCTCTCGTGTTCCTGCTTCTCTCCCTGCCTGCCCCTGCCCAGCGCCACGGCGGGCCGGCTGCGGGAGGAAGGTCCCCTTCCCCTGCTGCCGCCCCCAGGCCGGGCGGAGGGGGTACCCATGCCCAGGCACCTGCCAGGGCGGGAGGGCGCTCCTACGGGCGTCCTGGCGCTCCTGCGGGGCATCCTGGCGAGGCCCACGGCAGTATACGGGCACCCGGCCAGTCTTCCTACCATAGCCCCTACCATGCCTCTATCCCAGGGGGACGCTACAGCGCCTACTTCGGGAGGGGGCACCGGTTCGTCCCCTGGCACGGGTCCCCCTACTTCCATGGCGGACGGGGATGGCACGGGCACCGGGGGTTCCGGTACGGCGGGTTCTACTGGGGGTTCGACATCTGGCCCTACGGCGTAGGGCCCTGGTGGTGGGGCTACGACGACCCGGTATACATCATAATCGAGGGGGGCTGCTACTATGCCTACGACGACCTGCACCCTGGGCAGAGGGTAGAGGTGACCCCGCAGCCCGATAGGGAAGAGACAGGCACGGTGGTCATCAGGGGCGGGGCCAGGGGTGACCAGGTCCTCGTGGACAAGGCGCTTGCCGGGTATATAGGCGAGCTGGGTGCGTTCTCCCTCCCGGCAGGCCCCCATGCCCTTGAGGTCAAGGGCAGGGGGCCGTACTTCGGGGAGGACATAATGGTCCTTGCAGGGCACGAGCTTGACATCGACGTGCCGGGCGCTCCGCCCTCCGACTAGCCGTTGATGGGCTGTAGCCCGTGCGGCCACTTCTCGACAGCGGGGGCATCGGGGGCCTTCTTGCGCCCCGGCTCCTGCTGCTCCAGGGCACGCCGCACGCCGTCCACGGGGAGGCAGAACACCTTGCCGTCCTTCGCACGCTTCGCCAGGATGGGGAAGCGTGTAGCCTTGGGGCGCATGCCTGTGATGGTGTACCTCTCGAAGCTGAAGGTGATGGTCTTGCCGAGGTCGTCCGCCTGGAGGTCGTAGAGGGTGGCGTAGCTCTTGAAGTCCTCCGCCTCCTTGCTGTTCACGGTCCCGTCCTGGGACACGGTGCTGCACTCGACCTTGAGGGTGAAGTGCCCGCCCGAGAACGTCCCCCTCCCCGGCCTGATTACGATTCCGTGCTTGGCCGCTATCGCCTGCAACGCCTCCTCGATGTCCCTGCTGAGGATACGGCACGACGTCCTGTCGAAGCCCGTGATAGCCATAGGTTACCCTTCCTCCTGGTTTAGCATCCGCCTTACCGCCCGGTTCGCCGACACCCCTGCCTTGCCCTGCGGGTGCTCCTCCAGCGGCCTGCCGCAGACGGCGCATCCGGGGCCCGTATAGGTGGGGTTCTCGGTATAGGGGTGGTTCTCCGGCTTGAAGAAGTCTCTGTCCATCGGGTATAGTATACACCGTCCTACACGGAGCAGGCAGGGGATTCTGCCCGGCTGTAGTAGTTCTTCACCAGGCTCCTCATCGTCTCGTCCACCGACATGTGCCAGGAGAGGTACCCGTCCTGCCCCTCCCGGAGCAGCGCCACGAGGCGCTCGGCGTCCCTCAGCATCTCCTCCCTGCGGGCCTTCTCTGCCATCACTTCCTCCTCCCTGCCCCCCATATCACCAGGGCATTGGGCACCAGCATGGCCAGGAACAGGCCTATGACCGCTAGCCCTGCGCTCACCTGCCCCTCCTCGGGAAGTCCGCCTCGAAGTCCCGGTCGTTGAGGTCATGGTAAAGCTCCCATACCCGGCAGCCTACCTCCTTCTCCCATCCCAGGGCCTCCCGGTCCGTCTCCAGCCTGGGCTTCTCCAGCAGCCCCAGCAGGGCCCTGGCGTGCCCGAGCATGGACTCCCTGCGGGTCCCTGGGTGCAGTATCCTCTCGTCCATACCTCCTCCTAACCGGCAGGCTATACCCCCCTGCCCCTGAGCACATGGGAGACGGTGACCGCCAGCAGCAGCAGGTCGTAGGCAAGCCCCCTGCGGCGGCGGTAGCAGCGGTGCAGGCGCACCTCGTACCCCCTCCCCAGCGAGTTGACCCTCTCCCGCCCCACGAGCTGGGACAGCCCTGTGATGCCGGGGGGCATGTCCAGGCAGTCGGAGTAGCCGGGCACCGTCCTGGACAGGTGCTCGGCTATGCCGTACTCGTCCGGCCGTGGGCCGACCATGCTCATGTCGCCCACGAGGACGTTCCAGAGCTGCGGCAGCTCGTCCAGGTGGGTGCGCCGCAGCAGCCACCCCAGCGGGGTCACCCTGGGGTCGCCCCTCTCCACCAGGTCCAGCCTGCGGGCCGAGCCGTTGCGCATGGTCCGCAGCTTGTACATGGTGAAGGGCCTGCCGTGCCTGCCCATCCGCTTCTGCCTGAACAGGGCGGGCCCGGGGGAGGTCAGGCGCACGGCGGCGGCCAGGGCGGCAAGGAGCGGGGACACGGCCGCCAGCAGCAGCACGGCCAGGGCCACGTCGAGCGCCCGCTTGGCATGGTAGTACCTGGCGTCCGCCACTATCCCTCCCCCTAGCGTGGGTGCGGCCCCCCTGCGCAGTAGCATATGGCCCTGCCGCTCGCCCTCGCCTTCCTCAGGCGCTCCTCCCTGCGGGCCTCGGCCGCAATCTGGTTCGCCCGGTTCCACATCTGCGCCCAGGATATGCTGACCTCGTGCCTGCACCCCTTGGGGCGCAGCCTCAGCCCCCATGCCTCCACGTGGGCCACCATCAGGCGCTTCCCCACGAGGAGCGGCGTCTCCAGGCACAGCTTGGTCTTGCGCCTCAGTATGCTGGTCATCGGTACCTTCCCCTCCTTGGCCCCTGCCCTGCCACGTGCCCTGCGATAGCGCCCATGTTCCCTGCGATGCCCAGGATGGCGGCCACCGCTACGAGGAGCACTGCCGCTACCGCCGACAGGAGCGCCACCTCCAGCCAGTCTACCGCATACCAGTTCACCATGGCTGCCCTTCCTACTCTATGGTCATCACCACGAGGCCCCTGTCCTCCAGCGACACGGTGACCACCGTGCCGGGCGGGAGGGGGCCTGCGCAGTGCCATACCGACACGTGGTAGCGCCCCTTGGGGAACTCCATGTCCCTCGTCCATGCCGTCCCCCCGCCGTCCGTGAGGCATGCCACGGGGGCACGGCTCCTGAGCACCAGGACGGTTGCGTCCTGCGGCCCCTGGTGCTTCCACCACTCGACCTTCACGCCCGCCCCGCTGTCCTCCATGTGCCCCCAGGACACGAGGCGGTTGCCGTTGCTAGGCATCCTTGCGGTCCCCCGGTGCCTCCCCTGGGAAGTATACCCCCAGGTCCCTGACCATCTGCACGATTGCCTCGCACATGTCGATGTCGAACCACCCCTCGTCCGGCACGGGCCTGACGGAGTAGCTGCGCAGCTTGCCGGACTCCTTGAGGCGCTGGAGGCCTGCCGTGAACTCCTGGTAGTCGTCGTAGCTGAGCATGGCCCTGAAGGCCCGCTCCTCGTCCGGCACGGCGACCTTCGCCCTGGAGCCGAGCAGCATCCTTACCTCGAAGAGGCAGGTGTTGTCGGTCACCCTTATGGCCTCCAGGATAAGCTCGTCCATCCCCTGCCTCCCCCCCGTGAAGGGGAAGCCTGCCTTGTCGTCCCGCTCCCTCTTGTGCATCCCTGCCCCCCTCAGTACCAGTGCTCCGTCAGCTCGCTGACCAGCTTCCTTATCTCCCCGCCGATGACGGAGGCGTATGCGGGGGAGATTACCTCCCCCTCGGGGTAGTCCTGCCCGTTCATCAGCCTGTAGAGCCGCTTGATGATGCGGATGGTCGTGGCATCGACGTGCTCCTCCCACTCCGGCTCGAAGCCGTCGCTGGGCCTGCGCACGTCTATCCATCCCATGCCGTCGCCGATGGTGCCGGTCAGCATGTCCGTCTTCCTGCCTTCCTCCCTGGGCACGCCGCACCTTACCGTTCCGCATGGTACACAGTTGAACTCGCTATGGGTTTTCACTGGTCTCCTTCTCCGCCAGCCGGTATGCCCCCAGGTACCTGTCCCTTACCGACGCATCGACTCCGTATCCCCTCGGCAGCCGGTTCAGCTTTATCAGCTCTACCACGTCCGCAAGGTCCTTCTGCCTTCCCGAGGACAGCTTGGTGGATACGAGGTCTTCGAGGGTGAGCAGCAGGGGCCTTCCCGATACCTTCGTGGGCATAGGCAGGGAGAACTTCCCCCCCTTGGACACCGTGCTCCCCCCTTGCAGGAGGTCTACCGGCACCCTGGTCTCCCTGTCCGTCACGGTCATCCCCGACCCCTGGTTCTTCCTGAACAGCCCGCTCTGCTGGAGACGCCAGATTGCCTCCGCAGGGTCCGGCACGATGATGTCCACGTCGATGGTCATCCTGGGGTACCCGTGCTCCTGCACGGCGAACCCGCCACAGACGTAGTGCGGTATGCCCCACCCTGCCAGGACGCCCACGGCCTTCCTCAGGGTCCTGGTCAGGGCGGTCGTGCCCGTCGCCCTCCTCAGGAACTCCGCCTTGAGGTTCATCGGCATGTCATCTCCCACAGGCCCTTCGCCTGCACTGCCCTGATGGTGCGCCTGAGCGCCTCTGCCTCGCTGCGCCCCCTGCGCCGTACCAGCACCCCGTGGTAGGGGGCCTTCGGGTCGGGGTGCGGGGTCAGGAGCGCCTCGGCCGCCCACCGCCAGCACCTCCCCCACCTGGCAAGGCGCTCCGTGCTGAGCGACAGCCGCCTGTCCCCCCTCCGTAGCCGGGCACGCTCCCTCATGTCTCCATCCTTAGCCGCTTCCTCTGGTACTTCCGGTAGCATCCAGGGCAGTCCTTCTCCGGCTCGAACCTGTCCCGCAGGTAGGGCATCCGCCCCGCTCCCTTGCCGCACAGGGTGGTGCTCTCCCCGAACGGCACCAGGTGCCCCCTTCTGCCGCCTGTGCTCACCACGGAGTAGCCTTGCAGGTCTACCTCTTCTCCGGCTTCAGCCATTCCCTGTACTCCTGGTCGTACCTCTCGCAGGCCTTGCAGCAGTAGGGGCTTCCCCCCTTCGCTGTGTTTATGCCGCAGTAGAGGCATACCGGTATTTCCCTCTTCTTGCGCTTCTTCTCACGTGGGTCCCTGTCTCTCATACACTCTCCTGTCAGTGCTTAGCGGTCATACCTGAAGACCAGCGGGACCTTTTCGTCCAGGTGGTACATGGGTCGGTCCAACTTCCTTACCCGGTCCTTTGCCCCGAGCGGGGGGCCGTCCCCCACAAAGTCCCTCGTGATGCAGTACCCTAGCTGTATCCCGGAGACGTAGGCATGTTGCAGGGCGTTCCTGAACTCTGTCTCGCTCAGCCTCACCCCCCCGTGCGGGTCAACCTCCTGGCTGTTATAGTAGTCCGAGAAGGCGCTGGGTATGCTCCTTCAGCCCTTTCGCTAGCTTTTTCATTGTTCCTCCCGGTAGATGTCGATGAAGGTGGGCTGCGAGGGGGCGTCGGTGCCGCCGCTCCAGCCCAGGGCGTTCGCCATGGCCACTATCCTGGGGAAGGATGCGGCATGCCGCCTGCCCCTGCCGTCTACCCTGTGCATCAGCGCCAGCGGCAGGGCACGGTGGTCCTTGAACACCATCCTGCCCGTCAGGGAGTTGTAGGCCACCCATCCTGGGAGCAGCCAGAAGCACTGGTGGGCGCAGACGCCGCTCCCGGGGACCATCTCACGGGCGCACCCGCACACGGCGCAGCAGGGGCGGCCTACGCCCCGCCGCCCGACCGCCCTTACCGTATAGCGCTGCGACTGGCTCTTCATCGGTCTCCCCTTGCCGTGCCCCTCTTCCTGCGGGGCCCCCTCTTCCTGTCCAGGCACTTGAGGAGGTCCTCCTCCTCCCATACCATGGACTCCTGGAAGCAGCCCAGGAACCTGACCTCGGCCCTCCCCTTGCCCTTGAAGGTGTCGCCAATGGCCCTCTGGATGTCGTCGAACTGCGGTATGCTTATCAGCCACTCCCCACGCACCCCGACCAGGAAGTCCTGGGATGCGTCCCCGTCCGTCAGCGTCACCTTGAATGCCCTTACTGCCATGGGTAATCCCTCCCGCTACTACTATACACCAGGATACACAGGGCGCTGGCGGGATTCTCTCCGTAGCTGCCTCCGCAGGTTCCTCCTGGCGCTGGCCACGGCGTCCGCCTTGAAGGGACCTTCCCCCCTGGCGGTATGGTACATGCCGCTGCGGTCGGACCTGGAGGCATAGGCATGCCACCACCCGCCCGCAAAGTAGGTGAGGCGCACCCTGTAGGCGCTTATGGAGGTCCTCTCCCTCATGCCGCTGCCTGTGCCGCCCCCTCTTCCTTCTTCCCGCTCCAGAGCTTGCTCCACTCCCGCTGGCGCTGCACCTCCTGGCGCAGCCCCCTGGCGGAGAAGTGCTCGATGCCCCGGTACTGCCATGCGTCCCCCAGCGGGATGTGTATCAGGACTGCCGGGCTGAGGCTGTACACCATGTAGATGGCGTGCCCGTCCGCCACGGGGAAGGTGATTGTCTCCCCCTTGCAGTCGCCGCTGCCGTGCTCCGTGCAGTACTGCCGGAGCTTTCCTATGTACTCCGCCTCGGTCCTCTGCCATGCCTTCCAGTCGAAGTGCTCGAAGTCCATCTCCGGGACGGGCAGTTCCCTGGGCGGTCCGTAAACCTTGGCCATTCTGCTTCCCTCCTCCTGCCTGGTATTGTCTTCCAGGCATAGTATACACCGTCCTACACGGGGCAGGCGGGGATTCTACGTCACATCCTGGGGCCCAGCATCTCTCCCAGCCTTTCCTTGTAGCGCTCGAAGCGGAAGGACTCCCTCGCCCACCGCCTTATCCAGGCAGGGGCCATCCTCCAGGCGGTCCGAGGGTTCCTTGGGAACAGCCTTCTCTTCCTCATGGCTCTACTATACCTTGGTCTTCGGCGGGCGGGGGGTAATACCGGTCTAGTTCATGGTGTTCAGGAGTTCCAGGGCCTTCCTGCGCCTCTCGTCCCCGTGGGGGATGCGGGCCCTGGCCCCCCTTGGGGTACGGCATGGCAGGCCAGCAGCCTGCCCGCACTTGGGGCATTCTGAGAAGCGGGTACTGTCCGTGAACAGCCAGCCCGAGAACAGGGCGGCCGTGACCGGCAGGTCCAGGCTGGTCGGGTCGGGGTCTAGCCCCCTCCAGTCGTCGTCAAGGGGCTGCGGAGTGCCGTCCAGGAGGAAAGCAGCAAGGGAGGACATACGCATCTTTGACGGCTTCGATACCTGCCAGTTGGGGGGCCTCGTCTCCGGGCTGCTGAGGTGGCCCCACCATACGGCAAGCTCCCTCCCAGCCCTCATGCGCCTCCCGATGATGGTCTTTACCCCGTCATGGATGCCAACAAGCTGCGCCCCGTCCCGGAGCCTCCAGCTCCACTCCTCGTGGGCCGGGGCCCAGACAGGGAACAGGTCAGGGATACTGAGCCAGAGCCGAACCTCTGCGAAGCCCTCCGTTGTCACCCTGACATGGGCGGGGTCTACGATGTTCAGCCCCTCATCCCTTCCTTCTCTGTAGGCATCCCACAGGTGGTCCATTCGCCATTCTTCTAGCTTCTTCTCTATGGGGACAATAAGGCCTTTCTGTCTTAGTGATTCGAGCTTGGCGGGAGAAAGCGGCATAGGGGCTACGCCTTGTTGCAGACGACCGCCATGAACTTGCGCCAGTCCGCCAGGGTACGGGGGGACTTCCGGTAGACGTCCTCCGCTGCTGTGACCTTGCGGACGGCTTCCTTTTTGGCGGCGGCTAGCTTTGTGGCGGCTTCCTTTTTGGTCTGCTTTGCCATGGGTGTTTTTCCCTCCACCTATATAATACACCGGAAAGCCTCTTTCCGGGAGGGATTCTACACGTAGATACATATTTCTACATGTTTTTCTTGGCAGGCTTATCCCGCTTCTTATCAGGCACTTCCGCTTCCGGCCGCCTGTAGCACTTCGGGCAGCGCTCCAGCTTTGCGATGCTGTTCCCGCACCCTGGGCAGACGCTCCCTATCGAGTATGCCATCACTGCCTCCCTCTGCATGGGTCCCTCGGGGGCACCATGCCCCCCCTCTCGCATACGTCATGGAGGTACAGCACCCTGTGCCTGGCCCCCCGCCTGCCCACCAGGGTTATCCCCCGGCGTGGGACGCCGGCCCCGTAGAGCCTGTTGCAAGGGGGCCTTCCACGCAGCAGGTGGCCCACTACCACCTGCCTGCACCTGGTGCATAGCCCCAGGAAGTACGGTACCCTCTTCATGGCAGCGCTCCCTCTAGTCATACCAGCACCTTGCATAGCGCTTCCCTACCTCGAACTCGTCGGCCCTCCCGAAGGCCTCCCTGAACGCCTTCCCCTCCCTGGTGCCGACCCTCCCCTCCTTCTCCAGCCCCTCGATGGTAAGGCGGACGTCGCCCCTGTCGGGGGAGACAGCGTAGCCGTGCGCCGTCCAGGAGGGGTGCTTGCGCATGAACCCCAGGAAGGCGGCGTTGCCGGGGCAGTTGTTCCAGGGTCCCTCTGAGGCGACCCCCAGGCGGGTCAGCCTCTCCAGCGCCCTCAGGCTCAGCCCCTTGAAGTTCCGGGTGCCGCCGCAGGGGAACCCGCTGGGGCTGGAGCCGAAGCGCTCCTTCCAGTAGGCGTCGGACTTGGCGAAGAAGGGGGCGAGTATCAGGTCCCTCTTGTCGTATACCCCGTTGCCCAGGGCCTTCCTCACCTGCCTGTCCAGGGCGATGTCCCAGAACGGCATCGCCCGGACCAGCCTCTCCGTCCTCGGGCTGTTGAACCGGTAGGTGTCCATGTCGGGCAGGGCCAGGGGGCCGTCGGAGTTGCCGGGGGTCGTCATCACGCAGCGCTCGCACTGGCGCATGCACCACTTGTTCATCTTCTCCCCGGTCCTGGGCCTCCAGTCGGGCTTGCCGTGCCCCCCCTCGTAGGTGCCGAGGTCCGTAGGGGCCTTTCCCAGGAGGCGGTCCGGGATATAGGCGTGGTTGTCGGGGTCTACCTCCTCGTCCCTCTTGAGGAACGGGAGCGTCCCCTCCTCTATCTCCTGCATGTCGCTGGTACTGGTGCCGATGCCCACCAGGCTCCCCCCTGCGTCGAAGTACACACGGGGGCGGCACTGGATGCCCCATGCCTTGCGGCAGTCGTTGTCGCACCCCACCCTTGCGCCCTGTGCGAAGTACACGATGCGCTTCTCAATCATGCCACGGCCTCCCATGCCAGCTTTAGCAGCGTGCGTTCCACCAGTCCCAGATGCCCTTGCCGTAGATGGCCTCCAGGACGGCCTCGAAGCACCAGTGTGCCTGGTCGTCGTCGTCCTTCCCCTCGGCATGCGCCTCGACTATCTCCTTCGCCAGGCGCACGACGCCGTCGAAGCTCGGGCTGGCAAGCGCCTCCGGGGGCGCACTGGCCTCCTTCTGCCGCCGCTCCAGCTCGGCCTTCAGCTCCTCGTCGCTTACCCCCCTCAGCCTGCTTGCCATGCGTATCCCTCCGTTTCAGGGGAGGAGCAGGCCAGGCGCTTACAGCCCCGCCAGCCCCTCCCGGATTCTCAGCGCCAGAACGGCGCACTTGCCGGCCTCCTGCCTGTTGAACTCTACCTGGACGGTGCTCCACCCCCCTGCCTCTATCCGCCCGTTCCACTCCTCCAGGTCCAGCGAGAGCCTCTCCAGCTTCCCTGCCGTCTCCTCCATCAAGGCCTTCATGTTCATGCTGTATCCTCCGTATGCCTCCGCTCAGCCTCCTGCTCGGCAAGCCGTGCCATCGCCCGTTGCTCGCCGCCACAGGTCCAGCTCGTCCAGCAGGCCCGGCAGCTCGGGAGGAACACCTTCTCCATCGGTGCGCCTGGGGCCGCACTCGAAGCAGCAGTGGGCGCACTGGTAGCAGCACCTTGTGGTCAGGCGGACCGTGATGACACGCCCCTCCGGGGTCTTCTTACCCACTCTTGTCCCCCTGCCACATCTCCTCCGTGTGCCCGCACTCCCTGCACTGCCAGGAGTCGCCCATCACGTCGTGGACCTCCTCCATCCTCTTGCCGCACCCTGGACAGACGCCAAAGCGGGCGTCCGCCTCCTTGAGTAGCTGCCGCAGGGCCTTACTGACCCTGTATACCCTTTCCTCGGGCTTCTTCTTCCTCCTGGGGGCCTGGAGGCGGGCCACCACCTCGACATAGACGTCCCCGCTGTCAATGCCCAGAGCCTTTGCCACCCCCCCGCCTACCAGGAGGTCCAGCTTCCCCTGGCGCAGGGGGACATATCCCTTGTAGCTGAACCGCTTCACTGCCCCTCCAGTGCCTTGATTTTCTCGGGGTCCGCCGCCCTGGCTATGGCTATGAGGTCGGCCAGGTTGACGTTCAGCAGGCCGGAGGCCCCCTTCACGATAGTCAGGAAGAGGTTGTATCCCCCTACCATGTTGGGGGTCATGCTGGCGTCGCTCAAGCGGAGGTGGGGCACGCAGCCGTTGTCCAGGCCGTGCCCGTGGACGCACCCGAACACCCCCTGCTTGTCCGGGGTGCGCATGTCGGGCCAGCAGTCCTTGGTTATCTCCACCAGGGCCTCGTGAAGGTCGGCGAGCCTGCTCATCGGGGTTGGTCCCTCCGCTATAAGAATACACCGGGCGGGCCTGCCTTCCCCTGGGATTCCTCTATTGCTCTCTCATATAGGAGGGGTATGCCCAGCGCAGGCAGGTTCAGGAGGGGAGAGGGCTTCATCAGCAAGTCGGTGGAGGAGAGGGGGATATCCGTCCCCCACGAGACCCTCAACGCCGTGGACTTCATAGAGTCCCACCGTGGCCTGAGCGTCAGGCTCTTCCCCGTCCAGCGCCTCATCATAAAGTGCGTGTTCGGCGTCCCGATGGATTACAAGGAGAAGAAGGTCCCCCTCTACGACGTCTTCCGGGAGCGCCTGCTCACCACGGTCACGGAGTCCGAGGCCCTGCATATCTTCCACGAGGAGGGGCGCTGCAACATAGGGGACTGGCGGGACATCCCCGAGAGGGGGTACAACGAGGCCTGCATCATCGCTGGCCGCAGGGGGGGCAAGTCCCAGCTAGTCAGCGCCATGGCGGCATACAAGCTCTACCTCCTCCTCAACTTCCGCAGCCCCCAGGAGTACTTCGACCTCGTCCCGAACTCCCACATAGACTTCACCTTCCTGGCCCAGGACGAGGAGGGGTCGGACCGCCTCTACGACAAGCTGCGTGAGGACGTCAACCGGGCCCCCTTCTTCGCCCCCTTCTTCAAGGCAGGCACCGGCACCTGGATGGGGTTCATCACCGAGTCCGACCGTGGCAAGAGGGATGTCACCCCCACCGTCAACGTGGACTCCCACCCCTGCACCACCCGCTCCGTGCGCAGCCCCAGCAGCCTTATGCTGGCCCTGGACGAGTTCGCCCACTTCCGGTCGGAGAAGGGTTCCACCTCGGACGAGGTCTACCAGGCGGCCACGCCCAGCACCCTCAACTTCCACCATGCCGAGCTGCTGAACGGCTCCTGGATAAGCCAGGAGCAGATGAAGCACCTCGACCCCCCGCAGTACAGGGAGTTCCAGGACTCGCTCATCGTCAGCATCAGCTCCCCCTGGACCAAGGTCGGCAAGATGTACGACCTCCACAGGCTGGCCCTGGACAAGGGGAAGGACTCCAGCATCTTCACCCTGAGGGTATCGACGGCGGAGATGAACCCCACCGTCCTCCCCAAGATACTCCACGAGGAGCACGAGAAGAGTCCGATGACGTTCAGGGCGGAGTACGGGGGGCAGTTCCTCGACTCCTCCGAGACCTACGTCACCGAGGCCACTATCCGGGCATGCACGGACGTCAGGTACACCGAGGGGCCCGACCCCAAGCCCATCCCCGAGACCGCCCGCCTCAACCTGACGGTCTTCGCCCCCTCCTGCATCGGCCGGCAGTACTTCTGGGGCCTGGACCTGGGCATGATGAGGAACGCCACGGCGGTCGCCATCGGGCACCTGGAGCACGTCGGGGGCAAGAACCCCCTGATGCTGGTGTACGACTACATCGACCGCATGATGGTCGGGGAGAGGTTCGAGGGGCCCGGGGTGGAGGCGGTGCCCGGCGCTACCAAGTACGTCGGCTACCGGGCGCTGCCCCTGGAGGACATCGTCCTCTGGCTGCGGGCGCTCAACCGGGTCATGCCCTGCTTCCGTGGGGCCACCGACCAGCACGGCGGGCAGCAGCTCGTCCAGCTATTGGAGATAAACGAGATATACAATATCGAGCTGCTCAACCTCACTACCATTATAAACTCCCAGATGGCCTTCGCCCTCAAGGGGTACATGGACAACACCAGGTGCAGGTTCCCCTACGTCCCCAGGTTCATGCACGAGCTGAGGACGGTGGAGGCGGAGTACGTCGGCAAGTACCAGATTAGGGTCCAGGCACCCCCGGAGAAGGGGGCCACGGACGACATGTGCGACGCCGCCGAGGAGGTCGCCTACGTCGCCCAGAAGTGGCTGATGGACGAGGGGGGCCTGCACGTGGACCCCTCCGGGGCCAGCCTCGCCATCCAGGAGCAGATGCAGAAGCCGCCCGCCCCCCTCATGTCCCTGGACGGGGTAAGCATGACGGACATCAAGGTCATAGAGCGGATGCGCAGGCTACAGAGGGGGCTGATGATGTCCCCCGGCACGGTGGTGGTGGCCAACCCCTTCCACCGGAGGACGAGGCTGAGGTAAACCCCTAGCTACACGGCCCATATATGAGGGAACCTACCCTCTAGGAGAAGACTGGATGCTGTTCTTCCTGGACCCCAGCGCAGCGCAGCCCGGCCCGTGGACCTGGCTGATAAAGTACGCCCTCCCCGGCCTGGGATGGCCTACCCTTATCCTAATCGCCTGGAAGATAAGCAGATACCTTGCCAAGGCGGAGGACAAGGCCAAGGAGGTCCTCACCTCCGCCGTGAAGGACATCGAGGCCAACACCAAGACCATCAAGTCGGCCGACGAGAGCCTGTCCAGGCTTGCAGGCACCTTTGAGCAGCACACCAAGGACGACGACCGCAACTTCAAGGACATCTATGACACCCTGAAGGACCACCGGGAGCAGTCCAGGGCCATGCTGGAACTCCTGAACAGCCGTACGACGCTCTTCGGGGACGTCTCCAAGGCCATCCAGTCCCTTGCCGAGGCGATACACCACCAGTCGGACGTGCATGCCTCGCAGTTCGAGATTATCCGGGGGATAGCCGAGAGGCAGGCCACGCTTGCCGCCAACCAGGAGCATATCACGCAGGGCTTCCAGAGGGTGGTCGAGCAGCTCATCTCCCTGATGAAGGAGTAGCGGGACGGTATGGGTACAGAGGACAAGGACGACAAGGGGAAGGGCAGCGGCCTCCCTATGGGGAAGCTTGAGGACGCCCTGGTCCGGTTCGAGAACACGGGCCTGGCGGGCCCCGTGCTTGCCTCCCCCATGGAGAAGCTGGAGGATACCCTGGTCCGGTTCGAGACCATGTGCCTGAACGGGACAGGGCAGCATTTCAGGAACAGGCTGAAGGCAAGGGTGGGCACCAGGCTCCATACCATGCTGGCCCGGCTGGGAAGCCTGTCGTAGGGGAGAGCAGATGATTATAAAGCACTTGACAGCACTCGACACCAAGGCGGCCGCCGATGGCACCTGGACCTGGGTAGGCAACTGGTCGGCCATGTCCGTCCATATCGTAGGGCTGGAGGGGGACGTCTGGGTGGAGGTCTCGAACGACCCGGCCGCCGACCCGGCCCGCTATGCCAGCCCCCCCACCATACCGGAGGGGTGCGACATCACCGGCAACCTCACCTCCGGCGGCTCCCCCCCGGCCATCGTCGAGGAGGTCAGCATCGCCTACAGCCGGGACGGCACGCAGGTCATGGTCAGCCCCTCTGCCCTGGTATGGAAGTGGCTCCGTGTGTGCAAGAGCGGGGGGGGCGCTACCGATACCGTCGCCTACCTGATGGGCCAGGTGGAGGCCTAGCCCGTGAAGGGGTGCATGGCGCACTCCAGGAACCGCAGGTAGTCCTCCCGCAGCCTCGGGGCACCTACCGGCTCCGGCCTTCCCAGGGCGGCAGGCGGCAGGCCCCCTTCCCTCCCTACCACCTTGACTCCTACCTCGCCGAGGATGCTGGTACGGTCGTCGTCCGGGCCGACGTACACGACCGGCGTCCCGAACGCCACGCAGGGTAGGGCCGCATGCAGGCGGGACGTGAACACCAGCTCCGCCCTGCGGTACCGTGCGAGGAGGCCGTAGGCCTCCCTGTACTGCCCTGCCACCGTCTCCTCGCTGGCCTCCTCGTAGGAGAAGGGGGGGAGGGTATGGGACACGGCGACGGCGTCCCCGTAGGCCCCGGACACCGCCCTGTAGACCTCCTCCCCCGTGTCAACGCAGAACACCCCCTCCCTCTTCCCCTGGTACGGCGGCAGGGTAAGGGTGGCGCACCCCACCAGGACGGAGGGGAGGCCGTGCCTGCGGAGGAACCCCTCCGTGGCCGGGTCCCTGCACCCGACTATGCCGCAGGGCCTTACCGCCTCGGCCGTCTCCGTGGTCCGGCAGAAGGGGGCTATATGGATGCCCACGTACCTGACGTCACGGAACCAGTCCCTCCTGGGCATGCCGTAGAACGCCATCCACCCGTTCGCCAGCAGGACCAGGTCCCCCTGCTCCGTCAGGTGGTCCCGTGGCACGAGCCTCCGTGGGGCCACGTGCTGGAGCAGGGCAAGGGTCTGGATATGGTCCCCCAGGTTGTGGTTGAAGTACGAGAGCACGCAGAAGGGCGAGTCGTCGTCCAGGGCCATCAGTTCTTCGAGGCTTTTCATCTACCCGCCCCTTTCTTAGAGGTCCCCGGTGCCCATCCAAGAGGGGGGCTTTAGCTCCCCTGGGCCACGAGCCATAGGGACTGCCACTGAACTGGCTCCCGCACCGTGGCAGGGGAGGAGGGGCCGGGACCGGGGAAAGTCGGTCCTCCTCCCCAACTTACCTCACCAGGAACAGCACCTTCTTGCCCTGCGGCGTATCTACCACCTCCTCCAGGTGCTCCGGCATCGTCTTGCGTAGCTGCATATGGTAGGACGACCCCATAGGGCATACCGCTGCCACCCTGAACCCCCTGGATACCGCATGGTTGACCTTGTTCCCCAGTATGGTGCTCTGCCAGTCCGACCTCGGCGGGGGGGCAGGAGGGCGCTGCGGCACGGGGCGCTGGGGGATAGTGGGGCGCTGGGCTGGCGGCCGCTGGACCTGCACGGGGCGCTGGGGCCCGGGGACGGGCATGATTATCGGGACTGGCCGGGGCGGCACGGCCGGGGGCCTGGGCGGGAAGGGCTTCCTCCCCGTCAGCATGTCGTGGCACTCCTCCATGTCCCCGGCGCTCGGGAGCTGTGTCACCACCACCGTATCCTTGCTGATTATCTTCTGGAAGGGGACCTGGTTCCTGTGCGGGTCGAGGAACGGGGGGATAAGGTACCCAGGGAGGGGCTTCAGCCTTATGCCCGCCTTCCCTAGCACCTGCCCTACCCACCTGTCCTCCGCCCAGTCCCCGTAGAAGGGGGCGTCGGCCACCATCCCCATCGCCTTCCTGGAGAGCCAGTATGCCCCGCCGCTGGCGTAGTCGTACCTGATGGTCCCGTTGGGCAGCGGCGGGATTCCCATCGCCACGCTGCCGCAGTCGTTCCTGGGCAGGAACAGCCCGGCATAGTCCTCCCTCGGCACCGCCAGGTTGGCGACGTTCACGTAGCAGTCGTCGTCCGTCTTCATCATGCTGTCGTAGCCCTTCCCCAGCGCCCACCCGCACAGGGCCTTGGTCTTGAGCGGCAGGGACAGGTAGTCGTCCGGTACCCCCAGCTTCTCCCCGTCGAAGGCCACGACGTCGTAGCCCGCCGCCTCGGCGGCCGGCACCCACGTCTTCCTCTGTATGGCGAGCCTCTCCCTGTACCTCGGCTGGCCGCAGGTCACGATGGCTATGAGGGCGTTCTTGCGTGCCTTCCACCTTGCCTGGTCGGGCTTCTCCAGGTGCTTTATCTTCGGGGAGAAGGCGGCAGGGCTTACGGTCATCCAGCGCTCCGGGTGCCTTATGGCCCTGGGGTCCGGGTAGGCGTATGCGGGGGTCAGGGCCCTTGCCGGGGGATGGTCCAGGAGGTAGCGGTTGAGGTGCGACTCGTCGTGCCATACCGCCGTTATGCCCTTGGCCTTGTCGGCGTCTATGCTCGCCGCCAGCACCCTGCACATCTCCAGGAAGGGGTCTGTCCTCCCCCCTTGCAGGCACCCCTGGTAGTAGGCGGGGTCCCCCTCCACATAGGCCGTGGACTCCCTCCTCCTCTCGAAGGTCCCTGGGTACCCTGGGTGGATGACGGCCGTTATGCCGTCCGAGAAAAGCTCCTCCTCCGTCACCCTCTGGCATGCCAGCATGTCCACGTCCAGGTACAGGAGGTGCTCGTAGCCCCGCAGCGCCTCCTCCTGCGACAGGAAGGCATGGTAGCGCATCAGGGAGGCCCCCGGCCACCCCAGGTCCGCCCAGGGGGCCTTCGTGACGCCCCCGAACTCCTCCTCGCTGTCCGTGAACAGGATGACGTCGTGGGGGGGGAAGTTCTCCCTCAGGGAGGCCACGAGGGGGGCCACGAACTTGGTGTACCTCTCTCCCCCGGTCGCAATCAGCAGTATCGCCAGCTTATGCATTTCTCTTCTCCTGGAACGGGCGGTGCGCCCTTGCTATGTCGTCCTGCACGTAGAAGGACCAGTCCGGATGGGCGTCCAGCAGCCTCCTCCTTATGTCCTCCACGGGGGGATAGTCCTTCGCCGTGCCGAAGGCCCGCATGTCGTCTATGACGACCACGATGTCGTCCCTCCCCCACCCCAGGATGGCGTCCAGCTCCCCCTGGATGGCGCTGTCCTGCGGGCCACGTGCCGTCCTCCCCTCCGACCAGTGGGCGTCCAGCCAGAACACCGCTGGCCTTCCTATGCCGTGCAGGATGCAGGGCAGGACCACGGCGCTGTCCCCGTGGAAGAGGTGGACGTTGGGGCACCCTGCGAACCTTTGCAGGCAGAGGCCGTAGAAGAAGTCGGACAGCTCTATGGAGTAGACGTCCCTGAAGAACCACCTGGTGTACTCTATCGTGTCCCCGTCGCAGGAGCCTGTCTCCACCAGGGTGTCTATGCCCGCCCTGAGGGCGTACTCCACGAGGGTCCACCGCTTGTACTCGCCTGGGGGCGAGGGGTTATGCCATGCTCCCATCTTTCCCCCTCCTGAAGCCCAGCACCCTCTCGGGGTCCAGGCCCTTGCCGTGCCCGAGGTGGGACAGCTCTGCCACCCATGCCCCCATCCCCGTTATGCGGTGGTAGTTTATGCCGTTCCTCCGCATGATGTCCCCCACCCACCAGTCCTCTGCCCACAGGTCCATGGGGGCGTCCAGCAGCAGCCCTGCGGCGGCGGCGGTCAGCCAGTAGCCGTGCGCCCCCCAGATGGCCTCGTCGCCTGGGTTGCACGTCCCGGCGTACTGGTGCCCCTCAAAGCCGCTGCCCCTTATGCCCTCCCAGTCCAGCACGTAGCTGTCGGCCACGAACTGGAGGCAGTGGGTGTACCCCCGCTCTAGCTGGAACCTGGTAATCTCCTTCTTCTTCCACGGGAGGGCGATATAGGCGTCGCAGCAGCCCACCTCCACCTCGTCGGGCAGGAGGGGCCTCCCCATCTCCTCCCTGGAGAAGAACCCGTGGAACCTCCTCCCCCTCTCGTCTATGAACCCGTGCTTCTTGCAGTCGTCCAGGAAGCGGTCGGTGAGAGGCTCCAGCGGCACCTCCCCCGGCCTGCCCACGAAGAGGAACAGCGGCCAGGGGCACCCCCTCCCCCATGTGTCCCTTATCGCCTGGTGTACCCCGGTCATGGCGAACTTCACGCAGGAATGCACTGCTACGAACGGTCTCAGCACTTTAGCCACCTCTCCGGCACGATGTCCCCGGTGTCGAGCCTGGCCATCGGCCCCATCCATACGGCGGGGGCCACTACGGTCCTCCCCGCCGCCCAGTCCCCCAGCCATGCGCCCCACCACGAGAAGGAGCTGTTGGCGACGACGGCGTGCCTGCACAGGGACATCAGCCACAGGTCCTCGTTCTCCCTGCCCGGCATGCCGGAGCCGAACAGCCTCCCTCCCGGCCTGTTGTGCCCGACCACCCTGAGGCCCGGGAACGCCTCCCTGCACCACTCCGGCTCGTCCGAGAAGACGAAGAAGCGGGCGTCCTCCACCCTCTCCCTCACCAGGGCCATGGCGGGGGGGTAGTACCCGGTGTCCCAGAGGTTGCGGTGGTACTCCGCCTGCTTCAGGTAGTCCGTCCTGCGCACGTGCAGGAAGGCGCTCCTCCTCCCGGCCGCTGCAATCTCGTCCGCCGCCCTCCTGGAGGCCTCGCTCGGGCTGCGGCACGTGGAGAACCAGGACCTTACCAGCGGGGGGTCGTCGTAGTACCTCTCCGTCTGCCAGTAGCCGTCGAACAGCACCCCGTCCGGCACCGTGTAGACCTGGGGGTTGAAGGAGAAGGGGTCCTCGTGGTAGACGCCCGTGCCCGCCCTCCCGCCCGCCCCGAACACCGCCGTGAACTCCACGGGGATGTCGAACACCCCCAGCATGTAGCAGCGCTTGTGGTCCGAGTCCGCCCCGTCCCTGGCGAAGCACAGCCTCTCCCCCCTCCTCGCCGCCACGGAGCGCCCGAAGGCGTACTGGAACATCTGGTTCCCCAGCCCCCCCACCAGCCTTACTATCACAGCAGCGTCCCCCCCGTGGCCCCCTCTACCTCCTCCCACGGCACCTCCACGAAGGAGGGCGAGGGCACCCGCTTGGGGGCGGCGTTCCTGGGGTGTATGGTGGACACCAGCAGCCCCAGGTCGTTCAGGTCCCTGTGCCTCTCGGGGGGAATCCTGCGCTGGAAGCTGGTGTCCGCCCCCTGCGGCAGGTCGTCGAACCTGCCGGCCTCCCATACGGAGCGCCTGAAGGCCGGGGCGGCCAGCCACCACCCCTTGGTCATGTTCCTGTACACGAACGCCCGCCGCTGCCCGTGGAGGTAGTAGTACAGCCTCCCCGTGCCGCAGATGTCTACCCCCGCCTCGTTCAGGGGCGCTGCCTGCCTCGACACCCTGTCCGGGGCGTACCAGTCGTCGTCGTCCCATACTATGGCCGCCAGGCCCGTGGAGGACTCCATGGCACGGTTCATCAGCGCCCCGTGCCTGAGCCTGGGCCCGGGCAGCCTTATGTACCTTATGCGGGGGTCCTGCGGCAGGAGGTCCTGGATAGGGTCCGAGCCGTTGTCCACTATCACCCACTCCAGGCTGGGATAGTCCTGCGAGAGGAAGCACCTCAGGCACCGGGGCCAGAACTCCCTGCGGTCCGCCGTTGGGGTGATGCAGGATACGAGCATCGCTACCCCCCTGCCCCCCTTCTCCTCCGCTCGAACGCTTGCAGGTACCCAAGCAGCTCCCTTATGACTATCTGGTTCCCCTGGAAGCACCCGACTCCTGCCTTGCACCTGGAGCACAGCAGGCCCCTTACCTCCCGAGTAGCGGGGTCGTGGTCCACGTGCGACGCCCTGCGGTCTCCGTGGGGGATAGGCTCGTGGCATACGGCGCACCTCCTCCTCTGCGCCTCCCAGAGGGCCAGCAGCTCGCTGTCGGCCATGCCCTGGCGGTACTTCCGGGTATAGGCGGTGCCCTGCTTCCTGGAGCATTCCCGGCAGCGGCTCCTCCTGCCGCTCGGGTGGTAGGATGACCCTCCGAACCTGCCCAGGTCCAGCCACGCCCGGCATCCGGGGCACCACTTCTCCCTGTCCGTATAGAGGCGCTTCCTCATGCTAATGCATCCGGAAGTCAGTTTGCCTTGCAGGGGCACCGGGCAGCTAATCTGGCAGGGGGGGCTGAATGTTCAGTCTACCGGCCCCCTATTTAGAGGCATGCCCCGCTAGGGCACAGGAGAGGATTGACATGGCACTAAGCATCTTGCAGTTTGCACGCAACTACACCGTATACCCCGAGGTCCCGCTCCAGGTATCCCTTCCCAGTCCCACGACTGCCAAGAGCCTCCTGGCGCTGCTGGTCTTCGGACACCGCACCAACTATGGCTTCAACATCGGAAGGGAGAGCGCAGAGACAGTGGCCCCCGTCATCACCGACGACAAGGCCAACACCTGGACCCTCCTTGAGTACATCCTCAACATCGCACAGGACTACGGAACCAGCCCGCCTGTCATCTCTCCTGACGCCTCTGGGAACTTCCCGAGCGTCTACCTGTACGTGGCCCCGTCCAGCGGCAGCCTCAAGAGCGGCGGCGTCACTGCCTGGGTCACCGACGCCGGGCTGAGCAACGCCAGCGTCTCCCCGCCCATAGAGTACGGGAGGCCCGTCTTCGACAGCGGCATCAGGGCGGTCCTCCTGGAGTGCGCAGGCACCACGGGGGCACCGGGCACGCAGACGGCGGTGGACGTCCACGGCAACACCATCACCGCCAATGCCAAGCTGGGCTACCAGCTCATCAACCCCAGCAACAACAACGAGCTTATCATCGAGGCGGGGGCGCTCATCGACAGCTCCGCCCTGGGCCTGGGCACGGGGGCCAGCTACGTCACCTCCGCCTCCTACCCGGCAGGAAGCTCCTACTGGCTCGTCCAGCAGACCCTACAGGGGACCAAGGCCAAGAGCGCCGGGTTCTCCAACCCCATAGGGTACATGGGCGCAGCAGCCGCCGTGGCGCTGAGCTAGGGCCCGGCAAGCATACACGGGGAGGGCACGGCCGCAGGACCGTGCCCTCCTGCTATATCCGTATGTCCCCCCGTGTTTTCTGGTATTTATCCGTATGAGGCTTGTAGAACGTCTTCCGGATACACTCCCCCTTAATACTAAACATACACCAAAATTACCAACAGGACTGCTAAAATCCTCCTGCATAGGGCATGGCCCCGGTGCGGCAGCCGGGCATAGGCCAGCATAATATAGGCTTGGCCAGGGAGCTAGGATGGAGTCAACACCCTACATGAACTCGGTGACCTCTGCCCGTGCCCTCCTCCTGGGGGAGGAAGAGGCGCTGGTAGGTGCCACCACCATAAGCCTGGAGACCCAGCAGGACCTCCAGGAGGACGACGTCTTCACCTACATCCAGGAGAACTTCGTGTCCTTCATAAGGATGCTGAGGTACCTGTCCCCCGAGGACCAGGACATGCTCCTGTCCTACTACCTCCTGGGGAAGACCCAGACCACGCTCGCCTCCATATTTAGGAGCACCCAGACGGTCTGCTCCTTCCGCATCAGGATGGCGGTGCGGGTTATCGGGGCCTTCCTGCTCTTCGGCGAGCCTACCGTGGAGGTGCTGGCCAGGGTGCTGGGCAAGGCCGGGCTGGAGGAATCGCTCAAGGGGGGCCTGTCCAGGGCGGTAATAGAGTATGCGAGGTGCCGCTCCTTCCAGGAGGTGGCCGACGTCCTGGGGCTGCACCGGCCGGACGTGCGCCGGGCGATGAGCCGGGCGGCACGGGCGCTCATGGGTTCCAAGGACAGCCGGGAGGCCGCCTTGGCGGCATGGATACACTCCCTGGTGGACAAGTCCAACCCCGTGGGCCCCGGCTACAGCAAGCGGAAGATGCAGAAGGAGGGGCATATCTACCGCAAGGACCCCGACATCCTGGGGGAGTTCTCCGCCAGGATAGAGGACCCCGCCTTCGACTCCCTGTTCGTTTCGAGGGCAAACAGGTAAAGGAGGGGCAATGGCCGCCGTGTGGAAGAGGTCGAGGTCGTCGGGCGGGGCAGATTACTGGGTGTCCAGCTTCTCCCCCAGGCTCGGCCTCAGGGAGAGGATAAGGGGTACCGTGGAGGGGCCTCTCAAGGCGGTGTGGATAGCCTCCCTGGCCCTCCTCATCGCCGACTCCCTGGACGTGCTGTCCTCCTGGCTCGCCGACAGGTACGTCCCTATCTGGCAGGAGGGCAACTTCATCGCCCGCATCCCCCTGGTCCACAGGCTCATGCCTGGGGCGCTGCTCGCCGCCAAGGGGGAGGAGTACGTCCTCCTGGCCTGCTTCCTGCTCCTCCTCTACAGGGCGCTGCGCACCCGCCTGGACGCCGGTGCCTCCGCCCTCCTGGCGTCCCTGCCCATATGGCTGTCGGCGTGGATGTCGGCCTATGCTGCCTACGGCAACATATGCTTCACCGTCTCCTGGTTCGGGTGGATGCGGCACTACGAGGTCCTGTACCTGCTGGAGTCGCTCGTCCGGCGCTAGCCAGTATTACCCCCTATGGGCCTCAGGCACGGCAGCCTCTTCAGCGGCATCGGGATGATTGACTACGGCCTGGAGCTTGCGGGCTTCAGGACCGCATGGCAGGTAGAGATAGACCCCTACTGCCAGGCGGTGCTGCGCAAGCACTGGCCGGGGGTCCCCCTCTACGGGGACGTGAAGGAGTGCGGGAGTGGGAGAGAGCACGAGCTTGAGCGGGTTGACCTCGTCAGCGGGGGGTTCCCCTGCACAGACATCAGTATCGCCGGTCACGGGCCGGGAATCGGCACCCCCGACAACCCGACGAAGAGAAGTGGCCTCTGGTACGAGTTCCACCGAATCGTGCGGGAGATGCGCCCTAGGTGGGCAGTCATTGAAAACGTGGCTAGACTCCTGCATACGGACGATGGTGCCGGGGTCATCTTTGACATGGAGAAGGAGGGATATGCGTGCTGGCCCTTCCTACTGGGAAGCCATGTCATCGGAGCGCCCCACGAGAGGCGGAGGGCTTGGATTGTCTGCCGTGACAACCACTCCCACGGCGACTGCGATACTGGTGCAGGAGTGGGACAGGGGCAGCTTCCCGATAACCTCCGGCGGGCGTTTGAGGAAGCGGTCGAAAAGGAACATCACTGGAAGTGCGAACTGGCCGCAGGAGATGATGGCACGCATGGTCCTCCAGAGGAACCCGAGCCTGCTGCCTACAGCCGAGGCGTGCGAAGAGTTCATGATGATTCCCACTGGGTGGACCGACTTAGGTGCTGCGGGAACAGCGTCATATGGTTCTTCCCCGCAGTCATCGGAGCCTACATCGCCCAGGCCGGGGAAGGAGGGGAAGATGGAGACAGAGGAGACTAGGACGGGGGCAGAGGCAGGGGGGCAGGCAGCGCCGCCTGCGCCGGCCGGGCAGGCCCAGGCAGTGCCCAGGGCCAGGAGGCCGAGGGCCAAGGGGGAGTGGGCCTTCATCTCCAAGCGGGTCCTTGCCCGCCTCGACAGGCAGCCCAGCAACCTCCAGTCGTTGGAGAAACGGCTGGTGGAGGTAAAGCATATAGTCAAGGAGGGGCTGACCGAGCAGGCGGAGCTGGAGGAGGCTATCGCAGCTTTCAAGGGCGTGCGTGCCAAGGGCGGCCCCCAGCCACCTGAGAGGCGGCCGGCAAAGGCCAAGACCCTGTCCTAGGGGCATAGTGAGAGTCTACTACAACGACAACGACAAGTTCTGCTGCGGGTGGGTGGAAAAGCTCATCGAGGCAGGGCTTGTCCCCCCTGGGGACATCGACGACAGGAGCATATGCGATATAGGGCCCGAAGAGGTCAGGAGGTACGACCAGTGCCACTTCTTCAACGGGATTGGGGGATGGCCCCTGGCCCTCCTCCAGGCAGGGTGGGGGGACAGGCCCGTATGGACAGGCTCGTGCCCGTGCCAGCCGTTCAGCTCGGCAGGGAGGAAGGAGGGGGTCAAGGATGAAAGGCACCTCTGGCCAGCCTTCTTCGGCCTCATCCAGGAGTGCCGCCCTCCAGTCGTGCTTGGAGAGCAGGTTGCGACAGCGGTTGGAAGGGGCTGGCTCGACATTGTACTCGGAGACCTGGAGGCGGAAGGCTACGCCTGCGGGGCGACCGTACTTGGCGCACACAGCGTCGGCGGCCCCCACATCAGGCAGCGGATATACTGGTGGGGCGACAGGGATTTCAGGGTACCCTACCCCGCAGGCACGGGACTACAAGGGCCCGCAGGGGAGGGCCTACGAGACCAAGCGTGCGACCTGCTCGACGACGAGCAGGGTGGTCGGGAAGAAGAAGCAGCAGGCGCTCGACCTCCCGGCAGTGGCGCTGATGGTGGAGGGAGTGGGGCAGCGCTTCCCGGAGGCAAGGGTTTCTGGAAGGGCTGGGAATGGCTTCTGTTCCGTGACGGCACGAGGCGTCCAGTTGAACCCGGCGCTTTCCCGCTGGCTCATGGGGTTCCCCAGGGAGTGGGACGACTGCGTGGCTACGGTAACGCTCTCTGCGTCCCGACCGCCAAGGCGTTCATAGGGTCCTACATGGAGGCCGTCAGCCCAGCAGTTCCCTGAACTTGTCGGGCAGCCTGCCCGCCAGGCCCTCGTCGAAGTCCTGTAGGTACTCGGGGGGCACCCTGCCCCTTATCCGCCCCACGTCCTGCGGCTGGTCCCAGTAGCGGAACCCTGCGTCCATGAGCTGGTAGAACAGGTCCTTGCGGTGGCCCTTCATGCGGATTACGTCGGTGTCGTCCTGCCCGTAGTTCGGCCCGAACTCCTCCATCCCCAGGGCGACGAGGAGGCCCGGCATGTCCACCCCTGCCTCTGGGCATACCTTGATGTTCACCTCGTAGGAACCCCAGCTCTCCTCCGACTTCCTGCTTATCACCCCGTCCCCCTTGGCCTGGGGTTCTTCCATGAAGCCCTCGTAGGTCTGTGGCATCTTGTAGTCCTGCGCTGTCTCTATCTCGGCCCTGGTCTTTTCCCAGTCCTTGGGGGTCTCCCAGACCCGCAGGTACAGGACCCCGTCCCTTGCCATCCAGCCGTACAGCCAGTCCAGCATGCCGGGCTTGAAGGCGACCTGGTTGTACGTCCTGCCGCCCAGGTACAGGGAGTACCGTGTCCGCTCTTTCTTGGGCCTGGGGTTCCTGTGCTCGGCGGCTCTCTCGGCGGCCCTCTCGGCCGCTTCCCTCCTGGCCTCGGCCTCCTCGGCTTCCTTCTCGGCCTTCTCGGCCGCTGCCTTCCTGGCCTCGGCCCAGTGCTCCGGGCTGACGTAGGGTAGGCCCGATGCCTCTAGCTCCGCCCATGCCCTGCGCCGTGCCTCACGCTCGGCCCTCCTGGTCTCGAAGCCCTTCCAGAACTCCTCGCTCCGGGCTATAAGCTCGGAGAGTTCCGTGCCGCAGTTTTCCATGCTCCCTCCATGCCTATAGTATACACCGAGAAACACCAGGATACAGGGGGAAGTTGGGGCGTTCCCCTAGTAGTTCTTCCAGAGGCACTCCACCTCGTCGGTATTGCTGAGCTTGTTCCGCTTCGGCACCCTGAGGAACGGCTCCCCGAGCGCCTCCAGGTAGGTCCTGTGCCCGTACTCGCTCAGCAGCCAGCGGAACCTGGCGCTCTTGAGCATGCCAATCATGCCGTCGTAGTCGAACCTGCCCTTCCTCCTCCCGTAGCTCCTTACGCTGCAATCCCGGTAGGGGGGGTCTAGGTAGACGAAGCTGTCCGGGCCGAGCTGCTCAAGGTGCAGGTCGTGCCAGTCGAGGGCGGTGACCACCACCCCCGTCCTCTCCATTATCTCGTAGCACTGCCGGACCTTCTCCCTGTATGTGCCAGGGAGCAGCGGCTTACGCACCGGCCCCGAATCCCCGTAGGTCCCGGCATGCGAGCAGACATAGGGTTCAAGGATTGCCGCCCTCAGGGTGATGTGGCCATGGAGCTTCTTGTACTCCATGTACCTTCCGTACTCTCCGGGGAGGTCCCTCGGCAGCCTTACCCTCCCCCCGGACCTCCGGATGGCCTCGAAGAGCGGGGCGGTGGCTATGTCGTTGACATGATACTCCTCGAACTTCCACGGGGCGAGGGTACCCACGGCCCACAGGACGTTCCCCCGCCCTGCGAACGGCTCCGTGTAGGTCCTGGCACAGGGCATCTGGTCCACCAGCACCCTGGCCATGCCTGTCTTGCTGCCCGCATAGGGGAGGTTCGGAAGCCTCATCGCCTTCCCCCTGCCAAAACGTCATGCTCCCATAACACCACCACCCTCCAGCCCTTGGCCTCCAGGGCTAGCCTGGTAGCCTCGTCACGCTGGCGGTTCCGCCCTATCTTGGCCGCCCAGTACTCCGGCCTGGACCTCGGGAGCTTGAAGTGGAGGGGGCAGCCGTGCCAGAAGCATCCGTGGACGAACACGGCTACCCTCTTCGACTTGTTGAGTCAGTCAGGCCCTCTCCCCCTGCTGTGCCTCAGGCGGCAGCCTGCGGCGGCCTCCGCAGCCTTTCGGGCAGAGGCCTCCAGCTTGGAGACGGACCTGAACTGCCTCATGTCCAGGCTCACGCCGGTACCTCGTCCTCCCCCGTAACCTTTGGCAGGGCGGCCATCACCCGCAGCCGCATGTAGCCTACGAAGTGCTCCTCGGCGTTCTCGTGCGGGGGGGGGGGGGGGGGGGGGCGGGGCGGGCGACCGCCCCGCGCTCTCCCTCGGCCCCCCCCCCCCGGCCCCCCGGCGCGCCCCTTCCCCCCCC